ATATTTTTTACAGAATCTATGCCATTTACACAAATATCTGTTCTTAGGTTTTCCATGTCGTATAGGTAAACCAAGTACACATAGTCTAATCCAGGCATATTTATATCTTCTGTGTAAACACCTATAAAGTCATCTGTCAATACATCTTTCGGCTTTATATTATCATCTATTAAAGGAATTATAATTTTTTCAAATGTGCTCATAGGTTCAATGACTCTGAGCCATTACCTTCATAATATTCTCTACTATGATCCCACTTACTATTTGCTTGGTGCCAAGCAATATCCATCAACACATCCTGTATGACATAGTTGCGGCTTTGCACCATGAACTCTTCAATACGGAATACACGTATTTCATACGATCCAGTAGTATCGATTCCAATGATATAATATTCGAATGCCCAATCGTTTATATTTTCGTTGCATTCGTTTTTGAGATACCATTTTACAGCCATTGTATAATACGCAAGCTGCCTACAATAATCGTACATCTCTATACTATCCTCAAAATGCCACAACTTTTGTGTAGTCTTTAAGTCGTATATGATAGCTTTCTTATTCTTAAAATCAAGAGTAAGACCATCTAATAGAGACTTGCATGCCACTTGAAGTAATTCTGGAGGATTTGAATCTCCAGAACGTTCAAGTAACATTTCCCACTCCCAGTTTATATGAAATTCGTGCCAAAGCGCCATTTCATCTCCTGGCATTATTGGTGAATCTGCTGGGTATTCTCCATATCCAACAAACCATATTATTTTGCTAGCAAGCTTATGGGATTGGATGTTATGCTTAATTTTCTCAAGCATTTTAACATCCCAAGGACTAATCATAATCCTTCCATCATTTGCTTTCAGGAAGTCTATGTAATCCTTCAATGTAGAGGCTATTTTAAGGCCCTCTGACAGCATTTTGTCATCCGACTTTCCTGCTGTGCTATACGCCTGTTTATAGGCGTCCAGAATGGCTCTATTTGGCTCTATTTCTGTTGAAAATGCTAATGCCTGACAGAACTTCTCCTGTTGTGCAGAAGTAGGTCTACTTTTGTTCCATACTACATAGTCTTTTTGGAACTCTTCGGGCTGGAGAATGTATTCGTGAATCATAGATCCACGATCCATCGCAGTAGATTTCTCTCCTTCGATTTCTCCTTTAAGCATCTTATAAAAATAGGCTGGCCCTTTGTTTAAGAACCAGCCTATAGACGAGTTACTCACACGTGTGTGGTCCTCGTAGTATGGTATGGAAATATCCATCACTTCTTTTCAACGTTAAGGTCTTTAACAATATCTTTAAATGATTCATCGGGGTAGTTTTTCAACTCCTCTGCAAACACTATGACATTGTCATAAGATGCCACTTCTAATGCGTCGTGTATGTATGCTGCAGCATCCTTGGCTTTATTTTTATCGCCAATTATACTGCAAATTACATTTTCGATTACATTAACGTTAAGACTGTTAAATGTTTTCTTATAACGAATACGAGAACAACGATCGTTGAGATACTCATCAATCTCGTCCTCATCGTTACAAGTACAGATAACAAGCTTCTTTCCTGTAGGTTTTACACCATCAAGGAATCCAAGAAGATAACGTGTATTCCAGTATTTGTCAATTTCGTCAAATATAACACACACAGGAGTAAAAATTCTTGAAAAGAACAGCTCAATACAACCAGCAGAAACATCTTTATCTACTACTATAATAGGTAAACCTGACTCGACTGCAATTTTCTTTGCCATCAATGTTTTACCAGATCCTTTCAAACCACTTAATAGAACACCTGTTGTAAGTTTTTCGGTATTATTAAACGTAGTTATACATTTATTTATAAACTTTGGATCTTCTTCATAATAAGTAGATGGAAACTCAAAATCTTTATCTTCCTCTAAGTATACACTATCACCATATTTGTCTTGTTTCATGGTGTATACCTTATTGGGTGTGAGATTATAATCTGTTCCTTCTGGCTTCGGAAGTATGTGTCCGTTATAATTGACAAACTGCGCGTTATTATTTTCCATGTTTTCTCTGACTTAAAAGTTCTTGGATCATGTTATCTACATCTTTATGATTTCTCACAAGATATAGTTTTATCTTTGCGTGATGCTTATACAAATAATATTTGAAAAGCTTCCAACGTAAAGGAAATGAGTCTCCCATAAGACCTTTACATTCTACTATAAAACCTCGTCCTACGAAGTCTGGTAGATATGTAATAGGTCTTATTTTTTGACCTAAAAATTCGAACGATTTGAGTAGAGTAAAATGCTTTGGCTCATATTTAACAGGAATTCCTGCTTTCATAAAAGCTTCATACGTATAGAGTTCGAGTTTACTCCTAAAATGGAGTCCATACGCATCGACTGCTGTCGCATTCTTGACCCTACCTTTAGTTGTCATAGACGAATGTTACGGTACTTTTATCGATTTTCTTAGTCTCTGACTTTTCTTTCTTGGTTTTATAAATAACAAAACCAATTGGATCCACCTGAAGATTTTTACATGTCTCTTTAAATGCTTTAACTGTAAGCCAGAGACCTACTGCAACTCCAGATATACCGCCTAAAAAGGCACCTGCAATTATTTCAAACATATCTTTCTACTGTTTTAGTTAACCATTCTTTTACAGCAAAGAACCCGTTATCTCGAACAGCATCAGATATGTCCTTTGCTTTAAACTTTTTGTGAACGAATATAGCATCTATTTTATATTGTTTACTATACTCTCGAGCTGTTTTCATTCCCGTTTTATCTCGATCGTATATTATAACAACATGCTTCCACTTTTTTCTTAGCGACTGAAGTATATCTTCGGGTATAAACGTAGTTTCACTCGAAGCTGCTATAGCACTAAACCCCATCTCATAAAGACACATCACATCCTTTAAGGATTTTGTTATGATGAGGAGATTACCACCCTCTTGTGGCAATTCGGCTAACCCCTGAACATACCGATTTGTCAGATTGGTACGCCATTTAGTATACTTTGAGGCTAAAGGTCTATAAATCTTAAACCTGTCATAGACCTTATAGGCATACATAGGATTATCTTCTTTGTAGGTTCCTCTGACGACTCTATTACAAAGAAAGTGTTTAATGCTAAATACATTGAATTTCTTCAACGTATCAATAGAGATATGGAATTGCTTCCAATATTGTCTGTCTACTGTTGTGAACGGCTGACGAACAATCCCTATATCTTTTACACCAGAACCCACAGGTTTTGAGTAATTGTTTGTTCTTACTTCAAGATTTGGGTTCGTTCTTCTTATGATTTTTAGAAGTTCTCTTTCGAGCTCTTCTCTGGTCTGTATCCCTCGATACATTTTTAAGAACTTCAAAGCGTTTCCTGCTTCTCCAGTTCCGTGATCTTTGAACAGCAATGCTCCAGTTTTACTTGGAAATATAGCAAAAGATGGTATCTTGTCGCTATTTCTCAACGGGCTGTTCATGAGCTTTCCTGGCTTAAATTCGCCAAGATAGTAAGAATAGATAGTATAGTCGTCCAACTTATCCAATAAGTCTTTAAGACTCATTGTAATCGCTGTTTTTGTACTATACATGGCTTATAAGCTCTTTTGTATTGCGCGATCTGAAGGATTCGAACCCCCGACTACTGGTTTTGGAGACCAGCGTTCTACCAACTGAACTAAGACCGCAAATTGGGGCTAACCGGAAGTTAGCCTCCACCACTGACCTTTTCCCACGGTAGTCAGCACCATCTTGTTTGACTTTTTAACTTAACTGACCATTATTTTTTAGAATATCAAAATCCTGCAATACCGCTATTGCAGGATCATTCAAAAAGGGAGGTCGTCAGCACCTGTTGAAGTCTCAGTTACCGGAGCAGCTGTTACACCGAGCGGATCTGTAGCAGGTTCAACATCTGCCACAATAGGACGCTCCAGAAGATCATTCTTCCAAAGCTTAATCTGAGACTGTTCTACACTCATAGGTTCAACAAAAATACCAAGAGAGCTTACTTTCGTATAACCCTTCTTATCGTAAACAACCTTAAGACGTAAAGGAGTATGATCAGCTATTAGCTGTTGCTTCACCCAATTGATCATTTCTACGAATGAAGAACCTTCAAAATCTTTATGTCCTCCATTGCACGCATCTATCACTTGTAGAATACGACCGAACTGTTGATTATCCCGATTCTGAAGTTCTTCATCGGTTTTAATCCACATATTCTTTTCGTTCTTCCACTCAGTCATAGTTGCCGTTTGACCCTGTTCATTCTCAAAGATAATCTCCAAGAAGTCACGACCGTTCGGTGTCTTGTTTACGTTCACCTCTTTCAAGGTTACATTTTCGTTGATGCCTACAGGCATATATGAGCTATTAAACTCTGTATTGTTTGTTGTTGCTGTTTTTGTACTATACATAATTTCTTCCTTCTGACTTATAGTTCTTAAAAATTCTCTGTTTAATTCCTATAATATTCTATCTGATACAAACGTACCAGGCATCCATTGTAGTTCGATCATTTTTATTCAGGTTTATAAACACGATCCCAATAGGTTGTTATCGTTCCGTCTTCATTTCCCGTAGAAATGATAATATCTCTTCCCGCAAGATGTTTCGCTCTTGCTTCGAGTACTGAGTCCCCATCGCCACCTTTAAACGAGATATGAGTTTCATTTTCCTTTCGGTAAACGTATCCGACAGCATCTGCGAGTCCGCATATAATTCTTCCGAGTTTTCCAACGAGATCAATTTCTTTCGCGTTGACTTCTTGTCCATCCTTATCTGTAATAGAATCTTTAACGTGTCCTATCAGAATAAATTCGTCGCAAAGGTCTTTGAACATATCAATGACCTTTTTAACGGCATCTCGTAAATACTTGTATCCAGCTCCTCTGGCCAATGTGGTAACGTCTGTTCCTTTCCAGTTTCGGCCAAGCTCTGTCTGCCTGTATAAAGTGCAAGCATAAGACATGCAAATATCTTCAAGACGTGTTGCGTTGTCTATTGTAATGTGCTTATAGAAATTATGCCCTACTTCTTCGTTCTTAGCTCGTATGGCTTGTGCAATTTCTCCAAGATCATTAATTGTTCTAGCTTGTACAGCAAGAGCATCAATGAACTTAGATCCGCCTTCGAGGTCCACAATAAGGTTATTCTCTAATTGTGCTACAGCACTGGTCTTTCCTGATTTAGGCAAGCCATAAATTACTAAATATTGGGGATTAGTAGAAGTTGCAGGAACTTTTTGTGTAGGTAGTGTTATCATGTGACTTATAGTTCTTATGATTTATTAAAGAAGATTTATCTCAATATCACCTATACCAAAAGTATAAATGTTGATGATGGTCTTCTTTGTCTTCTTTGTCAGACTGTTCAAGAACGAAAAATCAGCAAACTTCGTATACTTGAAGGTATCAAAACCAATCTGCACCTCATCATCGTAGAACACAATGGGGGTACCATCTGACAATGTATACATCTTACCAATGATATAAGGAAGATTATAAGTCTTCTTATACTTCTTGTAGTTGGCAAGGAAGGTAGCAGCCTTAGTGAATTCATCACTAACCTTCAGTGTGCTACCAGTAAGGATGATAGGATCGTTACCTATCAACGAATCAATAATATAATCGTCGTCCTTCTTATTATTGAACAAATACGAATTCTTATTAATTATATCAGTAGTAATAATGTCATCGAGAATCGAAGAATAGTTTGTAGGCTTAGTTGAGCCCAGAAAAATACTACTGTTATTATTATCCTTACTATAAAAGTTATATGTCGTAATCATGTTATTCAGCCTTGTTTTTAGTTAATACTTTCATCTGAGCATTAACATTCGATCAGATTATTGTACATCAGGTCATTCTCGAATTCAAGTATACAAGGTTTTCCAGCATCTCTATTTTTTAGCATATGCATATACACCTTGTTGTTAGTAGGTAAGCGGTTTGGGCCATATTCCTGAATGTTCAATATCTCTGGTCTATGCATAACAAGCACGTAATCACTTGCTTGAAACATCGCATCAGATGAGGAAAGATCACTCCTCATTGGGTAATGACTCAATGGGTTGTTAATCCTTTCTGAAGATTCAATATTTCTATTCATTTGTGCAATCTGTATAATCGAAGTGAACGGGTACTTTTTTGCTTGTATAAATACGCGTTCAAGTTCGCTTGTAGTTTCTATTACAGAACCTACCTGTTTTGTTAATAATGTATGGTCATACACAATTACAAAATGTTTACCAGTATCTTTTACATACTGATTATAGAAATCTTTTATAGTCTGTTCTACTTGCGTAGGTGTCCCAGGATTATCTACAAAGTAGATTGGGTACTCCTTTAGCTGATTAGATACTGCAATGACTTTTCTGAAGGTTTCGTCATCAAGGTCCGTTTCCGAACTATACAAGGTAGAAGTTGTTTTACGAAGTTTATTCGAAAGCGTTCTTCCAACTTGCCTAAATCCAACCATCTCTAAAGAGAAATTTAAAACAACTATATCTTCAGTTGGGTTCAAATCAATTATATCGGTAACTAAGCAGTTTACCCAACTACTCTTACCTGTTCCAGATATGCCAGCTATGGTGTAAACGGTATTTGGTTCAATACCTCCCATACACTGCCTATTGAACTTTTCCCATCTAGTTTTCAGGGATACAATATTGTGTTCCCTTCGTCCTGCTATATAATTTATAGCTTCTTGAGCGACAACGCTCATCGGACGTATATTAGATAAGTTCTGTTCCATAGGAATTTACTGTCTGTGTTTTAGTATCTTGCATCTCGTCTTCAACAGCTTCCCACTGACTTCGCGTTAACCAATTCCACATAGTCATCATATAGCTTAAACTTCCTTCTCGCATCCGTTTAGATACTTCGTAATCTAAGCATTTTATAATATGTTCAGCCATAGCTGAACTTCTTCCGCACTTTGTGTTAAAGAAATGACGACATTTGTTTACATTGGCTCGTAGATAACTCTTAGAGCCATCTGCGCGCATCACGTACACTGGATACATATCATAGAATATATCAAAATAATCTTTGCTCTGGGCTATTGCTACTTTGAGTTTATCCGTTGGTTGATATGTTATTGAGTTGTCTCTCTCGATCGAGGCAACTAGCTGTTGAGAGATTAAATATTGTATTTCGTCGTCGCTGATTAGGCTGACAATCTTGCGGACGTCTTGATATTTTGGTTGATTCTTATCCAATACAATACTTAAGAACAATAATTGATTTGAATTTAAATCTGGAAATGCATCCAGAAGTTTTGTGTTTACTTCAATAATCATCTTACTGACTCTAGGTTCTCAAGTGGTTACTAAAATAATGATAGCTGTTGTTCAGTAAAGTCCGCTATCACTTTTTTGGCTTCACTGATATAGTAACGATAGTTAATCTTTCGATCTTCTATCGGGAGATCATCAAACTTATTCAGGATTGTTACTCCTGATTTAGTTAACATATTGGTTTTATCTCTATTACCGTCTGGATCGATCTTGAATAGATATTCACCATTTGTGCTTGCATAAAATCTATTGATACGTTGTATAGGTTTATCTCCATGTACAACTTTAAATTTCTTATCTACTGCTTGTGACATTAAGAAATCACGGATATCTTTATCCTTCTCAATAAATTCTGTCACGGGCGTTCCCTGTGTAAAGTATGCTATTATAGCTTTTGGTATTACTACCGGAGCCAAACCTTTGCCTAACTTGGTCTTGGTTATAAACATACCTTTTTCTTCTATCTCTCCACCTTTCAAGACACCAAAGTAGTCATTGATAGCGTATTGATAGAATGCTTCATACTCGTCAGACTCAAATTCAAGTCGGGTGATTCGTTCCACTTCAGAGATAGCTTCCTGAATTCTTTCTCTAAGCGTGTTTTTAGCCTTATAGACAACGCCATCTGTGTTGACCTGAATGATTTCACATCCTAAGTCTAAAAGCCTGTCTACGAGCATTAAAAGAATCAGTTGACCGTTTATTCTGATCTTAAAAACGTTGAACGGATCATACATCCAACTGACCTCCTGTTGCATCTTGCCTGTAGGAGAGTTAAGCACGATCTTTAGAAACAGATTCTTAACTTTTTGTCCTGTATGTTTTGCTTCCAAACGCTCAGCTTTAAGCCCAGCAAATAGGTCGCAAAATAATTTTCCCAAGTGTCGAGGACCCCATTGGTACTCTATTAATAGAGAAGGGTACATGGACGCCACATCCGCATGCCCTATGAACTCGTCTTCACCTGGACGGAATATTTTTGGAGTATGTATAGAATGGATTCCACCAACTCCAACTGAATATACCACATTTGAGATAACAAACTTATTCTCATAGCCTTTGCGTTCTTTTGAATACACGATCTGTTTCTTCATGTCTTCAAGAACGTCTTGTAACTTTGGGTTTTTGTATTGTATAAATGGCAAAATAACATCTTTTAACGGAATATAATCCATTGGAGATCTCATTTCCTTTATAACATTTTTAGGAATACCTGACTTCTGCGAATATTTTTCGAGTAGAAAGGTCTCTGCCATTTTCACACTATCCATAGATAGACAGTCAATACCGTGTTCTTTTTCTATAAACAAACGTAGTTCAACTTGGTCTTTCAACCGGCTTAAAAGCTCAGTAGTCGATTCTACATCATTTATATTGTATGCAATCATTTCGTCAATCTTATCTAATGGAAGATTTTGATCGAAATCCCCATCATACTCTTGTACGTTTTTGTAATGCATTGTTACCTGCATAGTTTTTAATCCAACGCGCAACTTTTGACTAAATTGCATTGTAAGAAGGTCCATAGATTTGAAATAATGTGCATATTTCCATCTTTTGAGCCGTTCTCTGCTTCCCTCTTCGTCTTTCACAATGTACGAAGAAAGATTAAAAAGTGACTGACAGATCCTCCAATAAGGCAGATCTGTCAGTTTATCTTTAAAATCAATGATATAGTTGATGATAACATCATCGTAATGATGATTATTGTAGCCAACAAATATTTTGTTATCACCTTCCGTAAACAACTGGATCAAGTCTCTAATGTCGTTTTTTCTTTCAGAAATCTCAATACAAGTACGCGTTTTGAGTTCTGTATCATATAGTACTGCGTGGAATACGTTTGGGAAGACTTCTATATCGTACACTACTGCACGGTCGCTTCGTATCCACATGACTCTAAGGTTCTTTAGTTAATACTAGTGGGAAGCGAGGAATCGAACCTCGCATAGATTATGCTGTTTGTCGCATGTCTATTACCATATTCCCTGCTGCATTATGCAGCTTTTGGTAGGAGTATCCTACCTTTTTGACGTTTGTGGTCTTTTAAATTAGTACAAATGAGATTCTTATGTTTTATCTTTGTTTCGTTTGTTTTCTTTTGTGCTATTTTGAGCAGTTTTGATTTCTTAGAATCTAAGTCATTTATATGATGACCTTCGTTTCCTAAATCTTTTATAACGGCTACATTTTCTTCTACAAACTTGTTTTCGGATTTTTGGAACCGCCCCGTAAGCGGTAATTTGTCATACACAGAGACGACGAAATCTCTGATACGTTCTATTGCAAGCTCTCGCTCCGCCTTCCACGGCACTAAGTATTCTTGCTCAAACAAATCCTGCTGTCCATCATTTTGCTTGATTGGACACGGATTCTTTTTCTCCCACTTAGCAATTTTATGCTGTACCATCTGTTCCATATACCATGCCCTTCCTTTCGGATGAAAAGTATGGTCAGGAAAAGCATCATAATCGGAAGGATGAGTTACTATCTTACGAATAGTACCATCATCTTTATAATACTTTTTCTTATACTTTTTACGAAGAGTTTTAGGCTGCGGATATTCTTCTTCAGGAATATCCCATTCACCTGTACCATGCCTTTCTATATTAGGAACTGTACAGTTCTTAACGGTATATTGCCTACTATAGGCTGCAAGTTGCGCTACTTTTCTTCTACGCACCTCTTTTGCTCGTTCTCTACGGTTCTTCATGGTTATGCAGCAATGTTAAGTTCCGTTTGAACTGGTTTTTGAGCCTTCTGAGCGCGTTTAGCACGCTCTTTGGCATTACTCTCCGCACACTTCTTTTCAAGCTCTCTACGGCGTTCTATTTTTGCTAAATGCTTAATCACCTTGCGAGCTCTTTTGTTTGTTTTCGATTCGAAAGAAGTTAATTGATTATGCTTAGCACGTACTTCCTTCGACTTTTCTTCTTTGGACGCACTTGCAGCTTTTCTTTCTTTTATCCATGCCTCTATCTTTTTGGCCAGATCCGGATTGTGGCGCTTTATTCTTTCACTCACACCACCTTTACGAAGAGCGGCATAATATGGGCGCATGTTAATCTTGTTCGCATTTGCCTCTTTACGTGCTGTTTTTGCCTTCGCCTTTACTTCTGCAGTATTGTTCGTTGGCTTTTTGGGAGTCTTCTTTTCCTTCTTCAGGCGAGCGCTTTCTGTTTCATTAGTATGCTTTTCCGGCTTTGTGACAGAAACTCTACCAAGTATGCTAAGTTTTTCTACTACGTCATCTACATGATACTTATCGCTAAGTATCCATATAGAATTTGTACGTCCAGCCATAAAGTGCAGCTTTTGATCGTCCACATACTTACGTGCAGCTTCATAACCACGCAAGATGTTTGGAACCTCTACTGTTTCTACAGACACTACCTTATGGTGTTCATCGCGCTTACGCACAGTTTTAGTCTTTGTTCCATCTTGAATAGTGTATGCACCATTCAAAAGTACAAGTACCATTCGGTTGTCTTCTTGTGCAAACATCTCTTCTATGAGTTCTTGTTTCATTCCAAGCTTCAACATAGAACGCTGGCGACGTGCACGAGAGCGTATCTCAGCTTGTTTCCTAAGGCTGAGTTGCTTATTTTTAGTACTTGTTGTATTCTTAACAACGTTATTCTCTGCCTTTTTTGCAGGTGCAGGTGTGGCAGTACCTGGTGTATATTTTCCTTTCTTAAGGAGTTTTGTCTTACTAGTCATTTTGATAATGATTTAAAAGTTAATACTATGCTGCTACTTTATAACGCAACGTTTTACTATCCCACGTATGCTTCACACCGTTTATTCTTACGGTGGTTGCTTTTACGCGTGCAGGTTCTTTACGAACTTGCTGTTTTACTTCGGGTTCTTGCTTAGTTGCAATTACCGGTGCACTCTTGATCTTTTTTGTAGACTTACGGCGACGTTCTATCGAAGAAGATTTATCAACTTCTCTCCAGTCTTTCTTCTGTTTCTTTGGGTAGACTGGGTATTTTGCCTTACGTACTTTCACATAAGTTTGCTTTTCAGCGTCCCAAATACGTTGAAATTTATTTTTGCGTCGCTTTAGGCGTGCTTTTTTGCTATTGTTTGAGTACACCTTTACGATCTTTTCTTCTTTTTCCATTTTGATAACGGTTTTAGAGTGGTTAATTACTTTCGCTTTAAGCGATTTTTCCATGCAAGTAACATTTCAGCTTGCCTAACTTCGAAGTAGCGACGTCTCGCTTCTTCTACTTTTTCTTTACAGAATTTTTCGAAATTATTCATGTGATCAGCTAGGGAACGATCCTAGTACATACCTACATATCTGATCTATACTATTTTTACGCTGTGAGATCTTCCTTGAACTCATCAGAAATAGAAGTAATATCAATTTCTGTTTCGTTATTGAACTTTTCCATTGCAGCATCAAACTTATTAGCCTTTAGCTGGAGATCTTTAATCAATGCAGCAATCTTTGCCGATGTAAACACTTCATCCTTACCAATAGCCTTTAGACCTTTCTGAGACTTAGTCTTGGGATCAAGAGTAGGCACCATCTTCAACTGTGCAATAATCTCCTTCATCTCGCATGCCATAAAAATACTATAGTTGTTTGTCTTTTTAAAAGCCTCTTTGTCAAATGTTGTTATACCCATATTAAGGTAAAACAGCATACCTTTAACAAGCACAAGCTTCTCCGCCATCTGAGTTATCTCATTATAGAGAGTCTTCAGATCATGGGTACGGAATCCATTCGATACCTCTTTCTTAGAAAGCAAGTTTGTGGTACGAATGATCTTCCAGTATTTTTTCTTCTTTGCATCAATATCCTTACGAATGTTGATGATTTTACCTGAATTCAGCTTAATTGATTTTGTCATATATAAAACATTTGATTTTAGTTAATACTCAGTTTAAGCGAATTCGAGATACCTACTAGTAATTTACATGGGAATCACACCCGTGTAAATTTAGACTACAAATGAGTCTACGAGAGTTTCATGTCCTGTAGTACTATTGTACTTAAAATGAACATGTGGTGGAATAATGTCGCGTTTTTCTAACGGAATTAGAATTTTACGACCATGTTGCTTTTTCTCCTGTTTCAGAACTTCTACATTTGGATCAAATGTCTGAAGGATTTCGATGTATTCTTTCAATTTCATAGGCTTAAAGAATTATCCTCGGGGAGAGAGTTCCTCGAAACTCTCCCCCCAGTTACCTCGATAACTATATAGGATATATTTGTTTTTTTACAGTTCTTGTTAAAGAATAGTTTTGTTTTTCACTATTGAATTAACACTAGGCGTTTAGATTTCCCTCAGGAGTCTAAACAAGTTGCATCACAACCGATTAGTGCTGTTCGCAAGTTACTCCAACTACTCCCATTTCTAAAACAAGATCTGCTTGTCCTGTTGCGTCAGGAAAGCTAAATGTGCGTCGTTTGTTTCCAATATTAACATTGATTTCGACCGGCGAATTATTTCGGTCACGTACTACAACTCTTTCAGTATCTATCTTCTGGCCAGACTTCCCAGAGCGTCCCTCGGAACGCGACTCGACACCTTTATTGTTACATACATGACGGAAACAATCTACCAATCTTTCAACGACCCAGTTGTACTCCTTCTCACGCTGTGCTTTCTCTAACACTTCCTTACTGAGGCCCTGGAGAAGAGCCTCCTGATTGCCACCTGTAGCTAAGTCCACAAGAGCATCCCATACACAAGTAGCGAATGATTCAAATGTAAGTACAAATTTACATCCTATGAGCTGATTCCAAAACTTATGTTTGGTTTCGCCAAGTATTATACTTCCATCATCCTCAATCGTATAAATTGCATACTGTTTGCCCTCTTTTCCAGCAGCCTTAACTTTATTGGCTATCGTCTCATTTTGCATTAAATAATGCATCAATGAGATTGAATTTGGAGTAAGGGACTTTGTATTCATGATTACTCTTCAGAAGACTTTGTCACAATCACGCCGGTGGCAGTGTGGTTAATTACATCGCTAAGATCTGGACTGATTGCGGAGTCAGTCCACTCCTTGCTTGCGAGCTCAGCCTTCTGCTTGTTCTCAGCAATACCGGCCTGAATATTCTGAATCATCTTGTCGATACGGCCACGAAGCTCCGTAAGGTTACGAACTTCAGCCTCATTGGCATGATTCAGAATCTTAACAAGATTGTCTGCATTGAGGAAGAAGCTGTTATCGTCTCCCTTAAGAGCCTTGGCAACAGCCTCCTGAGTCACGACACCTACACGAATCAAATCATTCGTTATAGGGAGACACAAGTCGTAACCTCCCTTTCCGTCGGGATTTACCAGAACTACTACATCACCGGTGATTTCGTCCTTTACGATCTGAGTACCGGTGATACGATGACTCTTTGCGAGGAACTTACGCGGAGAACGATTCAGGATAAACGCCTGACTTTCACCATTTGCAATGGCCTTCTTGTCGTTCTCAAAACCGTCTTTACCGCCCTGCCATACTTCACGGCCTTCTGCCTTATAAAATTGTGTACCGAGGCGAGAGCCAAACTGACTAATCATTTGGCAATTTTTAGAAATTTTGCTTTCTACATTAACGTCGATCATTTTTTCTTATCCTTTTTGATATCGTGGTTGATCCACCAACGATAAGATTAATTACTGTCCTTCACTTCTGTGGCGGAAGGTGAACCATTTTGTAGATAAAGTCTACAGGCTCTAAGGCTCAACGTAAACTAATCTTATTGTATGAATATTCTTTCGCATCATTTATCCGTGCTTACGAGAGGAATGTTTTTGTTTTCTTTCATTAGTGTTCATTCTGGCTACTTAAACCCTACTCGAGTGTTTAAGGGGGATCCAACGGTAGGATCATCCGTGCCCATCATCAGAAGACTCTTCTAATTTAAGTAAAACTGCAAACTTTGTTGTTGTACATTCAAGTACTTTCATATTGTAATTTTATATTGATTTATACTTCAATATGCACTGAATACTTTCATTTCTTACTAAACCCAGTGTCTTTTTGTCCGTTGGCAGAATTTTGCTTACGCAACTAGTGCTCGTAGGACCCCACAAAATTTTTGTAATATCTTCGCTAGTGTATTTTCCGAACAAAAGTGAATCTACTACTTGTATGTTTTCTGATTATTTATCAAGCCTAACAGCTTACATACAAAACGTGCTTGTTTCCTGTTTCAATAGCTCCAGAACTATTGTTTTACGCGAGGAGTGCGTTTCTTTATCGAACGGTCCTTATGACGTGTCAGTGCGTCGACCCTACGGCTTGTTTTCTTCTTTTGGCAAGTGCTTGCCTCATTTGTTTATAGTGCTCGAATACTGGAGGAATTTCACCTCATACATTTAGATTTATCACCCACTCTTCCTTGCTTACCACAATCCTCAGAGACAGTGAGGCGTGGCGTCTTACGACCCGCATACGATTAATCACTGCGTTTAATTGGCTACGGATTCATACAACCTCGAGATTGTATTAGAGCTGCCTTGCATCGTCAATGTATATAACTTTATACTTTCCACCCATATAGATTTGCTGTCTATATTTCGTTTCGTTTCGTATTCTGTCTATTTGCTTCTCAGAAACGGTTGGCACTCGAACTTCCCGACCTCACCTGCTTCCCATACAACGGGAGCTAAAGTCTTCCACACTTTTTTCTTTTATTACGGCTATCGGGGGACATCAATTTTTGTTAAACATGTTAATTCTCTCTATTTTATTATCGACTTATTTTTGTAAGAAGTATCTAAATTGAAAGTAAGGGTTCGCACGTAGTATATAGATCCAACCTTAGGGACTACGCAGCTAAGTTCTTACAGACAAACCTTCGAACTATTATCCGTCTTTAAATTGATAGCGACATCCAAATATACTGGTGTGTATACTCTTCCGATCGACCACCAAAATTGTGATTGCATCCACAATTAAGATTTTTTGTCTTTCTAGCAGACATACTATAATGTTAGTAGCATTTTCTCTTGCTAACATTTGATTTATCACTCTCATTGCTCGCTTACCAGCATGTTTGTGTTTAGAATAGTCTTTCATCGCGGACTTCACTCGCGCATCCTCCAGTTTAATAGAACCTTCTCAGGAACTCGGGGGCTGCCCTACCCCGGTGGTCATTCTACTTTTATATACCGCATGAACGACAAAGGCCTGGCGGTCACTTTACTTTCACAAGCTCTTTTGAAAATATCCTCGAATCGAACGGCAAGGACTTCAATGCGACGTAGTTACGGTACGCCTCGTGAGTATACCCCTCACGATATAATTCAGCATCCACCTCATTCCCAGACCCTTTCCCAAATACTAATCATTATGTATTTTGTCAAAAGGTTGCTAATTTTCATATCATCTTGCTATCATTTTGTAGTTTTTCGGACTCTTACACAAGACTTGGATTTCTTGAAGCACCATCCTACAGCTATTGTGTTGATACATCCCATCTATTTTTGGCTTTGCGTTACGGTTATACCGCAAAGGATTGCCAGTCCGACAGTCATGCCATGTGCTGTCACGGTAATAATTCTTTTAGGTAAGAATTACTTCTACTCGATTAGCATATAGATGGTTTCAACTCGTGTTTCGTTATTCTACCTCTATGTATCCTTGAATGTAGATCTATCGATACGGTTCAGTTTTGCTCTTCTTGAGACTTATGTGCCTTTTACGATTATTCCACCTCCAGACGGTTCTCGTGGATCGAAGGGTTTGATACATGCACTTTACCCTCTTACTATAAGCTTTTCTACTATGTAGTACGCATAGAACTTACAGCATTTCATCCTACCTTTTGAGTTTCTCACCTTTTGAGAAGGCTAACATATTCTCGGATCAAGTTGTACTATTCGCACCTGGGCTAATGAGACCCACCTGAAATGTGCTTACCTGTTTTAAGGGAGACCGAGCTCAAAGCTCAGTCGTCTCCCTTAATGTGACACTCGTTGGTGCCCTCTACAGAGGAAGTTTTTGTTTCGGTGCATAATTCATCTACTTTGCGCAATTCGTAAACTGGTATGCATTGACCCATAGAGTCTTCCTTTATCTCTACCTGTGTTGCTAGATAGTAAACGGGCACCTGGATGGTGTCTCTTTTTACTACTGACGCAGGAGCAGGATTCCTACGCCACTTCACCTTAGTTACCTGTTCTTTAATGGTGTCTGTCTTGGTGATATAGACAGTATCCAGAACTCCTTTTTTCTTGGCGAGGTCTCGCAAGAGATCCTCGGATAAATCGATCCTACCTGTGTCAGCTTTCAACTCTGGAAATGTAGGAATATACATCTGTTGAATTGTTGCTGCGTTGACAGTTTTATAACTGTTACCAGGTGACGGATCTGAGGCAGTTATAGCCATCATGATTCCAGAAATCATGAAAGCTATACTGCACAGAACAGTTGTTACTTTTCTCATAGTTTGATACTACTTGATAAGTTTATAACCGAGTTGCCGTTTTAATCTTATTACTTCAACTGACACATAATCGTGCCATTTGTCGCGCAGTCGGCCAATGAAGTTCGGCTTGTATTCACTGACCTTTACTCGTTTTTTTCAGAAGAGTTGTTATCCTCGGCCTCAACCATCTCGAATTCAGTGATGTTTGCTTCACTGTAATCTTCAATCCGGTTAAGCGGCGGCAAGAACATGTTGGTAATCACTCCAACATATTGCTGAAGATTGTGCACCAAGCTCTCCTTCTTGATCTTCGATACATCGATACCCTTGAAGTACGTATCCAGAATCTTAGATCCTGTCATACGGGCTAACTTAAAGCCTTCTGCCTTGTTATCGGTGTAGTTGGTCGAGAAGTTGTCTACGGTTTCGCGATCAGGAAGGTTGACATAGTTTACAACCTGTTCAATCTCCTTGATGTGGTTCTTGGCGTTCTCAATCTTCTTCTTACCGTCTTCAATGCCTTTGGCGTTCTTCTTCTCGTCCTTCTTCAAGATCTCAATGTCTCTCTCGAAACCCTTAATGGCTTCGTTGGTTGCCGCAATTTCTGTATTGGCGTGCCAACGATGAAGAACCTTGACAATATCAGCCACCATCTGGTCCTCTATTTGAGGCATACCAGTCTTCTTGTTCAAACTTGCCTCTCGGAGGGTACAGAAGGCTGTAACAGGGCTCTTCGTACGCTGAGTGCTTTCGAACATGAACTTGGAAACACCGCCAAGGGTGAAGGTACACTTACCCAGCATATCAGCAATTTCAGACAAAAGATCAACGCGACTTTTGGATTCAATTGCCTTACGAGCAGCTTCAGGATCCTTCTCCTTGCCCGCATTTATGTCAAGGTATGCTTTGTAGAAGTTGACAGCCGTAGAAAGCTTGTCATAAAGACCTTCGCTTCCGTTACCCTTTACCAGGATGTTCAGGAGAGATTTCTTCAATTCCTCTACATTCTCGATCTTTGTAGGATCGAGTTCTACCTTTTCCTTTGCCGCAGCCTGTTCTTTCTTCAAAGTCTCTTGAGACTCCTTAGAAATCTTAACTGCTGTACTGGGCAGTTCTACAACACCTTCTGCACTCGGTGAAGGCAAAGCCTTTGTTGTGTCGATAACAACACCGACCATAGGAGCTACCTCCTTGAGTGCTTCGAGCTGATTTACGCGCATTGATATTGCAAACGGCGTCTGTGCAATCATAATTTCATTGGTCAGAACTGCAACTTGACCAATAGCAGTAATTCTGTTGATCTTATCAACAGTTTCCTGTGAAATGTTAAGCTTTGTAGCTGCGTTAGGATCTGTACGATACGTTTCGTGCATCATCTTCAACAGGTCTACAGTGTGATTTGGATCAAGACCAGAAAGAGCCCGTGCTTGAGCCAACTTGTCAAGATCTCCTAACTGAATTACTGCAACTTGTGACTTATCAGCAGTCTCCTGCTTATTAGTCTTGTTAGATGGAGCAGCCTGCTGTGCTGCTGCCTGTGCTGCACTCTTTGCAGCGGTTTTGTTCTTTCCCATTTTGATAATAGGTTAAAAATTAATACTAGTAGCTGGCTAGACTACAATACTGTATGCCGTTTTAAAGTTCATTAGTATTCACGATGTGTTAAAGAACTTTTTAATTTGTGGTTGATCTCGGGTCCTCCCGAAGATCTCACTAAGAATAACATCAGTTTCGTTTGCAGCAGGCATTATACCCTGACCCACAGGTTTTTGTGCTGTCACCACATTATTCGATTCAACTAATTCCTCTGTTGCGCAATATAATATTGCACTTAGCGGAGTCGTTGGAACCTGTGTGGGGTTTGCCTGAACGTTGCTGATATTACTCTTTTGTTCATTGCCATGATTGATGTCTAACATCATCTTGGCACCTGCAAACCCTATAATAAGGGAAAACAGAAGTGTCCAGAATAACATGTTGCTTTCGTTATAGCGGGCTATAGCGAAAATCAAAAGTATTCCAAGAATAAACCAGAGTAAGACCATCTTTTTTAAATATTTAACTTTTTTTTAATCTTGCGTCGTGTCCTTGATAACATTGACTTAATAGTTCCAGTTGGGACATTCAGCTTTTCACTAATCTGTTCTACAGTCATATTATTCACATAGAATAGTTTTGAAACCTTACAAGTGGTTTCAGGAAACTTGTCAAACTCAGCTAGTATTTGATCATACGTCATACGATTGACTAGATCGTCTTCTGCAGATCCACTTGTTTCATCTGATGGCAGTCTACTATCAGAATCTCCAAGCACTGTGCTTTTGTTTTTCATTTCTCGTAAATAATCGATTGCAGTTCGATTTGTTAGTATTCGCAGCCATCCTCCAAAAGATTCATAAGCTGTGAACATTGAGAGTTTATCATGCACTTTGAGGAACACAATGTTCGTCACGTCTTTCGCTTCGTCCATATCTTTTATGTACTGGAATAGTAGATTTTCTACGAATCCTTTGTAGCGATAGAATAGTGCATTAAAAGCAGATTCATCACCTGCTTGAGCTCTTTTGATTATCCCAACCTCTTCAGATGTTATTCTTGGAGATTTCATAATCAAACAAATAAAAAAGTAACGATAGAGTACACTACCGAGTGGTTATTAACCTCTTCCGAGATATAACAGACACTAGCTGTATTGTGCCCTGCTGGAATACCAATCCAGATTAGGTTTTCAGGGCTAAAAAGGTAAATCCTCAGTATATATTTTTCCAAGAATTTCCCTTATTCGTGATGTCATCCGTTCATGATACGCTATTGCTATTTCTTTTGGCATGGTTCCAGAATCTACTTGTGCGTTGAGCAGGTTTGTAGCTATACGTATTCTGACAAATATCCATTGAATATTGAAACAGCTTTTTACTCTTGGCAACTGAAATAATATTGCTCGATTTATGTAATCAAGTATATCAATTACGCCAGGTTTTAGCATATATAACGATTCATCTTCTGGTCCAGCAAACAATAATCTTGTATGACTACTGCCTGCACATTTTTGAAGTGCCTGAATTTGTTCAGACATCTTCAGCTTACTATCGGAAAATACATTGAGCATAATCCCTTTTAATCTAGATACGATTTTCAAAACAATTGATTAGAAAATCTACAAGTTTATCTACATAATCATAATAAGCTTGTTTTTCTTTTTCAGTTGTATTTTCTTTTGGTAATAATTGGCTTAAATAACCTTGGATAATTTCTACTTTTATTGAGAACTCATCCTTGCCATTTTGTCGAGAGATTTTATACGCATTTTCTATATATGCGTATTTTTTCATGAACCATTCAACCCACGAAGATACTCTTTTCCAATAAATAGTTTCTTCAGGTGTCAAATTTTCCCAATCTATGCTTTTGTCAAAATCAAAATTTCTATAGAATTTTGCAATTCCTAGAATTATACGTGTGGCATTTTTTCTTTCTTCTTTGTCACAGTATATTTTTATGAAGTTGGCATAAGCATGATCAATCCAACGCTCTTTAGCTTTTTGCCATTTAAGCGCATAATTTACTACTGTTGGACATCTGTCCCGTAGCATTCCTTTGTATCCAGTTGTTTTTCCCATATTTGCTTATGATTTTGTTGGACCACTGAGATTCGAACTCAGAATACAAGAACCAAAATCTTGTGTGTTACCATTACACTATAGTCCATCGTTTCCACATATACGTACTTCTCTGGCCGGAGAAAAGTGGAAACTTTCTGCAGATGTGTCCGTCAGTTTTGCTTCTTTACGGTAGGTCTGGCCAGTACTGCTACCATCCGCATAGGAGTGAGTCTGGGATTCGAACCCAGCGCGTACAATACGCCCAGTTTAACTCACTCGACACAGGCACTTTGGTAGCCTGTACACCGACTTCATGCTGCCTCCTTGAGGCCCGTGTAGTCAACAACATTATTGTTGTCGTTTAGATTTATATCAAAGCGCTTGTCTTTCGACTGTCTTACTTTCCACTGCTGTCTAATCCAGTCAGGCCCTGACTGGGGGTATGCGCAATGTTTAGCCTACACCTAGTCCTCCCCCTTATGCTGGTTTTGAATTTATGGCATCTGACCAGCGAACAGTATCCGTGGACCTGGGCGGAATCGAACCGCCGTCCAACAGCTTCTCCTGGGACACGCTAAGATTTCTTAAGAGATTGAAAATTCACAAGCTTCTTTTGTCACAAGCTCTAAAATCTTCTTAGTACGCATTTCAGCTTGGTATTTTGTATACGAACGCTGATATTCTGGTAAATGATCTACATTTGGATCATCATCTACTTCAAATTTTGCTAAAACGATTCTTTTCATACTCTAAGTGTTGTGAACGTTTCATACTCTAAGTGTTGTGAACGTTCTGATGATCAGTCAAAACATTCGATTTAAGGTTATTTTAAGCCATTCTAAGACGTTTTCTCTACTCTTGTGGGTAGCTAATCCACTTAAGCTTTGAAAACGCTTAAAACAGCTTTTATTTCGCCTTAAACAAGTTGATATGATTGTCTAAATACTGGCTCAAGGCTCGGAAATAGGTCATATCTGCATTCTTGAAATCATTGTGCACTGGACTTTAACCAAGTCACTTAGGTGCTCATATTTACCAGTGGGCTCAAGGCTCTCCACAAATCACGATTTTTGATCAAATGACTTCATATTATAACCCGTGAAGTCGGGCTTGTCACCCTCATAGTATTGGCTCAAGGCTCGAACTATGTGTAGTTAATTCTACTGTTAGAGATTGCGAGTGTCGATCCCCGATAGACCTGTATCAGCTGAAATATCGTGGCGCAATGCCAAATTTCTGCTGTAAATACTTTCTATACTCCATAACGTAGTCTGCTTTCTCTTGGTTTGTAAGATATTGGCTCAAGGCTCGAATCTTACGGATGATGTGTTCTTTAACTATAATTAATAGTCTTAGACTCGATCGATTCCGTTGTCAGTGATAATACGGATATCGTAAGCCCAGTCAGAACGCCAGTATTCACCGGCAGCCTGCTGAATTACCTTGACTTCATCCCTGAACTTGTCTTCGACTTCTTTCACTTTGTTCTTAAGCTTCTCATTCAGCTTGATGAGAGCTTTGTCGAACTCTGTGAAGTCGATTAGCGCAGGAACGCTATCGCCGACCTTAAACTCCTTCTCCTCGCGAGTCTTTCCATCCTCTTTGAGAACCTTCAGCTTCAGTACTGACTTCTTCTCATCGAGAGTTTCCAACTCCAGGATGTCGTCAGGAGTCTTGGCGAATTCATTTATTACTTGTTCGGTAACTTCGAAGCCACAGAGAAATCTCTGTAGACGGCCTTGCTGACGAATATTGTACAGAGCAATATCGTCTCTCAGGCGCGACTTACGCACATGAACTAGGCCCATGCCTACATTGTAGGCAATCTTCGTGTAACGTGATTTTACTTCGCGTATAATACGCTTGTCTTTCTCGTCCTTCAACTCGGCCTTCATCTTGGAGCAAAGGTCCGTCGTCATGGTGTTACCCTTTTTTGCTTCTTCTACTACGTTGTCAACAGTAATGGCAACAGGCTTGTTTGTTTCTTTTTCTTTTCCCATTTTGATAACGGTTTTTTAATGTTTATAAACTATGTTAATTATACCTGCACTGACAGGTGTTTTATTCTTCGTAAGAACGGATGCAGAATTTGTATTTTTCCCTTTTATAAGGTGTTACTTCTCGTTCTTCTCCTTTCTTTGGATTAAAACGAATAGTTTTTCCAGACCTTATTTTGTTTCCGTGGCACATAGTTAAAATACTTTGTTATATACTTCTTTTATCACGTCTACGATTTTCTGAGAAAAATGATACTTCTTCGCAAGTACGGAAGGTATCACTCCGGTCGTTTTCGATAGAATCTTTATAGCTGCTAACAGCTCGTTATCAGATCCTACCCCAGTGAATGATATACTTCGTTTGGCAACGATTGCAGCATCTAATAATTCTATAGCGAACATTAAAGCGTCTCCGTGCTTGTTTGCACTTGATAGAGATTCTTTAAATCGCTCGCCAATATAGATTACAGCATTTTTAATTGCCTCCTCATCATCACTGGTGTTCTTAACTACTACAGTACTTTGAGCAGCGTCGCGAATAAGTATTTTTGCAATACTTTCTTCATCGACGTACTTGATAGTCAACATCTCTGGGATGCATATTCTATTTACAATTAGTAGTTCCGCGATTTTCTGCGTTAAATAATCTGGTAGAAGTTCTCCTTTCCACTGGAGAACAAGTGCGTTATTACTCATACACTCTTTCTTCTTTTACTAATACACGTTTTGGAGTTCCTTCTACCGTGTCCATTTCATATCGATAGGACACCTTTCCCGCAGTAGGCTTTCGCTGTCCCTCTTTGACAGTGTCTTTTTTTACAGTGTTGTTATTAGCGGATGTCGGTTGCGAATCAAGATTATCGTATACATCCTTGTTCGCTCGATATTCGTTTACAATATCTGTTTTTGTAATGACAGTATTCTTGTTTAAACACACGTTTACAACGTTGTTTAAAATGTTGTCGGGCATGTTCAAGAACACCTCGTCCACTGAGTATTTCTCAGCAAGCTGCTTTTGAGCTACTTTCACCTCTGTAAGTGAAGTAAAGGTTGGATTTGCAGTAGCTTTGATACACTCAGTTACATACACACTGTCTACGCCATTTGATGAACAAACGGCGTTCACCTTGTCACAACTGTGCAACCCTATAACTGCACAGATCATGACAACAAGGAGGGCAAAATAGCCTCCTAAAAACCGTTTAAGGTTTCGAAATTTGTTTCCTCTCATGTTTTGATAACGTTTAAAAGGATTAATAACTTATAGTTTACATCCAGTCTTTGAGGAAGACTTGGAAAAGACCTGTTTTGGAAATTGATATTCACCATACATTTCTGCACATTTTTCATTATTGAGAAGCCACCATTTGTCTCCAAATGGCCGAGGTTTATCTCCAAATATACTACATGGCTTTCTCAAATTGTGCTTCTTGTAATAGTCAATACAATACTCACACACGCATACTGTTTTTCTGCTTGTGCGATACACGTTTCCATCGCGTAATGTAACCAATGTTCCGGCTCTATACATGTAGTCCATAGCAGAGTCGAACTGCTCTTTAGAGAATGAAAATCTCTCGTCCTAACCGATAGACGAATGGACCAGCAGCCCTCACCGCTGTGAGGGCCTCTCCACCGCTGTGGAGTAATAATACACTCATGTTAGTAAAAATAGATGAAAACAGAATTAATATAACATCTTCACTAAAACAATTCACGTACTTCACGCATCACGCGCTAGTGGACCAGCTTGGGCTTGAACCAAGGACCTACAGATTATGAGTCTGTTGCTCTAACCAACTGAGCTACAAGTCCAAATATTTAAAACCCTACACGCAGTACTTGCAAATCGCACACTAGTCTGCCACCTCCACCGTCACCTCGGGTTATTTTTCCAAAATGTTTAGCTATTCTCACGAACTGCTAAACAGTCTGCGTAACTATGTTTCACAACAGCATCACGCATAAGATTAGATTCTCAAAAAACTATTTATCATGAAAGAAACTTGTTTTTTAGTAATCCATCCATACAATCTTAAAACCTAAAACAATAATAATACATAATAAACAAATCTTGAAACTATCAATTGAACCCACAGTTGCACTTTCGGCATACGCATGCCAGGTGTCTACGTTCCTGGCCACGACTGTGGGCGGGCTGAGTTTCTTGCAGTCCGTATCAAAATGCAAGGCGTGCCCAATTTTGCCATTATATATACCTAATAGCATGGTGTCAGCTTCTTTTTACGTCTCCTCTGACCACGACGGCTTACGCACCCTCTCCTCGTTGGTCTCTACCCGTTAACTGTCTATATCCAATAGAGACTGGCAGGCCTTGAGGTTTCCTGCTTTCTGGCGAGTTCTATGCGTATGTTTTAAGAGGGACTATTCTCACGAACCGCCCCTCTTGGCTAACAAGTAAACTATGATTATTTCATCTCCATATATACCGATGGAGTCGGTTAATCAGAGAAATAGGCCATCATCATTGTAAATCCTCCAACGGCCATCAGGATTGCCGTTATTATTAAGATTCCCATGATATAGTCTTTGTTTATGTATTGCGTATAATATCGTGCGCATTTCGACATTGTGTACAACCAAGTGAATCCTAGAATCATTATTGTAAATCCTAGGTAAAACAATTGCTTCTCTTTCATACTTTTACCAGAATTACGTTGTTTAGTTCACATTGTAGTTGAGGTTTTTCTATTCTGCGGTCTACTATATTCGGGCACAAAACAAAACTATCCAATGCACAGCCAGCACATCCATTAATCCTTTTTTTAGCCCGATAGACAATTCCGCCAATGGTACAAAATTGTCCTGGCTTCAGATTCTTCATTTTATTTTTATTTTGACTACTTCTTCTCCGCATTGCATGGCGATTATTATTTCATCCACGTCAAATGTGCCAGAGTCAATCGTGTTTTGGTCGAAAAACCTCACTTTCTTTTGTTTTTTGTTGATGAAATCTGTCCATCTCCTTGTTTTTGGGTGAGACACTATGTTAGATTTCCCCCTTTTGAGGCTTCTAAGTTTCTCTATGCCGATACACAGAGAATAAGGTCTGTTTTTAGCCATAATTTGTTTTTTATAACGATTATTTACTTGTAGTCAACCTGTGGTGACTACTCCACCTTCTCAAGATATGTCCACTTTGGAAGTGAACATACGTTCAATCGACATCCATGACTGGTATCAAATAAATCGCACAGAAGACATGGCACGCAGCGTTGGTACATTTTACGTACTACGTACGTCTCTCCGTTTATCTGTGTTCTTTCTCCTACCTTCAGCATCTTTCTTCTTTTTAACGATGTATCGTAGTGCAATCCACAGCGCTTGCCTTTTTGCTGAATACGAATTAGTACTCCATTTAGAGCACCCTAAGTACTCTCTACTGTTCCATCCATGACGTACGTTACAGAATTTTACTTTGTACGCGTACAGGATCTTCATCCTAGTAGGACACACAAATGGTTGTGTTGCATCATATATTATCACGTGGAACTTTCTTCGCAGCCAATCGATCACCTCATCGACAGTGGGAATCGAAAGCATTCTTGGATACTTGTTGTTGTAGTTGTAAAGGAACGCATGTTGTTGTATACGATATTCGCAGTCATCAGAAAATCTAAATGCATACCGAACAGTCGGTTCGTTAAAACCGAGCTCTCTTAATGATAGAGCCTGTTTTATTGTTACTAAATTACTGTTCATCTCGTTATTAAGAATTTGTTACTTGATAACGTTTCACTTCCTAATTTTATGAGAGTAGAATTGATCATATTGATCAAAGCCTTACATCCGGCCTCCGTAAGACCTTCTACGAACGGCATGGTTGTTTTGCCGTCTCTCAACCACAAACGACGCCTGTCGTTACCTTGTTCATCCACACGCTTCTTTTTAGGAAGTGGTGGATGAACTTGGTTGAGCTTATGTGGTTGTTTACTCTGGTTACTTTTTGTTGGCCGCATAGCTGATGAACATTGATGCAAGAGTATTCACTACTTCTTCTAAATTCATGTTGCCGCCTACTTTGTAGCCGTGATCCGTACGTTTAAGATACACGTATTTACCAGTTTCTGGTTCCTTATTTTGAGCGGCATCTTCCTCAACCCACTTTGAAACTTCTTTTGTGAACTGATGTTCTATTTTTTCAAAGTGCGCCATCTCCCCCTGCAGGATAAAGACATTTGGAATAGGAAGGGACATTTCAAATACAAGATTTTGTTCTTTATCCTTACACACCGTACCTGTTACGTGTAAATCTTTCAGAAGACCATTTAGCTGAGTTGGCCTTCTTTTAATGGCGAGAACCATTTCTTCTGTGAGTTCTACGCATGTGACGGCAGTAATATTCCTGCCAGTGACGGTAATTTTTTTCATATTGATTATGTTTAATTGTTATTTTTTGTAAGGACTTATCCTCACCTTACTTGAGAGTTGTTTCTTTTAAAATGCGAGGAATACGGGTCACCTCGCTATACAGACGCTATCTCTGCTTTACAGTGTAAAATCTATGGCTAAAAACACTGTCTTAAGCGGTTATAGCAGCGAGCGCATCCATTCGTTGTTGAATAAGAGCGTCGGGGTCTATAAACTCTTCATCCTCACTCTCTGATTCTTTGAGCTCTGGGAAAAGATTTGCAAGTTCTTCTTTTACATCAATTAAACAAGAAACTGTATCGTAATCTCTGTAGAATTTACGCAGTTTTTTAACAGTTTCATCGTAAGCTCTCGCTTTTTCTTCTGTATTCATCTTTGTACAATAATTTTCGTAAAACAAAGTTGTGCGTTAAACAGTCGCGCCCCTGTAAGCTCCAAACACTATAAGTCTTCAGGATATTCGACCTGATAGTGTCTTTGGGAAGTTGTGTTATTCACACGCTCTCCCACAGTCAAATACTCGTGCCCACGAATTTCGTGAACACGATTTCCGATTCTTGTGTTGAACATGCTTTATTTTGTTGTTGGTTCGTACATCAGAAACAAAGCAAGAAAAGTTAGAGCAACTAATAGTGCCCAAAACCAATCATTGTTGAGTATTTTCATTTCTTCTCCTTGTTTAACTGTTCAGTCACTTTAGGAAGGTATTTGCGATAAACCTTTCCAGTCTTCTTTGAGACTTTCCAGATAAACGCTTTACCAGTGGAAGAGATATAAACTGTATCTGTTATACCTCTTGCGTCGGTGTACAGATAATCAGTCTTTGTGGCGCCACTCTTTTTTGTAGAGTCAGATTTTTGTTCTACGAAGGTATTACCCTTACGTATAACGTTCTGTGCTTTAATGTTGCCATTTATGATGGCAATAAACCCTAACAACAGCACAATCCATGCTAAGGCTCTTGATTTGATGTATTGCATAATATATTTAGTTGAATTGATTCCAACAAAAAACTCTCATGGTAATCTTATCCAAGATCGGTTCACTATAGTGTCTGTGCTTTCGAAACCAACGTGAGGCTTGAGCGGCGACCAGCAATAGTGGCTGACAATGTACAGCACATTTAACTATGAGAGTCTAAATTGGGAGAGTTGCTGAGTACAGACCAGCATCGCTCTCCCATTTGCATTTAGCTTGCTCCTAATGACTAACCATGTTCATTTTATCGTCATGCAAGCGAGACTAGCACACACAGGCATCATGCATCTACACTGGTCTTTCAGTGTTGACCAAGATGAATTTAGCCCATTTTGTACAGTCTCACCCTCAATTTATGCGAAGGTGGACCGTACAGTGTGTGCAATTTGCATTAAACTCCAGGGTGTACAACGGTCAAATCATACACCCTTTCAACGTTAATTGAATTGATGTTTGATGTGCCAGATACCAATCTGCGGCTAGGTATCTTAGAACGGGAGTGGGCACGCACTGGTTCCCGCCATTCATTTGAAGTACATAATAAAAGAGTTTAAACTGTTTCGGCTCATGCCCACGATTTTACTCGTGCCTCATAAGAGGTCATCAGGCCACGGACTTTTACCGTGACGACAGTCAAGCAGTTTTACGTCATGCTCAGGACGCGAGAGTTATTCGTCTTCATCAAATTGTGCATCTTCAATGTCTTGCTCTCCAACAGGCGCATCAACAAGTTCTTTGTGCATCTTAAGAAGTTCTTCCTTGCGCTCTTCGAATACACTCTTTCTGATGCAAACACGATTGCCATCTGTGAGTACATCGAGAACCGCCAGGATGTCATACAAATCATCATCACTGAGATATTTCTTTTTCTCAGCTTTTTTATTGAGATGATTTACAATGATGCCCATTACTTTGTCATATACCTGAGTCATTTTGTGCATATCGGCACTGGTTACACCATCGATAGTGTAAGACTCAACTACCTTCTCTTCTTTGTAATGTCTTTGTACTAACATAGTTGTATTTAGTGATTGATTCAAATTCTATACTTAATTACAACTAAACCTTCTCCCACACCCCCGTTGCGCACGCTTGTCGCGCACGCTTTGGGTGTGAGGAAGGGAGAGGTTATTGGCCTCCTTTTGCGGCTTTTTGTTGGCGCATGAACTCTTCAAATGCGGCTCTTTCATCTTCTTCGCCTGCGCCTTGGTCAGCGTCGTTTACCGTAGGTTGTACTTCCGCAGTGTCTTGTTTAACTATCTCATAGCCGTTCAGGATTTCGGCTAATCTCGCTGACGTCATACAGAACTCTTTGAGAGGCACGCCCGTGTCCTCGTCACACGGGATGAAGATTAGGGTCTCTGACGAAATTTTGCCAGTTTCTTTGTTACGGTATACTCCGCCAAATTCCTGGGTCCAGTACATGCCATAATATTCGTATTGAGCATCTGTTTCACCCGCATCATAAGCCTGTTTCAGCTTTGCGAGATTTTCTGCACTTATGCCCTTGTCGGTCACTCCAAGACGCTTGTACTCGTCAACGTATTCCTTGATTCCCAAGTTAAAATAATGACTGAATCCGAGCTGTAATCGGCCGTTACGCATTACTTTCTTGAGTGATAGACGGATGTAGTCGTTCTTGTTGCTACCTGCCTTTGCTGGCACTAATTCTGCGGCTACCACTCTGTAGGTGCCACATAAGTCCTTATAGGACTTGTTTTGATTCATTGTCTCCATTGTTTACGATTGTTTGAGAGTGTGAGTGATAAACGGCTATATCTTAAGAGTACGGTTGCCATACCACACTCCGCATTCCCTGGTTAAAGTGAGGGAAAAAGACTCTTTCAGAGGATTGCATAATAGCAATATGCTTAACAATGCGAAGCAAGACAGCAAAGCAAAGAAAAGCGAGCGAAGCGAGCATTACCAGGCTTCTATTGCTAATTATACTTACATGTTTCCACGGACAATCCAGCATGCTGGATATTCGTATTCGTCGAGGTGTTCTACTATCTCTTCAAACATCTCACCGATTTCTTGTGCGGTCATATTGTGTACGTTTTAGTTAACAACGCGAAGCAAAACAATAGCTCTATAAAGCCGAACGAAGTGAGGCACAGCACAGAGAGCTGCCGTTTAGCACGGCAAACTCTCATTGCACTGTTGGGCTTACTCGATAACTTCGACGATGTAATATTCCCACATGCAGCCATCCGCCGCATTCTCGTTTTCGGTCTTTTGCAGAAGGTTGCGGAACATCCTCGCATCGTCAATGTTATTAAACTCGTTTTCGTAACTCGGATTCCAATTACTTCCGAGACGCTTGAAGATTTGATACTTTTTGTTCATAGCTTTTGTTTATTGATTAAACGTGTTAGTTAATTACGCAAAGCAAAACAAATGCCCACTCAACTGCGAACGCAGTGAGCAGGCACATGATTAGAATGGGAGGTCGTCGTCAAGGCATGGGTTTGGAGCAACAGGTTTTGGAACAGCGTCAAAACCCAAGAGTATGGAGCACACGAGTACATCGTTGTTGTCCCATCCACGACTGCGGTCCTCATAGATATTAAGGTATTTGAATATTTTGCGAGGATTGCCTTCACGAATGCTTAATTGCACGCTTGCTGTGCACTTGTGTGGGTTGGCACCAGCATTTTTAGCCAATAACACGACGAACGCATCGTCGAAATTTGTAGTGTTTCGCATAACGATAATGATTTAGTTAATTACGCGGAGCAAAACAAAAGATTGAAAAGAGCGAACGAAGTGAGCAACCACAGGGGGTAGTTTCGTTTTTCTAGCGATGCCGGGGGAATGCGTGTCACAGTTTCTCATTTCCACACCCACAAAACAAAATAAAAAATAAAAAAAAATCCGAAGAGCAATGCTCCCCGGATCTTCTTATCTCTTTATCTTATATTTATCTCCCTCTTTATAGAACTCAACCTCTCCACATATGTTTCTTATTTCTCGTTGCCCTGGGAATTTATTTGCCTCCCAAACAGCTTCTAATGGGTTATCGGTAATAATTTTACCACCTAGCTTGTTAAGCTCTACAACTTGGTATTTACCAACTATTTTATACTTTTCTATATCTTCGTAATTACTCATTGTTTGCGGATTCTATAAGTTCTACGTATTTACTAGCATGTTCTCCTAATGGTTCTAATATATACGACCAATTTTCAGGATCTTTTTTCATGCGTTGCATTATCTCTTGCTTTACGTCTTCAGTATATTTATCATTATCTGCTGATATAATACTTCCAAGTATAAAATACTTAAGACTTTGGCCTTTAATTGTTTGAGTGTTCATAGTTCGTATTGAGCAAAATGTTGTCTTCCGTCGATGTAGTCCAGCTGTCGTTCGTACCTGTAAGCCTCTCGTTCGAAGCTGATATTCTTATAGGCTTTATTTCCGTCATGATATTTTATCAAATTTATAAGATATTCAATTCCGTATAAAATATAGAAAGGTATGTATAATAGCTCTTTCATTTGCGCTGTGTGTATAGCTTCATGATTTAATACTATCTGGTTTAATTTTCCGTATTCTTTTCGAGCTAGAATAATACCAAAAAGGTTCATTGCTTGAAAACCTTTAAATGGTAGTATGTTATTATATATTACATTCATGATATTTCCTCAAAATCTACATATTCGTCCATTACTGTCTCCTTTTGCTCTGCTTCAACCTGCTCTTTTAGGTCATTCATGGCATTATTTATTTGCTCATTTAAAGGAGTTTCTTTTGTTTTTGAAGCAAACATTTCAGCAAGTTTGTTATAAGGGATATTTTCGTATTGTTTTACAACATAGTGTGTAAGATTTGTTATATATGTTCTATATACACTTGTTTTTGGGTCATTTTTATCACAATTTTGTAGCTTTTCTTTATACGAATCTATCATTTTTTGTGCTTCTTCAAGCGTTATTTTATGGTTATCGCCCGCAGCACGTATGATATTACCGTCAATATCGTAAATATTAGTATAATTTTTCATGTTTTTTGTTGTTTTTTACCAAATTTTTAATATCTTTAGCTACAGCATATATTACAGCTACCGCTGCAAATATAAAAAGTATGTATTCACTCTCCATAACAGCCGTTTTCTAATCTATATTTCAAATTTCTACTTATATACTCATATCCCTTTTGCCACAAAGGGTCTTTCAAGCATTCTTTCAATGTGGTATACGTATTTTGTACATTGTCTTTCTACTGGTTTTCCATCTTCATTGATTATAGTATGTGTGTAAACTTGATTGTTTTTCCAATTATAGTATACGCCAAATGCGTTTGCTCGTTCTTTCTTATTGCTATACTAATGTATACACTTTAACATCTATTCTGCGTTTACGCTACCGCATGCTTTTATACAGCATATATCGTCTATAAAGCTTTCAACACCGTTTTCGCCGAACTTATTCTTTATTGCTTCATATTCAGTCAAAGCTTGCTTATAATACTCATTATCTGTGTCATATAACGGCTCTAAATCGAGTATATATAGACTATTTATAGGCGCTCCGTGTATAAAAAAGTATTTACAATTATCTGTAACAGGCTAACATATAGCTTTCATACTTAGAAAGTCTGCATAGTATAGTATAGCATTCAGTTCTATTAAATTCATTTCTTTGTTAACGTTTTATATACACATTCCGCAACATATCCTAAAAGATAACAAAAAGGTTCCGGACTACAATTACATATCTGCTGACTCATATGTTCGTATATATCTAATACAGCATGGCCAGATTCATGGCATACAGTATTTATGAGGTCTAATGTTTTATTTATGCCTTTTATATCAGAATCTTTATTGTACTTAATAAGAACAACATCTTTATTATCTGACTTTCTTTTGCATGTAGATGTAGTGCATAGACCAGATGTTAAAGCATTGTCTAGTTCTACTCCATCTGAATAGACATACAACTCTTTAAGTTCTTCTAATGTTGCGTATTTATTTGCTACTACTATATCTACAAAGTATATGGTTGTGTATGTATCTATTATACTCTTATTCATGTATATTATAATATATTATATAGGGGGTTCTTAGGGGGATTTGTACCCGTATAACGTATGCTGCATACAAAAAGTTGCAAAATAAAAAATTTTATCTGTAAATGCAACCGTATTTTAGTACATCACCGTTATGGCGGTGTAATTTCAAAATATTTAAAACAAATATGGCAAAAATATTACGTGTAATTGATCCATTCTTTGTTATGGACTCAGGTGATTTGTTTGAATACGACGAATCTACCAAGATGTATGTTTCTAAGCATAAGGAAGAGTTTTATAAGAATGATGACGAATCTGTAGATAGTATAAAGTCTAGCTACAATTCAGAGTTTCAGATTTCCGAAGAATACGCCAAAGAGCTGATAAAAGAGGGTTACCTCGAAGCTGTAGAAGACAACAAAACCAATTTTGTCAATATCTTCGATGAAATCAATACTCTTCTGGCCAAATATAAAGACGGTTTGGCAACGTTGGAAAAAGATACAATAGGACTTCCAACTTGCGTAAAAGTGGAAAAAGAAGCAGTTCTCACAAACTTGGTGACGCTGTTAGAACATCTTAAGAGTTTGAAGAAGTAATGGAAGAGAATGAGATTATTGATCAGACTCCGGTAGCACAGAGTATTAGTGAAAAGATTAAATATAGTTTTTTCGACTACTTTCTTGTAAAACCGTTGGAGCCTGTTAAAGTTAAGAAAGAGTTTAGTAAACCTGTTTCAACTGGTACACCCGTAGAAGATGCAAATGGCGTCAAAGCACAAAACTTTGACAACGTTGAAACAGAGGTTAAGGAAGTCGATTCGGATTATCGTAAGGGCGTAGTTATTAAGTGTCCTACTTATTATGATGAACCAGGTGCGAAAATGCACGTTAAAATCGGAGATATTGTAATATTTAGAGACGCTGCAGGTCTTCGTTTTGATTTAATAAAAGACAGTCGTCTTCTTCGATTGTACGAAATACTTGGTGTTGAAAAGTGACTGACATTGACTAGATCGCAAAAGAAGTATCTAAAAGAACTAATATAGATTTAGAAATAGTATAGGCAGTATGCAAACATCCTTTTATTGAAACACAGAAGTTGATGAAAGATGATGAAGATATACGAGATATATTATTTAATCAACTGTTTAAGTTCAAGTTGAAGAAGCGATATAAAGAGAACAAAAATAAAAAATATAGTTCCAAATGAAGACGTTATACATAACAACAGGATCGAACATTTTAGTTGATCACGAGACAAATACTGCAAATAGGTTGGAAACTGAAATTACTGCAATCGATAGAGTATATATTGCAGAATATCCAATGCATGTAGTATACGGATCTGGCGAATACCACTCGGAAGCTGATGTAGAAAAAGGAGATATTATTGTTACTTTTTATCGAGGATCATTTAAAAACAGAATGGTAGTAGTTAAAAATGAGCAATGGCTTGAGAACCTTCTACAATATAGAAAAGAGCAGCAAGAAGAGAAGGAACGCTGGGCGAGTGCTAAATCCGAAAATGACGCAAACTGTAAAGAGTCAAATTAATTAATATGGATAAGAAAAATAAAACAAGTAAAACCAAGGCTAATATGCCTGTCGTAGATATTACATGGTGCGAGTCGGCAGATGATATAAAAGTAAGTTTTATCTACGCAAAGGTTGAAAATGGTATTTGTATTACTACAGACGAGTTAAACTTTATTGTGCTGAAAGCTATAAATGCCACAATATCTACATTCCAGTTAGTAGATAAGATTATGATGGATGTTGCAGAGACATTTAACTGTGGCCGCTGCATGATCGAAAACTTCTGCAAGAAGGAGCCTTGGTATAAGAGATTATGGAAGCGAATTAAGTACGCTTTCACTTGGTGAATAATAGCCCTACATGTTAAAAGAACACAGCAGATCGCGACTGCAGTAGGGCGCTCTTGATAACAAAAACTTTCATACTTGTAACTTGAGGGGGCACATGCCCACGAGAAGGGTCGTCGAAGGACACTCGTTAAAAAGTTCCGGCACTAATACAGCGCTCACTGCTGCGAGTGTGAGGTCATAGGAGTAAACACGACATCTTCCTGGTCAGTCGTTAAAAGACCAGCCCCTTCGGTGTGGTGTATGATTCCTAGCACGGGAGGCTCTAACCCTCCAAGATCTGGAGATGAACCGGACGCCGGGACCAATTTATTTTTCATTTGTTTATTAATTTAAAATTGTACATTATTTCATAGTTAGCTTATTAGTAAAAGCGCCGGCTATAGCATAATGCCAAATATGTCCGGAGAAGGCGGAGCGTAACCACCACTATGAACAACAAAAATAAAACAGACTGCGAAAAGACTATAGAATTTTCTAGAAATTACGTTGAGGGCAGTCGGCATCTTGCAGGGCAGAGCATAAAAGACCTTGTCGCACGGAGTAATTAACCGTTGTTAGCGTTTGGCCGCATACCGTATAAAGCGAGCACTAATACTGAGAAAACAGTAAACAATAATTTTTATAAATACGCATGGAAATTAAATTTAAGAAACTTGATCCGCGAGCAGTTGCTCCGGTACGCGCCCATAACACGGACGCAGGATTTGATTTAACTGCCACTCGTATCACAACCGAGTTGAATGAGTGCGGACAGTTGATTTTGGTATATCATACGGATTTGGCTTTCGAGATCCCAGAAGGATATATGGGAGTGCTGGTATCTCGTAGCTCTATATTTAAAAAGTCCATTATTCTTACAAACTGCATGGGTATTATAGATGCAGGCTACAGAGGAGAAGTTATGGGCAAATTTAAAACTACAACCGATGTCGTACCAAGTGTTTATAAAGAAGGAGAAAAATTTGCGCAGTTGCTTATTCTTCCTGTATACGATATTCAGATGATAGAGTCTGATACTCTTTCAGAGAGTGAACGTGGTGAGGGAGGATATGGTTCAACTGACAATATAACAACAGAAGAAGTTAGCGCACCAACGGGATCTACTGGTTATCCGGAACAGAAAAGCGAGCTTACTAACCAGGAGACCGCAAACACGGGCAGCGGCGAGGCACAAAGCAGCCTTGAGCAGGCTCAATAATTACGTAATAAAAGCCTGGGAAGCAGCGTACATAGGATGGCAAAGCTTCACGGAATAGGGGACCAATATGGCCCCCTATAACCATATATATACAAATTAAAGATTTAGCTAAATTATGAGAAAATCAAAATTATTAAGTACTTCTATTCGCGATAATCTCGGGCAGCGTATTTAGCCAAACGTTATTATTGGAGATTCAAACGGTTTTTCATCTGGAGATATACTTGACGCAAATGCCGTAGCACAATATTTAAAAGACAGTGATATTGAAGGTGGATCTAGCATTGAAGAGGTAGAGAACTACATTAAAGAAAATATGAGCCCAGTAAGTATATCTTGGCAAGCACTCAAGGATCTTCGAGATGGTGGAAACCTCGTAGCAGGTCAATTATACAGAATTACCGACTATGTTACTACTACGGCACAATTAGAATCACAATCTGCTGGACATCAATTTGATATTATAGTTAGGGCAGATAGTACTAATAAACTCAGCGAGAATGCAAGTGCTATACAACATACAGGAGACACCTATTTCAGTGAGTCAAAATTAGAGGCGTGGGAACTAAAATACTGTTTGGATAACGATGATACACGCTTTATGTGGGCAGATACCTCTAATGGTAAGGGTGTTATATGGTGGATGAAAGATGAGTTTGATAACGAATGCGGCTATGACTTTAAGAATATCCAATTTAAGAGGTATAGGATTATTACAATGGAAAAGTGTCCTGCTTTGAAGAATACTTATTCTGGATATAAAAGTATTTCTGAAGTTAATTCCGCAATCACTATGTATCCATCAGATGCTATTATTGATACTAAAAACTTTGTTTGGAGATATACATTTGACATAAATGGTGAAGATCATACAAAAACAGCACAAGGTAACAAAAATCAAAAGAATATTATTGAAGGTTATTATGGGAATTATTAGAGTAAGCAACGGTTTATTCTTAATAATATAACATTTCTAAATAGCAACAATAATTCCGTTTGTTACGGAAATAAGTTTAAGGCACAATGTAACAATGCATGCTTTAATGGAAATTGCTATTCTAATACCTTCGATAGTAATTGCTATTATAATACCTTTGGTAATAATTGCAATTATAATACCTTTGGTAATAATTGCGCTTATAATACCCTCGGTAGTAATTGCTATTCTAATACCTTCGGTAATAATTTGTATTCTAATACCTTCGATAATAATTGCTATTATAACGCCTTCGGTAATGATTGCTATTCTAATACCTTTGGTAACAATTGTATGTCTAACATCTTCGGTAATGATTGCTATTCTAATACCTTCGATAGTAATTGCTATTATAATACCTTTGGTAATAATTGTAATTATAATACCTTTGATTATAATTACAATTCTAATATCCTTGGTAATGACGGTCGAGTATTATTTGGCAATGATGTAATATTCCAAAATAAAGATGGTGTATTCTATCCAGTTTCACATCCTGACCTTTCTACACAACCATCTATATTACCACAGAGATTTGGTAACTTACCTATAAAAGAAGTTTTAATAGCGAATGGTAGAGAAAATGAGATACCAGAAGGCGCAATGGTTATAGAGGCTTGGAGTTTTAATAATAATCAGTGCACACCTGCTTTTGTGAAATACAATGAAAATGCTTGGCAAATTATAAACTCTAACAATGTAACACCAGACTTTACTCTTGTGAAATATATAGAACCTAAAGATGGGGGATATTATGGTGGATATTAAAATAAAATTTTATAAATATGAAATCTATAATATGCGCCATTGTAAAGAATGAGCAGAGATTTATCAGGGAATGGGCAGAATATTATCTTTCAGTTGGATTTGATAAATTATATATCTTTGAAGACTTCGGTAGTGATAGTCATGAGGGTTTATTAAAAGATTTAATAGAAAATAACAAGATAGAACTCCATTCTGCATCTATACTTATTCCTAAATACGCAAAGGGAACACAAGGACAGTACGATCTTTATAGCAAATTCCTGAAAAAATGTAAAAAGGAACATTTAGCTGACTGGTGTGGATTCTTTGATGTAGATGAATTTATTTCTTTTGAAGTGGGATATAATCTAATACATCTTGAAGAAGATTTTAAAGACTACGGAGGTGTATTATTATCTTGGCGAATATTTGGAGCTAATGGACATATAAAAAGACCAGAAGGAAAAGTTGTTGATAATTATACTACTCACCTGCCTGATGGTACAACATTAGCAAACGATTCATGGCAGTGGAATGTAAAATCTTTGGTAAACGTTTAGAAATGCGAAGGGCTTAATCATATACATTGGTTTAAAGGATGTAAACTTACAGACATGTCAGATGGGGGCCATCTTTCTTTTGAAAAAGCGTGGATAAATCATTATTATTCAAAATCATGGGAAGATTACCTTGATAGAATATTCGCAAGAGGTAATATGAATAATAATTTACGTTGTCTTGACTTGTTCTTTTCAGTAAATCCTGATATGCTTCCGATGAAAGAAAAACTTGTTAATGAACAAAGATTTAAAAAAACAGCATCGACCATGTGGATTTCTAGAGACATGAAGATTATTTGCGGAGGTAATGTTAATAAATTAAAAGAATTAAATAATTTAAAGTCAGTTGAAGGAAAATATAATAAAAAAGAATCTGTACCTTATACATTTAACGATAAGAAATATCGTACAAGGAACATGAGATCTCCTCAATCTATACTGGAAATAATATTTAAATTTTACAAACCTAAGACCGCCGTTGATATAGGCTGTGCATTATGTTGTTGGACAGAAATTTTGCAGAAATTCGGTGTAAAGGTAACAGCTGTAGATGGAGAGTGGTACGATAAAGAAAGTGTAAAAATAGCTGATAAATTTATTTGCCAAAACTTAAATAATGGTGTATTACATCTTGACAAAGTAGATTTGGCTGTATGTTTAGAGGTAGCAGAACACGTTGAGAAGATACATGCAAAAGATTTGGTAGAAACCCTGACTGAAGCAAGTGATGTGATTCTTTTCTCTGCTGCAATTCCAAAACAAGGCGGTCAAGGTCATGTTAATGAATAGTGGTTAACATATTGGAAGACTTTGTTTGAAGAAAAAGGTTACGTGTTTGCTGACATTATCCGCCCTATTATTTGGACAAATAAAGATATAGCGGTGTGGTATAGACAGAATATTGTCATGTTTATCCGTAAGGATAAATACAGTAAGATTATTAAGGAATACAACAAATGCGGCTTTACAAACAATATGATAGATGTTGTTCATCCTGAATACTGGAACAGGTAATCAAATATTTTAAAACAATTATTAAGTTATGAAAAAATTTAAGGACGTAGAGATACTTACAGATAACGTATATCTAAACGTTGAAAATGGTTCGCTTGTAAAAACCATTACTATGACAACAAAAGAGGCGCAGAACATTTATGGAGACCTTGATGTTGTGATGGTATCAGAACCTCGTCACGAAGGAGAAGGAGATTATCGCAAGGAAGGTATTACAGATGTTATTTTGAAAGAAAAGTAATTAATAGACTGTATAATGATTAAGAACAGCAAAGTATTTTTTAATACAAAAACTTCTTTCGATAAAGCTTTATAGGAAAATAAGTTGGATGAAAAGTCTATAGTTTTTATAAAGGATATAAAATCCATATGGACACACGGTGTGATGTTTAATGGCAATTCATCCAACGTAATATTAAGCTAGTCTGATTACAATAATTTAGAATCATACGATGACGTTTTATATTTTATTGTAGAAGACGATTCTGGAGAGCCTGATACACCAGACGAACCAGTAATACCAGATGAACCTTCTACAGACGACGATATACTACAATCTTTAAACGGATATGTGGAAGGAGATGTACTTATAACAACAGGTATTGTAGATAACGAAATATTAATAATATCATGATTAAAAAAATACAAGTTAAAGATCAATCCGGTAATGTAACTGGAACTTATGATGTTGGTCAAGTTGCCCCAGAAGTTGCTGAAAAGATAGACAACCTTCTAAATGAAGAGACTGGCAACATACAGTACACCACTAAAACAAACGGTGTAAACGTAACACTGAGAGGAAGTAACAATATAAATATTGAACCTCGTGAGGCTATTGGTACTGGTGAAGGTAAGGCTAGCGATGCTACAAATGCAAAGGGCGGCAATATCGCGCTTAAACCAGGAGACGATATTGAACTTTGGGCACATCATAGAGGCACTTCAAAAAATGACGAAGTGTCTGTAAAAGTATTGACGGAGAGTGAAAACGACGAAATTCCAACAAAACTTCAGCTAAATGCATCTGAGATATTGCTTACCACAAAAGATAAAGTGGGTAATAATGCGAACGTGATGGACGTTACAGTAAACTCTGCAAAGAACACGAGAGGTTATCTTAAGGTTCGCGCACAGGCTATCGATCTCAGATCAGAATCACACGGAGGTATCGCATTGCAGCCAAAAGGATATGACTCAGACAACCATATGAATAAGATTAAGTTTGAGCATGGCGGCGGAGACGGTTTGGAGTTCGGTACGTTTAATACTGAAAAGACATCTATATTCACAGACGAATATCGTTTTAATAAGGATGGTGTATGGAAGATGTCAACACGTACTAAAGTTCCTTCAGATAAGGCAGATGCTACAGACGCAACTACTTCGTACAAGTATGTTAAAGCTGCGGATGATTTCTATGACAACATTGATAATACTGATCCGACGGCTACAACCAAGAGTATAATAGAAACAGCTTCTGCTTTGAATGGAGCAGGAACATCTGCAAAGATTACTAAAAAGGGTAATTTAGAAATTGCTACCTAGACTGTTTACGTGGTTATAGATAAATCCAATGATGAACAGACAACTCCATCAGAAGCTGATGAAATTTGGTTGGAAACATTTAATGTAGGAGAGTATTATACTTTAGACGATCTTACATATAACATGCAAATCACAACAGAAGATTATTTTACAGATTATGCGAACAGTTTAAGCGATAAAGCAGAATTCTGGTTGAAAGTATCCGATATTGAAAATCCGTCATCGCCTAGCGATTATACTTGGGTTAAGTTTAGAAAATAGACTACAGGGTTAAATCTAGAATCAGAAAATACAATAAAACTCAAGGCTGATTCGGAAATAGAGATTAAAGTTGGTTCAAACACTTGTAACGCAAGCGATATTATTACTTTCATAAACTGGGCTAAAACGAGTAACTACGGTCCTTGGGCTGTATAACATAAATATTATACACAATGCTGAAGTTTAGAAATAAAGATGTTACTGCTATATACGCAAAAACAACTCCAGTAATTGCTGTATATTGGTACGGCCAAAAAATATGGCCTAGTATAATACTTTCGAGTTTTTATAACGGATACTGGGTAGATTAGTATCCTTGGACAGATAACACGCCTTGGGCAGATTAAAAGTAAATACAATGGATTTATATAATGGTGTAATAGACGAATTTACGGATTGGATCACAGGTATTAATTCTTTCACTGGACAAGACGTAACAGATAAAAAACAAGTATCCGGAGCATCAATCCGGCAATTATTACAAGACAGACTTAAGCGGCCGTTTGTTTTAAAAGAGGATATAACAAACAATAAATACAGGATGTTCTCTAGCGAGCGGGCGTATGAACTGTGGGCTGAAAATCCTTCCGATAATTCAGAGTTAGAGCTTTTTAGTTTTGTTAGACCGAGCGACTATAAGCTGACGTTTGCTGGATTAGACAATTCTAACAAATATATAAGACAGGGAGACATCAACAATATAGGAGCGAGAATACAATATAGTTGGAGTATTTATAATGATGAAGGAGAATCTTCAGAAGGACTTGCTGTAACATATACAATAGTCAACGAATCTACTGGTAAGACAAACACGTTTACCAGGTGGTATAATAAAGGAGATGTTGTTGATTTTAGCATATACAATTATCTAAAGGCTGGAAAGAATACAATAACAATATCCGGTAGAGGCACAGAAAGCGGTGCAAGAAATTCTGCGTATTTTAATATAGTTGTGTTACAATTAAATGTATCCAGCGATTTTAAATTCTACGATAAATATACAAGCGGGAGTTCTGTACGAATACCATGCTTCTTTGAAAGAAATGATGACAGCGGTTCAGCAAAAGTTTATTTTGTTATAGACAGCGGAACAAATACGTAGGAAATATATACAACCGATGTACTGGCAAATAGTGGTGTAAAAATAAATACAGAAAAAACCATAGCGTTTAATTTGGCGCCTGGTAAACATACACTGCAGATATATTCACAATCTTCATATAACGATGGGGGTACTGTAATAAACAGTAATCTGTTATACTATACATTTGTAATAGCTAACCCGGAAATATCTGTAGAAAAGTTTATACCAATATCTACATCATTCGACAGCGGCGTATTTCCGTTCAATTCGTTGATACTTACTGCTCAGCAGTACATGTAGCAACAGCTTTCTTGGGGTTATTATACAGATGCCCAACAAAGTGATTCTAAACTGACAATTACTTGGAAACTATACAAAGATAGTGAAGACCAAAATCCAACAGTACTGTCTACGATTACTGCAAACACGCAAACAAAGTCACCAGATCTGCAATACATTCCTGAAATATATTCCGAATACGATGAAGAATCACAGCCGTTGACGTTTTTGTCTGCACAATACAACAATGTAGAACTGTTGCGGATACCCATTCATATAACTCGAAATAATGACTTTAATGTAAGCGAAACAGGTTCTTATGTGTTCAAGCTTTCTGCCTTTGGTAAAACCAATAGTAGTACAGATAATTCCACTTGGGAAGATTCTCAAAACGGAGTACCTGTAAACTTTACAGGTATACAATGGAACGCAAATTCAGGGTGGTACGAAAACAGTTTCAGAACTTGCGGTACTGGAGAATATGCAGTTGCGAATCACAATCCGTTTGCTGGGTTTGATATTAACACAGATGGAAAAACCATTGAAGTAGAATTCGAAACAGAGAAGGTAGTCAACGACAATGACGTACTTATCAAAATAGGATCCGAAAACCAAGCAAGAATCGAGATTACTCCTACCACAGCTACCCTGTATAACAATGCAAACGAAGAGGTTGTTCATACAAACTATAAATCTAACGAAAGACTAAAACTTGCTTTTATAATAAACAGTAGTAACTCTGCTGGAAAAGAAGCAAATTTGGCTTATATTGTAAACAACGGTATATTAGAACGTGCTAGCTATGCTGCAGGAGGAACATACAATAGTTTAGGAGGTATAAAAATAGGAGGATCTGCTTCGGGTGTAAGAGTGTATAACATGCGCATATACAACTATGCTATAACATACACACAAGCATATAACAACTACGTGTTTGATAGCAACAACAAGGTCGAAATATACGACAACAACAATATACTAGGAGTAGGCGACAAGATAAGTTACGAGTTGTGTAAGAGCAAAATAGATACGTTCTTAATATCTGGAGATCTTTCAAACATTTTGAATCAATAGGCGAAGAAAGAAGATTCTGTATCAGAAGTAACACTGGAAAGAACCTGTCCATACGATTCTACAAAAAACTTTAAGATAAACAACATATAGATAAGGAAGCATGGACAGAGTACGTTAAACTATCCTATACCTTCAATGAAAGTGTGGTTTAACAAATCTACTTCTACAGCGATTCCTACTTTTGAAATAGCTCCACAAGATCCATTACCTCTTAATAAAAATAGGTATAGGATGAAAGATAACTCTATACCTTCCAACAAGTTCGTATTTCAAGCAAACTATGCAGACTCGTCTGGCGTACATAACGGAGGTTTGGAAAGACTTATATAGTCTAGCTGGTATAATGCGGAAATAGACGACCAGTATAAGCTTCGTACAGAACCGCAATTATTCACCAGTATACCATCGGACCAAAAGGATTTGTATAACTTAGATTCTGTGTGGAATGACTATTTTCCAAACAGCGATTTTCCATATGAACTAAGAGTGTCTCCAGATTCAATTCCATGCGCTGTATTTTATCAGAATGTAAACGACGACACACAAACATTCTTGGGCCAATACGTGTTTATGGATGATAAGAAATCTGATTTCTTGTATGGAGAACGCAGCATATACAAAGTACAACAAGACCCATTCTGTTTAACTACTACTCACAAAAGCGACGATAAGTCTGAAAATAAGATTTGGGACAACGGTAACGTTTTGCGCATAGAAGTCGTTGAGTCAAACAACATGTATTCATCATATATGACTTCTGACGGATTCGATGAAACAGAGTATGCTTCAAACGAAGAAGGTTCTTCGGAAAAACGGTATAAATGGGAACGCGCGTTCGAGATGATATACCCAGATCCAGACGATCTGGCAGGAGATGTATCAGACGGAACAGATAAGTTTGGTGACAACTCTAAGTTTGCGAAGAAAGCTAAGCCTTTCGTTGATTGGTTTAAATGGGTTGTAAGTACCAGAAACAATCAACAAAAGTTCCAAGACGAAGCGGCCGATCACCTGGATCTATATAAAATGGCTGCATATTACATCTTCGTTTTACGTTTCGGTCTTGTTGACTCGATGGAAAGAAACGCTCAAATAAAGACATACGATGGTGTTCATTTCCATTATGAACCGTGGGATATGGATATTGCTCTTGGTAATAAAAACGATGGCGGTATTGCCTATAATCCACCTATCGATAGAAATACCAAACTCCCTGGTAGTATTACTACATATGCAATATCTGGTAGGAGTGCTGATAGTAATGGTAATATTGTCACAAGCAATTGGCTATGGGATGCTTTAGAAGCGTGGCCATATTGGGCCAACACAATAGTTCCAAAGACAGCAGACGCATTGCATGAAGCAGGACTTTCGTACAACAATGTTTCTGAAATGTTTGATGAAAACTATGCGAATGCCTGGTGTGAAACAATGTACAATAAGAGTGGAGATTTTAAATATATACAGTCCAGAGGTACAGATAATGAATGGCTCAGATGGTTGCAGGGAGCTAGAATGACTCATAGACATTGGTGGTTAAGTACATCAATGGATTATTATGACGCAAAGTGGTTCTGCGGAGATTATAAGAATCACTCTATATATATTACTGCCAACGTATCGGAAGGGTCTAACGCAAAAATAAATATTATCCCAAATAAATCTACTTATATAGTAATACAAAAGGATAATAAAACAATACACACCGAACAGGTAAGTCCGAACAATCCGTTAAGTTATGTAGCTCCAGTACTAAATACGAAAAACCCGTTCCATATATATGGTGCGAATTTTATGGACACAGTAGATCTTAGTGAAATAGCTGCTGGACTCGATGCCGTAGATTTTACTGGTGTTTATTCTAAAGTTTTGGGTTCTCCTTTAAAAGAGATAAACATAGGAACAAAACTCACCGGGGTGTCTACAGATACATACACTACGGTAAGAGGATCTCTAGGAGGTGCTATTCGTGGACAAAAAGAAGCATTCGAGAACTTGCAAACGCTTAACATCAGGGGCCAAATAAATCAAACTGGCACCAGAGACTTTATACACGACAACAACATCTCTTCTTTAAAGAATGTATACGCGATGGGTTCTGGGCTGTCTGATTTCTATAGTTCTTCTTCTGGAAACACGTTTAACAATGTTGAATTACCGTCTAGCGTTAGCACTCTGTACATGAACGATTCTACGTGGGAAGACCTTAGTTTTTGGGAAATTACTTCGTCGAACGGATCTGCGTCTACGATTTAGAAAATGCAGTCTATTCCTACTAATTTGACTTCTGTTACAATGAATGGTATAAGTTGTCAAAATGCAAATTCGATTAAATTTATAAAAAACTGGATTGCATCGATAACAGCGCAAGCCAATGTAAATTTAAGTTCGTATGCATTCAACGCCGACAAGATACGATGGGACAACTCATTAGGTTCAGAAAACATGCTTACGTATGAAGAGCTTGAAATAATTGCTCAAATGAATCATAATCTTAGGGGTTATATTCTATTGAAAAATGAAGACGGTACTCCATTGACTACACTTCAACTCGGTAAGATAAAAGAGTGGTTTGGTGATTCGGTATTTGATAGAAACTCGTCCGGACTTGTTGTAGACCATGAGTTAGAATACACGCAAATTATTGTAGGCGGAGATGCTTATATACAGGACGGTGAAATATACTTAAACGAAGGTGGTCGTGCATCATTAAACGCTACAACTTTCATGCTGTCTGACGAAATAAACAATGAGTTTACGTGGACTATGGATACACCAACAGATCCCACTAGAAGAATTATATATCAAGGTTGTTCAATAATAAACCCAGAGCTATCTGGTGATGGATTTGCTTATTTACAGACTAGGGAATCACAAGTAGGTCACAACTACGACGTAAGGGTGCATGTTACTTTAGGTGTACAAGACCAATATGTTACTATACATATTATTGGTGTTACATATCCAACAGATTTATCTGTGGCGTATACTTCTCTAAATGGAAATTACGTAAAGTCTAGCGGTAACTTTATTGCATTTGTAGGCTCTGGTGCGTCAGCCAAATTATACTGTACCACCAACCAGGATACTACGGCTACTGTTTCCAACATTTTGTACACGATAGAAAATTCTACAGGAGGCCACATACAATACAATAAGTCTACAAATACGATAACTACTTCTAATTGGGACAATACAATAGACGTTCAAAGCAACGACGACGGTTCTATAAATGCTACTTGGGCTTCTAATAACTTTCCAATAGATGATAGTATAATAGAGTATGCTATTAACATCAAATGGGTTTTTGCTTCTAACAAAACTATAGAAGTAAGTAAATCTTTGATTATAATCAACGATTCAACTGCTTTGTTTGACACAATAAGTAACCCAGTATTGTATAGAATTATAGACGCCAAGTCGTCTCATTCTATAGGAAATAGCGTTTATAGATTAGATTTGCTTTCTTTAACGGGCGAGCTATAGATAACTGAAAATTCAGGAGAGACGCTTAGAACCCTAATTATGTATACAGGCAGTTCATTTTTAAATTATATCCCAAACATCACAAGTATTAGTATTACTAACTGTACTTCGCTACGTAATACAAACGGAGAATTTGTATTTACAAATATACCAAATCTTGAAGTTCTATCTTTAAGCGGATGTACAGGACTTTCTGGAGATATAGATTTATCTACAAATACTGAAATAACAGACGTTAATGTACAAAATACATCGTTGAATGTAATATTGCCTACGGCTTCAAAAATAACTAATTTGTAGTTAGGAACTCCTACCAAAGTGATATTAAACAGTCCTGTAGTGTTACAACCAAACAATACATCTGTACAAAATTCTTCAAATATATCGCACCTTGATATTTAGAATATTTCTAATACAAAGACGTTTGCGATGTTCGGTAAAATTTTAAACGTTTCTTAAACATGACAACATTAAAAATATAGCAAAATACCGGCAGTACGGAAGCGGTTTCGTATAATATAATAGAACGTTTATACAATCTTGCATTGGATAGTGAAAATGTGATACTTGAAGGACGGTTATAGGTAGACCAAATTTATGATCACCAATATAATTATTTAACAGGTAGGTTTGAAGGCCATCTTTATATATCTGCTACAACAAGGCTTATGTATTTTGAAGACTCTATTCTTGAAGGCCGTGTCGCATCGTTTTTACAAAACTACGGTGTCTAGTAGTCAAACAACGTAGTGACATTTGATTCTGCAAGTATTATCACGGATTATTGGTTGTATAGTACAAATTAGAATTAGAGAGCATAGGACTTCCATAATATATTTATAAACGATTCTATAACTACGATAGACCTCAGCGTTTTTCCAAATTTAAGAAATATTGCCCGAAGATTTATACGATCTGGTAGTTTGACCTTTTTGAATACAGGAAATCTTACTGAACTTTCGCGTAGAAAATATAAAAACTAGTCTGGAAGTATATTTGGAAATGCTAGTGCGGATAAAGAAACAGCTGGTGATAGTAGAGCAAATGAAGATACAACTCCTAACTTATAGAAGATAGTATGTCCAAACGTGACACGAGCTAATCACGCGTGTTTGTGCGACAATGGCGCAAGAGAAATATATTTGCCAAAAGTAGTATATATGCTGCAATACACAGTGAGACACGTTCCGAATTTAAATCTTATTTATATCGGGAGCGACATCTAGTATATACACTACAAAATGTTTGATGGTAATGCCAACGAATATCCGTCTACGGTCAATCTTGTAATAAACTGCGCAACTCCACCTATGGTGTTTACGGATGAAAGCGACGCTGACGACATGACAACGTTTTCGTTTACTCAAGGATCACTTGGAGGAAACGTGCTAAGCAAGATAAACATATATGTGCCAGACTCTGCGGTTAGTGTTTATACAAGCGATACTGGTTGGAGTAGTGTGTCATCCAGAATATTGCCAATGTCGCAATTGGATACACAATTTGTCGAAAAGATAAATTCCAATACTGGAGATACGTTATTGAATTAATATAACAGATCCCCGACTGTCTAAAATGGGGAGGCCTCTATGGTATATAAGGTGGTTCGATTCCACCGAGGTCGCTACTAATTCCTATTAGTTTTAATGATTAAAGATGATGATTATGTGGTAACACCCACGTTAAAAAGTGTTTTGGTGTTGAGAGCAAAGGTTGGTTAAAGATAACCTTCCTTTGTAATCAACAGCATCGAAAGATGTTTATTAATCATTAATCATTTAAAACTAAATTATGGAAAATTCAAAAATTATGATGTTTCCTGAGTACGGAAACAACAGCAGCATTGATCCTAATTTGCTGCTAGCCTTAAACAACAACGGTGGATTTGGTGGAAACGGTAACTGGATATGGATCCTGTTCCTCTGGCTTATCTGGGGTGGTGCTTATGGCAACAATGGTTTTGGTGGCGGTTTTGGCAACGGTGCAGGTTTCCTGTCCAATCAGATGAATAACGACACAGGTCGTGAGCTTCTGATGAATGCTATTCAAGGCAACCGCGATTCTATTAACAGCATCGCAAATCTGCTTAACACCGAAGTCAATACTGTTCAGAATGGTATATTCACATTGAACAACGCTATCAACTCTGTTGGTACTCAAGTAGGCATGAGCGGTTTACAATTACAGAATGCAATACAGGCTGGAAATGCTTCAATAGCTTCTCAGATCTGTCAGTGCTGCTGTGAGAACCGTCTTGCTATTGCTCAGTAGACAAATACTATTCAGTCTCAAATGGCTGCAAATCAGGCTGCTGATCAGCTTGGTATGTGTCAGTAGACTAATACTCTGTCTAATCAGGCCGAGCGGAATGCTCGAGACATAACTGAAGCTATCAATGCTCAAAGTGTCATGATCAACGACAAGTTCTGCGATCTTGAGAAACGCGAGCTGCAGAATAAAATTGATTCTCTTACTGCTGATAATGCTCTTCTTCGTTCTAACGCTAATAACGAAAGACAGACTATTTTACTCAATGAGAGATTTAACGATATACAGAACCAGCTCGTAGCAATCAAATCTGCTCAGCCAAATACTGTACCTGTACAGTGGCCGCAGTTGACCGCAGTTAACACAACTCCATATGTGAGCGGTGGTTTCTATGGTGGTTTTAACGGCTTCGGAAATGGTTTCTGGGGTAACAATGTTTCATTTTAATTGAGGATGTAATATGGGGTGCTTTAATGTAACTACTAATGTAAATGGAGTTCCTTATCTGAGCACGACCAATGTAACTGTAAACGACACTGCTGTGGAGTTCGCTCTTGGATTCCGCAGAATATAGCCTGTCGGGTATTTTACGGTTCGCATTGCTGACGCCATCCCAGCTGATACTACTGGTACATTACCAGTATCTATCACGCTCAACGGCGTCACCCGTGCACTCACCTTTTTTAATGGGACTCCCGTAACTGCTGCAGACATCACCGGTACTGGTGTAATTACTGTATTTAATGACAGGTTTAACGGTATCTTGCAGATTACCTCTGCTCTTGCAGCTTAATATTAACCATTTAATTTTTACAAATTATGATAATAATAGAAACGCGTCAAGCAGCAAAGGATAAAGCCTTCGACCTTATCGACGAGATTGAAGATCTTGGACATAAGAAAAAGATGGCTCTCTGCGAGCTTAAAGAGACGCTTTATGATTGTTTTGAGTCTTCAGAAGAAGACGAAGACGAATATGATGAGTCCGAAGATCGTTATGAACCTGTTGAAGAATCTGACGAAGATCAAGATATTGATTTTCGTAGACGCGGGTCATATAGATATAATCGTAATTATGCAATGCGTTCTAGCATGCGTAATCATGATGTAGACGATATGGATATGCGTAACTCTCGCGCTTACAGACGCCGCGCAATGCGTATGCGTCGTCGTGACCGCATGGGTAGATTTGTTTAACTCGAGTTTAAGGGGGTATATATTACCCCCAGAAAACTCTTAATTTTTTAATTAATATGTTTTCAGGATTACGCCAAGGAACAGTTCTTCACATTTTGGATAAAACAGGAGAACCTAAAGTTGTAACAGGGTATGTCGAGAATGTGACAGCCCCTCATCCTATGTATAAGACCTACAACCCCGCTGTTAGTTTTGGTACTAATTTGCAAAGTGTTGTAGATATAATAGTTAAAATTGGTAACGAGAAAAAAGAGTTTGTAGGTATTCCTAGTAATAGTACTATTCATTCGTATGGTGACTATGTCATTAGCGAAACTAAAGAAGGTATGATACAGGAAGTTGACGCAATGCTTTAGAATAGCAAAAGTGTTTTGGCTAGCGTAGAACAGCACAAAACAAATATCGAAGCTTGCGAAAACATTTTAAAACAGTTGAATCCTGTATACGCAAAAGAACAGGAAAGAGACGATGCCATAAACGACATTTCTGGTAGAATGGATCGCATGGAAGATGTTCTGGCGAGACTGGAATCAATGTTAACTAGACAAGGAAATGGAAGCAACTAAAAGTTTTAAGAAGTATTTAAAATTATTTGGCCCGCATTTTACTAAAGATTTGTGTCAGTTTGCAGTCAGCTTAATGTCGGATGAAAACGGAGAATTAAAACCTTTCACGAAACAGGAAATAGATGACAAATTAAAACTCACTAACACTAAGCTTTAGTATAATATGCTTTACGACTATGTATATGTTGCAAACATGTGCAAAGCAGACTTCCTTGGGAATGCAGTACCAAATGACGAATAGCACCTTTGTAAATATATAAAAGGTGTTATAGATGACCCAGACGGTTATGACGGACAAGTTTTTAATCGTTGGCTTTCGGATATTGACGGAATGCATATAACTATTGATTGGTCTGAATTTATATGATTGCACAGTATATATAGCTTGGTAAAAGAGGCTGGAATGTTTTAGTATACTATGGTGTTGACGAAGACGATTTTGTAGAAGTAGAAGATTCATTAAGATAGTTGAATTGCTCAGAAAAAGATATAAGAAGAGCTTTTCGAGTACTTAAACATAAAAACACCGGTTTTACATTCAGTAACACAGAATATAAAATGAGTATTGTTTGTATAGGTGTTTCTACAGACGCTAGTCAATTCGTAAACACAGTAATACACGAAGCAAAACATGTACAATCGCACGTATGTTCTTTTTATGGTATTGACGAATACAGCGAAGAAGCTGCATATCTAATAGGGCATTTGGTGCAAAGAATGTACAAAATGTTTGCAAAAATTGTAAAAAGATATGTTTGATATACAAGGGGATAAAATTAAGTTAAGTACAGAAGATTTAGCTATACCTCCCTTTAAAGATCATTACAATCTTGCTAAAGATAAATCTTTGGCACTAAAAGAGATCGAATACGTGATTTGGCTACACAGGTGGAATACGCCATACGAAGCGTATCCAGTAAATGAAAGAGCTTCTGTTGTAGCCAAAGACGTGTTCAAAGATCCTAACTATAAGCCTTCTGAAGAAGTAGAAGAGCTTTGTAAGAGGTTTATAGAGTTTCAAGAAACTCCTGGGACTAGATTATTAAGTGCGTCTCAGATGGCTGCCGAAGGACTTATAGCAGCGTTGAATGATTATTCTAAAGGTCTTATGGACATAGATACTGCTATAAAGGTTACTAGAATATTAAAGGATGTAGGTAACATAGTAAAATCACTCGATATAGCAATGAAACAAGCGAAGACAGAACAACTTGAAGCTGGACGTGTTAAAGGTGGTGGTACTATAGGTTTATACGAAACAATAAGATAATATGGCAATAATTGATAAATTTATTCCTATTCTTTTAAGATGGGAAGCAAGTACTACTGTTAAATCAGGAGAATCATTAGAAGCAGCATTTAACCGTGCAAAGAAAACAGGATGGTCAAATGATCCTGCTGATACTGGAGGTGCTACAATGGTTGGTGTTACACTAAACACATATAAAGCATATTGTACAAAAAAGGGGCTTCCCTCTCCAACAGTTAATGATCTAAAAAATATACAGTACTCTGTATGGAAAGATATAGTGTATACTATGTACTGGAATAAAGTATGCGGAGATTAGATTATGGATCAAACAGTAGCAAATATGATAGCGGATTGGGTATGGCATTCTGGTGTAGGCATGATAAAAAAGATACAAGGCCTCGTAGGAGCTACTTAGGACGGTTCTGTTGGCCCTAAAACAATCACCGCTATAAACAGTGCAGACGGGTTAAAGAAAAAGCTCTACGACGCTAGAAAATAGTTTTTCGACGGAATTGTTTCTAGAAACCCATCACAGAAAAAATGGTTAACCGGTTGGATGAATCGTTTAAATTCTGTTTATAATTCATAATAGCTATGGTAGACTTTAATAAAAAAATTTATTCTTCTGATAAGTTTCGACAGTCGGCTATATTTTTTCAAGAACACGGCTGTTATACATTAGCTCCCAGAGGTACTACCGATTATATACAATTTTGGGAGCAAGAAACAAATAGGTGTTTAAATGGATATGTGGCACCTGATGGAGACGCTATAACAGGTTACCATTACTTCTATTTAAATTACAGCCCTATCATGAAACTTGAAGAAAAAGAGTACACTGATAGGTATGGTAATATACGTACAAAACGAGAACGTATATTAAACTTTCCTGATTTTTGGGATTATGATTATTATTATTTCAACGCAATAGAAGAAGCTGAATAGCAAGGAAAACATATGGCTACTCTAAAATGTAGATAGAGAGGTTATAGTTTCAAAGGAGCTTCTATGTTGGTGAGAAATTATGAACTCATACCTGGATCTAAAAATTTTGCTGTCGCTTCTGAACAAAAGTTTCTAGTTGGTGACGGATTACTTACAAAAGCATGGTAGATAATGGATTTTGTTGACAAGCATACAGCTTGGTCAAAACAAAGATTGACATCTACTAGATTGGAAAGGGTATCTGGATATAAAGTTACAGACGAATTTGGTAAACAAACTGAACAAGGATATTTGTCAAGTATAACAGGTATTACTTTGAAAAATGATCCAGAACGTCTTCGTGGTACTCGTGGCAAGCTTGTACTATTTGAAGAAGGTGGTAAATTCCCGAATCTAGAAACAGCTTGGCGAATAGAGCAGCCTGCTGTAGAAACCGACGATGGTGTAGCTTTCGGTCTACTTTGTTTATTTGGAACTGGTGGTACTGAGGGTGGATCGTTCGACGGTCTAAAAAACATATTTTATAACCCTAAAGCATTCAATGTTTTGAGTTTTCCTAATATTTGGGATGACGGATAGGAACAAACAGAATGCGGATTTTTTGTGCCTGCTTGGAGCAATTTATAGTCGTTTGATGATGCTGGAAACCAAATATTTATGGATAAGTTTGGAAACAGCTTAAAAGAAAAAGCTATTGAAGAACTTATAAACCAACGTAATACAATTAAAGATGGAGGAGCATCACAAACATCTATAGATAGATTTATATCAGAACGTCCTTTAAAACCGCAAGAAGCTGTATTAGAGTTGGGTAAAAATATATTCCCTAGAAAGTTGCTAATGGATCAATTGACGAAAATACGTACCAACACAAAGATTAAAAACATGAAACACATAGTTGATCTTAGTTGGGATGGAAATGGCGGTGTGTAGGCGACAGAAAAGAAATCAGGAGATATAACAACATACCATTTAAAAAAAGATGACAAACCAAACGGATCTGTAGTCATATGGGAATATCCTATCCCAGACCCCCCATTCGGCTTATACATCGGCGGTTGTGATCCGTATGACCACGATGAGTCATTTACAAATTCCTTAGGATCTACTTTTATATTTAAAAGAGTACGCGCAGGGGAAGCATGGAATGACGTAATTGTAGCCGAATACACAGGTCGTCCAGATACAGCAGAAGAATATTATGAAAATGTTAGAAAGCTTTTGATATTCTATAATGCGCGACTGTTATTTGAGAACGAAAGAAAGGGCATATACCCATATTTTACAAATAAACACTGTGATTATTTGCTGGCAGATTAGCCAGATAAAATTATATCGGAAGTCTTTAAAGACAGTAAAGTGCAGCGCCGAAAAGGCTGCCACATGACAAAAGCTATTAGGGCGTATGGAGAAGGTTTAATATTAGAATGGTTGATGGAAGAATATGAGCCAGGACACCCTAATATAGAGAGAGTATACAGCGAACCGCTTATAGAAGAACTTATTGAAAACGACGGTATAAAAAACGTAGACCGAGTGATAGCTCTTTGTATGACAATGATATACAGAGAAGAATTGTTTCAAGTAAAAGTGGCCGCTGCAAAAGATAAAAACAAATAGGTTGAGCTCTTCGAATTACCACTGTTTAGTTAGCAATGGTTTGCTTCCAAAGACAATGTAAACGATGACATACCGTTATTTAGCTTTTAACAATGATTAAAGTAGAAGACAATTTATACAATTCGACGTTTCCTCAATAGAAACTACCATTATCAAAAAAGAACGAAAAATGGTAGCATGATTGTGTAAACTACATTATCGGAGAAGGTAATGTGGCATCTGGAGGCTTGAGTAAGACACAATTCGGGGAAATGCAAACTTATTATAATCTATATAATAGTATATTTGACGAAAAGGATTTTAAACGAGTGACAAATCCTTTTAAAGTTGAAGACGGATTTCCCGCAAGCCCGCAAGACTTCAATATTATCCGGCCTAAGATAGACCTTCTTATAGGTGAAGAAACAAAGAGACCGATGAATTTTAGAGTTGTGCGTACTTCTCAGGAAGCTGCATCCGAATTGATGGATAAAGAGAAAGAGTTCCTCATGCAGTATATAATGGCTGCAATTACTGGAAAAATGAGTCCAGAGGAGCAGCAATAGTTCTAGCAGCAACTCCAAAGCGGGGAAATAATGCCTCCAGAGGCGATTGCAAAATACATGCAGCGCGATTATAAAGACGTTGTAGAAAATACTGCATATCATACACTCGTATACTTGCGAGAAAAGCTTAATTTGGATAATGAGTTTTTGAAAGCGTGGAAAGATGCATTGATTGCAGGAGAGGAAGTATATTACGTTGGTGTTCTAAACGACGAGCCTTACGCAGAAAGAGTGAACCCGATGTATTTCTCACACGATAAGAGTCCCGACTTAGAATTCATAGAAGACGGGTCATGGTGTTGTAGGAAGATGCGTTTGCCTGTATATGAGGTTTACGATAGATATTTCAATAAAATTTCAGAAAAAGATCTTAATAAATTGAACGAAATGCTTACTGGTGTGCCAATGAATGACGCAGGAGAAAAAGATCCTGTAGATAATTTTGGCGGTGGTATCCAGTGGCGCATATACGACAATCCTGCGTTTGATTAGAAGAATAGATATTCTATAAACGTATGGCATTGTTGCTGGAAGTCGTTTAAGAAAATATATTACGTCACTACTCTAGATGAAGCTGGCCAGCCTTAGATAGAAATAGCAGACGAAAGCTATAAAAAGACTGGTACAGAGCTTTCTGTAGAACCCGATTGGATTATAGAAGTGTGGGAGGGATATAGAGCTGGTTCTGATTTATACTTTGGCATACAGCCGTTGGAATACCAGCATGTATCTATAGATAACCCAAATTCTCAAAAGCTTCCTTATTGTGGTTGTATATACAGCAATACAAACAGCAGGCCCAGATCGCTTGTTAGTATACTCAAACCACTGCAATACATGTATATCGTACTGTGGTATCGTTTAGAGTTGGCAATTGCAAGAGATAAGGGTAAAGTAATAAACATGGATATTACTTAGATCCCAAAGTCCATGAATATAACTCCAGATCGTTGGATGCATTACTTATCCAGTGTAGGTGTGAACTTTATAAATCCTTACGAAGAAGGTTGGAACGTTCCTGGACGAGAAGGAGGTAAACCTGCTACGTTTAATCAGATTACATCTCTCGATCTTACTATGTCCAACGTAATAGCAGAGTACATTCAGTTAATGGATAAGATAGAACAACTGGCTGGTACTATATCTGGTATTACAGAGCAGCGGCAAGGAGCAATTAGTTCTAATGAACTTGTTGGTAACGTGGAGCGATCAGTTGTACAGTCTTCACATATTACAGAACCTTTATTCTGGGCACACAACCAATGCAAACGACATGTGCTCAATATGCTTCTAAATACAGCAAAAGGAGCTTGGGAACAAACAGGTAAACAAAAACTGTCGTATGTGTTTGATAATGGAGAGCGCGCATATATAGACATTTCTGATAAATTCTATTATGAAGACATGGATGTGTTTGTAACAGATACATCTAAAGATCTTGAGAACATACAAAAACTTCAACAACTCATTCAACCTGCGATGTAGAATGGTGCTAGTCTACTTGAAGCTGCTGAAATCCTTACTAACGATAACTTTAACATAATCAAGCAAAAGCTTCAGGAGATGCAGACTCGTCAAGAGCAAATGCAACAGCAAGCACAAGAAGCAGAACAACAGCAAGCTGTACAGTTACAACAGATGCAGAACGAACAGCGTGAACAAGAACTTATGCTTGAGGAAGCTAAGATGGATCTTGAGAGATATAAGATCGATGCTGATAATCAAACTAAGATTGCTGTAGCTGAGATTAGTGCTTATCGTGGAACTGAGGACAAGGATGCGAACGCAAACAATATACCTGATCCAATGGAGATCGCCAAAGATGCTACACAACAACGTAAGATTCTGTCTGACGAATATACTAAGCGTTACGAGGCTAAACAAAAGAAAGAGATTGAAGATAAGAAGATTGAGCTTGAACGTGAGCGTATGAAGCACGAGATGGAATTGCAGAAAGCCAAAGATGAAGCTGCTCTTGAAAGAGAGAAGATTAAAGCACGTACAGCTAGGGCAAACAAAGTTTCAGGAGAGAAATGACAAGAAATGAAGAACAAGAGCTCTTAGAGCTTACAAGACAAAACAATGAGCTTCTAAGAGCTATATTTCATTTAGTACAGCATGATGAAGCTAATGATTTTATACACAACTTAATAGCTAATTTATTATCTAATAGAATGGAAGGAGGTATGTATGCGTAGAGATCCAACACAATTTAGAGAGCGTTTTAAGAGATGGAAAGAAGGTTTGCCTGCGTATAAGAACGGTAAGCCTGTTGATGATGAAGAATTTGAGTCTTTCCGCCAAACTCTTCCAGATAATCAAAAGCCAATAGGAGATTACAGGACGAGACGTTATTGGGAGTTGAATGATAAACCAAAAACATTCTCCGAAGCAATTGGGCAGGGAATGTATACTCTTGGCAATAGTGGAAAGTACGGACAGTATGGCATAGAAATACCTTCCTGGCACGCAAACAGTGTGGCATACGATAAATCTACTGGCAATTATGAATTCATGAAACCAAATAGTCATCCAACAAGATGGATGGAAGACGTATATGGCTATTGGGGTCCGGACAATTAGGATTTTAGAGAAAACTATAGACTAGAAAAAGGCGTTGTTTATGACAGATATGTTCCAAAAAAGAATGTATGGAAAATTCCTAAATTTGATGATGGTAAGGATTCATATAGATATTACCAAGACGGTCAAGGAGGTTGGTTCAGGGCTGCAAACGACGATATGACTAGAACTTTCGAAGGTCTTGTTGTAACTCCAAGAAAAACTAAATACACGTATGTTCCGAAAAAGATAGATAATTCGGAACAAGCTGTTAAATGGAGAGATGAATACAACGCTACACACAATCCCTTTACTGGGCTACCTATGAACCAGGGTCTCGAAACAGTCAGCCCAGAATTTGATATTTTATCTGGTGTTAGAGGTTTTTTATAGCCATTAAAGCAATCAAAGATTATAGATTACGATAATGTGCGCAAAGAAATCGCAAAAATGAAAGCTCGTGACGATGCATGGCGGGCTGTTCACCCGGAATACGAAGTAGGTAATATTCTCAAAAAACCAAAATTACCAGATGTGTATCCGAATATACCGGAAAACGCACAAAAGTATACAATAGATCCAATAACACAAAAATTTACAACACGGCAAGAAGCAGACATGATTGAAAAGATGCTTTACGAAAATAAAGGTTTTCACGGAAAGCAAATATTTAACTTGCATAACAATCGTGCTCGTATTAATGGAGATTTTGTAGAAGGAGTCGGTAGGGTATATAATATTGACGACGCTGCTGATTATGAATCAGCAATCCAGTGGTTAGAAAATAACGCTTTCGGAAACAGGGATGGTGCAATCAAGTTTTTGAGTGATCCGTAGGTTCGATCGTCGTCTGCTGGTTTTATGCTACCGCTTAAAGATAAACCTATATTTATATCAAAATCAAAATTGTTTTCTACAAGAGAAGCTCAGCTAGGTAGAAAATTGACATAGAGTGAAGCTGAAGATTTATATTGGAAAGTGGTGTCTCACGAAAGGCATCATGCGTTTGACAAGATACACAACACTCCAGAAGGGTTTGATTTAAGCAACTTACCTTTGGACGACTACTTTGTAAAAAATGGATCCGACGAACTTGCCGCGAGAGGTACACAATTAAAAGATATGTTTGGTCTAGTACACGAACCATTGACTGCCGCTCATCTACGTTATGCGAGTGGAAAATATTTTATGGATCCGTCAAACATGGACAATAATATGAGTCGGTTTTTTAATATTATAACAGACTACGAAAAAGCTGCAAAATGGCTCAATGAAAACGCGACAACGCTTACTGCGCCAGTCGTTGGAGGTATTGGATATGGATTGCATAATAATAAGTAATATGAAAATACAAATACAAGAAGAATGGTGGCTCGGTGGAACTTGCGGGTGTGACCCAACATATGTATGGAAAACCATTAGCGTATCTCCTAATGAACTTGTTGAGCTTATTCGTAGATGCAAAACTATAAAACTTTTACAAAATACAGACAATGAAGTCTGAATAAAATAAAACTTAATTAACTATATTGCAATATGGCAAAAAAGAAAAATACAATTCCAAGCGGCTTTGAAGATGTTTTAGGAAACATCTATAGCAACGCTGAAGAGGGTAATGGAATATCAAATGTAGATGACCTATTCCCTCCAACAACACCGCTTGAAGAAGATAAAGAAACTGTTCCAGCACAAGCTGAGGAAGGTAATGAAAAAGAACCTGTTGTTGAAGATAAAACAGCAAAAGAAGACAACAGTAACATTCCACAGGATGTTCTTGACAAAATGAACAACGTAGAACAAAATCAGACTCTCGAATCTGAAGAAGATGGCAATGACGAAACGCCGACCGAATCTGATCTAATAGAAGCTCAGAAAATCGGTCTTCTCTTTGAGGCGGTTGGAGAGTCTCTTGGCTGGAATATGTCTGATATAAAAGATGAAGATAGACCGCTTACTGTAGACGATCTTACACAATATCTTACAGAAGCTGTAAAACAAAATTCAGTTCCGCAGTATGCAGACGAACGTGTTCAGATGCTTGACGAATACATTAAGAACGGCGGAAATTTTGAAGATTTTTACAGTATACAAAAAAATGATCTAGCTCTTGATTCTATAGATATGGAAGATGAGAGTAATCAGAAGAACGTAATAAGAGAACTATTGAAGCATGATGGGTATACGGACGATCAAATTAACAAACGAATCAATAGATACGAAGATGCCGATATGCTTTACGAGGAATCTGAAGACGCATTAGAAAGGCTTAAATCAATTAGAAAGCGAGAAGAAGAAGAGGCTTCTAGAAAGCAACGCGAATATGCAGAGCAACAAGAAGCAGCTTCTAGAGAATTCTTTAATTCTGTTTCTAATGACATAAATAACCTTACAGATATTCGTGGAATCTCTATTCCTAAAGAAGATAGGAAGGCTTTGTTTGAATATATATTTAAAGTAGACAGCGATGGGTTGTCACAATATCAAAAGGATTTTAATAAAAATCTTTCAAAAAACCTAATCGAATCAGCTTATTTTACAATGAAAGCTGATGCTCTTATTTCAAACGCTAAAAAGACTGGAGAAACGTCTGCTGCAGAAAAGCTTAGAAAACTTCTAAGACATACGCAAAAAAACCATTCAACATTTAATATTGATCAAGAAAAACAAAAATCAGTTGTAGATCTTGCCTCAGGTCTGTTTTAAAATTAATTAATTTATGAATAATAGTTTACTTAATAATCTCCAGCTGTATCGTGGACGTCGTTTCTCGGACCTGGTAGATGAGAATATGATTTCTAATGCACTGCTGACAAGACCTCATGAGGTATCTGGTCTTCTGTCACTGGTATTTGGTACAAAAGATGACGGTGTATCTACCGCAATTGACCTTATTACTGGCGGTCTCGGCAAAACTATGATTATCGACAACCGCGAGTTTGAGTGGTCTGTGATGATCGACAGCGATCATGCTGTAAACATTCGTTGGGCTAAGTCTAACGGTGTAGAAGTTAATACAAGCAACTTTAACCAAATTACTCCTGGTGCCAACGGTGCTCCTATTTATATCGCTCTCGAAGAGAAGTGGTTTAACGTAGGTGCTATCCTGTCATTCGACGACTATCGTTTCCAGGTTCGTGTTGGCGCTACTCCTTATCAGGACGGTAACGCTTGGGTGTATGAGTGTTATGTTGTTGATGGTTCTCAAGCTGCTTATATCCCTGGAGAGTTCCTGCTTCCTGGTCGTCAGGTAAGCCGTATGGGTTCTGCTTACGAGGAGTATAGTGATGAGGCAGATATCATCAACTATCAGACTCCTTTTAAGATGCGTAACCATCTTCAGACTCTTCGTTTGTCTTACGATATTACCGGTGATGCTTATAGCACAGTGCTCGCTATCGCTTTGAAGGATCCCGAGTCTGGTAAAACATCTTATCTGTGGTCTGATTATCAGTATTGGATTGCTCTTCGTGAGTGGAAGAAGCGTGAGGAAAAGGCTCTACTTTTCTCGAAGTCAAATCGTCTTTCTGATGGTACTTATCTTACTAAAGGCTCAAATGGAAGACCCGCACCCACAATGTCTGGTCTGTTCGAGCAGATTAGCCCCGCTAACGTTCGTTACTATACTACTCTTACCGCAGAACTGCTCGAAGATTATCTGTTTGATCTTTGCTATAACATGCTTGGAACAAACGAGCGCAAGTTTATCGCTCTGACTGGTGAGATGGGTATTCGCGAGTTTGACCGTATCCTGAAGGAGAAGGTAGCAAGCTTTAATATGATCGATACTGTATTTGTTACTGGTAGTGGTCAGAACCTGACTCTTGGCGGACAGTTTACTACTTATAAGATGACCAACGGTATTGAGCTGACTCTGAAGCGTTGTCCTCTGTTCGATAACATGGATATGTTCCGTCAGCTTCATCCTCTGACCGGTAAACCCCTGATGTCGTATACATTCCTGTTTGTTGACCTCGGTCAGCGTGATGGACAGGCAAACATCGTTAAGGTTTGTCGTAAGGGTCGTGAGTTTGTACAGTGGACGACTGGCGGTTCTGTTGTTCCTAGTGGATACGGAAATAGTATAAATACTCTGCGTTCAAATAGCCGTGATGGTTATCAGGTTCACTTCCTCGGAGAAGAGGGTATTATGCTTCGCAACCCGCTGTCTTGCGGTATTCTGTATTGCGACGCAGATGATAGCGAAACGTCTAATCTCCCTCAAGATTAATGTTTAACACAAAAAATTAAATAATGCCTGAGGGGCGCTTATGCGCCCCGTTCAGCATTACAACATACTAATTTATATTATGGTAGTTGAATTAAAAATTAAGAAGAAGAATCCCTGGGCTGGTTTGATTAAGTACAAGGCATGTTTTGATTACATTGCTCCGTATTTTACCAGATCTGGGTCGATTTATACCGGGTTGACCCCCGAAGATGAAAAATATTTTGAAAAGGCTTTGGGTTATGAAGAGGGCCATTTAGCTAAAACTAGTGATTTTTGGACTAATTTTTGCGTAAAGGTTGGATCTAGAGGTCTTATTTTGGATGACTCTATTCCTCGCCAAGCAATGATTATAAAGTTCTTAAGCGGACATAAGCGTGTATCTACTTCTTTAGATAAGCTCACTATGGGCAAAGATTATTTGCTTATAAATCGTGAGGCTGAGGCTATAGAGGCTAACAAGATAAATAAAGTACGTAGAGACGCAATCAAAGAATTCGACAAACTGTCGTTGGAACAGATGCGCAAATGTTTGCGTTTATTCGGTGTTAGTGCTGACAGAATGTCTAACGAACTTGTAGAATCTACACTTTTTGAACTTGTCGATAAACAGCCAAAGAGATTTTTTGATAAGTGGGTAAACAATAAGCGTAAGGATACAGAATTTGTATTAGAGCAGGCTATTGCCAAAGGCGTTATACGCAAAGATAAGACACATTACTTTTACGGAAGCGATATGTTTGCAGATAGTTTGGACGATGCAATTGCTTATTTGGACGACAAGAAGAATCAAGACCTAAAGCTTTCTATTATTAACGAAACAAACAATAAGTGATCTTATGATCAAATGAGATATGACGCATAAAGACATATACACTAAATTCATGATTGAATATGACAAGGCAAATGTTACTTCGTCATATCCATCGTTAACGGAATACGAGGTCGCTACATTCCTTGATAAGGCTTACAACGCACTTATATCGCAAAAGGTTGTTGGTAATAATTTTAGACGTTCTACTTTAGAATCTGATCTAAAGGCAATTTCAGACATACAACCGTTAATTACTACAGAAAGTAGGTTGCTTACAAAAGATCCGACGATAGCCGATAATGTTGTAACTACAACACTACCAAATGGATTCCTATACTTTGTAAGCGCACAATTATTTAAGAGGCCTGAATATACATCGATTTCTTACGAAAGAGTATACGATACGACATTAGAAGATAGAGGAGACGGTGCTTCTTTTTATGTTCCACTTGAGAAAATCAATGCCGGTGATAAATTTGATTTTGACGGAAATGTTGTTAACGTAAAGCTAGGTTATTTTGATAATAATGAAGATACTTTTGTCTTGATTGATTTAGGTGAAGACGATCCTGGATTATATAATATAAAAGATAGTTTTGTAGTAGATGATTACACGTATACTACATGGGATCATGAAACACCAGACAGTACTAAAAAATATTTGTTATGGATAGAATCAATTTACTCAAAGCAAATTTAGACATCAAACGAATAGCTTATTGTATATAGAAAACATGAAGACAAGAAAACAATTTATCCTCTAGATGGTCAGGATAAAAAGGGTTTGACAGTAAGATTAGTTTCGCATGACGTTGCTCAAAAATTCTTTTCTACATACTATAATATTCCTTGGGTAAAAGAACCTGTATGTTATATAGAGAATAATTCTATGTATATTGTATATGATCCAATAGATGTTCCTACTATTCCTAATATATCTCTATCTTATATAACAAAACCGCATACTTTTGTAAAAGACTTAAATGATTTGAAAACAGGAGATCGTTCAAGTTATACATTCTATTTCTTTTAGGTTGAAGATGAAAATGATGAGGATGTTACGGAATAGCAACCAGAATATATATTTGAGTGTAACGATACTGTTGCAGAAGAGTTAATAAGTCTTGCTGTATCTTTTGCGTTAGAAAATGTAGAATCACGTAGATTAAACACTAAACTTAATATGAGAGGGCTTGAATCATGACATTAGACGAAACACGACAACTAGGTATTGAATTCGAACGTAGAATTCAAACAATGATACCGGAAACGCAGCTTCAAAATAAACTCGACACCGATACAATTTATTCGTATTTGAACCAATATCAAGACAAATATATTCACGAAATATATAGAAATCTAGATAACGTTCAACCAGAATCAAAATTATCTTCTCATTTCGAAAGTGTTTTACAATCTATGCTGGCTACGTATAATGTAAAAGTTACTGCTACACAGGATGCATCTACAAATATTCACGACAATAATGGAATTGTTATAGTAGATACTGCTCGGTCTTATACCTTTATGCTACCAAACGACTTTTATATGTATTTAAAAAGCGTTTCGAACGTATCTTCTACATTTTCATTTAAAAATGGTTCATCTAACGATAGTCTACGTACTAAAATTTTACCTAATAGACTTGTATCACAATCAGAAGTATGGAAGATTATTGAAACGCCACACAACAACTTAAGAATACTCAAATATCCTGTTGTTGTACTGAACTAGTATAAAGATGGCAATCCTACCATAACAGTAATTTATGATAGATATACTACTGTAGAGGGTATTAGAGTTACATATTATAAACAACCACAACATTTCAGTTTAATTACTTCAACTCCTTGCGAATTGCCAATAGACGCCTTTGATGATCTAGTTAGCGGCGCTGTCGATCTTTATGTGAGTTATGTAGCTGGAGCAGAAGCGAGAAAGCGTCAATAGCAAGAAGAAGCACAAAAACGTGCAAGAGAAGATCAACGAGATGCAAGGCGTTCCGGAGGAAATCAAGATGAACAGTCATGAGATTAATTGATATAATAGCTTCTTTTGAAGTAGAAATAAACAAATATGACGATGCTGCTGAAAAACCAGATACAGAAAATTCGTTGTATTGGTTGAACCAAGCTTAGTTAAAATTTGTAAAAGAACGGTTTAATGGCAATTTACCAAAGCGTACATCATACGAACAGAATGAAAAAAGGACTAGAGATTTAATAAATCTTTGGAGAGAAGATCGTGTTATAGATACGCAGTCCGATAATTCTGATGCAAGTTATTATACAGTTGATCTTATAAGCGAAGATGAAATTTCTTTAACTGGTGACATCGATGAAGATACTATCCAGATAATCGGGGTAGTTGATGATGATGTTTTAACTCCAGAAGCTACTGGTAGCGACGATTCAGATAAAGATTCTGTGTTTATAATAGACAAAACTCATTATAATTATAATTCTTACGAATATAGTTATCCTAAAGACATGATGTTTGTGTTAAATGAAAATGTTGTTATATCAAATACCGAAAACGAGCATAAAAAAGATATAGGTGTTTTTGAATGCACTGCCGACAATTTCATGTACCGAATAAACAACAGTTTGACAGATTTCCATTATAAACATCATACTGCTAGACCTCTTAGAATACGGACTAATAACGGTTTTAGACTGTTAACCGACAAAAATTATAAAATACATTCTTACACATTGGGATATATAAAAACTCCCGATGTTCTTACAGACGAAAATCCGGAAACAGAATATAAGGATTTTCCAGAATACATTTGGCCAGAAATAATAAAAATGGCTGCTTTGATGTACATTGAAAATCAAAGCGACTCAAGATACAGAACTTTGGCCAATGAAGTTTTAACTCAAGAATAATCTTGATATAAATAACTCGCTACGCTCGTAATTTAATCTTCCTGACGGAAGATATAAATAACTCGCTAGCGTAATGATAATTTAAACGTGGAAACCCCAGCTAATTAGGTTTAGCTATATATAGTATTTTTGCTCGCTTCGCGAGTTTACTCGCTACGCTCGCAAAACCACTATATATATTTGTAGGGGGAGTAGAATAAATTAATTAATATATGATTACATATGTAAATACCGTGTTGGTTAGTAACTTGACTTCAAGCAATGTCATTACTAGTCTCAACGATTATAACAATCTTAGCGTCGCTGACGCTGGTAAGTTCGTAGTAATTACTACTGACGAAAACAAAGTAGGTAACGATGCCAATTTCCCTGTGGTTACTTCAAGTACCGCTGCTAATTACGAACACATTAAGGTTGGTATCGTAACCAATAAGACAAACAAGCAGATCAAGCCCGACCATCAGATGGTGGAGGTTCCTGTGATCAAGTGGTCTAACATCATCTCTAAGGATAGTCTTAAGAGTGTTGTTAACACTGAGTTTAAGGAGTCTACTGAGGACAGCGTAGAGATTGATTTCTCTAGTCTAAATCAGGCTCTTGAAAGCAAGTTTGGTCTTGGCGGCAAGAGAATTATTGTTCGTCTTACATTCAAAGACCTGCCTACTCGTTATCGCAAATGGACAGAGTCATACGAGTATGTTACTGCAGCAGGTGACAACAAGTCTTCTATTGCTCAGAACATCGCAACTATGATCAACAAGGAGTGGAAGAGAGCTCGTGTTGTTGCTTCTTACGCTAATAACAAGGTTACTCTTACTGCAATGCCTTACGATGATGACAATGTTGTTGATTCTATCAGCTGGGCAAATAAAGTACGTTTCAATGTCAATATGTACTTTACGGATCCCGCTGCAGAAGGTTGGGAGTCTTTGAATAAACATGAGATTCTTGGCGTAACGATTGAGAAGACTCCTGGTGTACAGTATGTTGGTGAGGCTAAGATCGTTCGCGATCGCGAGGCTCAGGCTATGGGTTATCAGGGTATCCTTAACCGTGGTGAAGGTACATATCCCATCATCAAGCCTGACATGCAGGTAGACCTCAGCAAGACTTACGCTGTTACTACAGTAGAGTTTGAGCGTCAGTATCGTGCTGCAGACGACATTTTCCGCAGGACTAAGGAATGTCTTGAAATGTATGCCCCATACGGTGTAGATTCTGAGACCGGAGAACTCGATACTAGTGCCAACGGTCTTTCTGGTATTAACGCTATTATTAACGCCTTTAAGGCTTGATTATAACCTGGGGTGGGTATATACCCACTTCAGGTTTATTTTTTATACTATGGAGATATATAACCACAGGTTCCCAATAGAACCTTAGAGTGATAAATACACTCCAAACGAATACAATATAAATGGTTCCGGTTATCCTCCATTCTATGATACTGCACAAGAGCTTCCAGTTAATACTACAGGTGCTGCCGACATATATATAACAGGTGGTGAATACGAAGACGGTACTATTCAATTAAGCCGTAATGATGATAAAGTTTTAAATATAGATATAAAGGAACTCTCTGACTGGGCAGAGTACGATTGATATGAAGTTATTAGATTCTATGCAACGCATGTTTGAGGGATTTTCTGCAGGAACATCTATAGGTAAGATAGGAGTAGCATTAGGGAGTATTATAACCGCTTTCTATTCTCCAATAGTAGCATTACTGGTATGTTGTTTTGTATTTACTACGGTGGACATGTTTTATGGTATAAAAGTGGCTTGTAGATTCAATCAAAAAATAACAAGTCATAAAGGTTGGAAAGGCACGCTAACGAAAATTATAGACGAGTTTACGATCATATCGTTAGCTAGGCTATTGGAATGTGCCGTACTAGGCGCAGAACAAGGTGTCTTTGTATTAACAGGAGGAGTTACTGTAATAGTAGCATTGACAGAACTGTGGTCAATACTAGAAAACCTTAATACTTTAAATCCTGACGGACCGTGGAAAGCACTCGGTAAGTTCTTGAAGAAAAAGGGAGAAGATTATATTGGAACAGAAATAGATTTAAACGATGAACATATTAACCATAATGACGTGGATAGTAAGGAATCGTAAAAGCTTATTTAAGGCCGTTTGTAGCCTCGCTGTTGGACTTTTACTTGCTTGGAGTATAACTTTAAGCAAACAGAATAAAAGACTGTCAGAGAGCCTAGAAACAGCTTAGAACGACATTGAGGCCTATTAGGGGATCGTAAACGACTCCTAGTAGGCCAATAATGTTTTAAAGCTCGATATAAAGACGTTGCGACAACAAAACGATAAATTACTACAACAAATAGATAGTGTAAGAGAATAGTTAAAAATAAAAAAATCAGAAGTTAATACAGCAGCAACTCAAACTCAAACTTTATCCGTTAATGGGGGTAAGGGGGTTGAAGGTGATCTTGTTGAGATCTTAAAAGATAGTATATACAATGATAGTATTTAGTATAACCCTCTTACATTAGTACATTATACTATAGGTAGAGATACCGTAAATATATAGATAGATTTAAAAAATACGCAATATTTGTATATATTTACAAAAAGAGAATACGCCAATAAAAAAAGTTTTATAAAACGACTCTTTACGTTTGATTTTAAGAAGGTGAATAGATATAGATACGAAATAGTAAATACTAACGACTTGATTAAAACCGACGATGTAAGAATCGTTGAATCAAACAAATAAGACAATGTATAACTATTTAATTGAACGGTTTTTAAAAAACAATCACAATAAATATTCAAAGTATGTAAAAGAGTGGATTGATAATTTAACTGCCGATCAAATTGCTTATTTTGTTTTAGAAAAACAAAGAATAACCGATGAATATTTCATTAAGAACAATAACAGATGATATTCTTCTTCTGGTAAGAAATAACAATATAAGCGAAAGTGAAGATCTATCCAGATCACAAATTCATTCTTGGGTGAAAGCTTACAAGCATAAGCTTTGGAAAGATGAAAAGGACAAAAAGAAAGAGTTATATCTACTTCACAGAATTGATTTAGAAGAACTTATTGATTCTGAGTTTGTAAAAAAAGTAGAACAACAGTTTGAACTAGAGCCAGTTGATTTACATACAGAAGAGTATATAAATATAAAGAGAACTAAAGAAACTCTAGAAAATCTTTTCAACGAGGATGAAAACAGTGTGTTGTCTATACATGACGCAAATGGAGAAAATATACAATACATGGATCATGTTAGACGATATTATAACTACTGGAGAAGATACACTTATGGCGATATGACCGCGTTTTATAAAGACGACGGTCATATTTACATACAAGGACTTACTGATAAAAATTAGTTACAGTACATATACGTAATGTGGCTAAAAGAAGTTGACGAAGAAGATGACGATGACGACTTGGATGAAGACGACATAAAAATACCTGCGTGGATGGTTCCAATTATAAAAGAACTTATTATAAAAAATGAACTGGCATTTATGTTGAACAGACCAAGCGATGACAGTAATAATGCAACTCTCGCAAGTGTTAAACCGCACGGCCCACAAGACGATGAAGAATAAAAAGTCTTCTACATTTAAAGATATGTATAAGACAATCCCCATACAGATAGATTACAGCCTCTACAGACGTATTTTAGACGAGATGTGTAATGTTATACTAGAATATATTTTTGAACGTTCAGAGGGCTTTAAAATGCCGTATGGGTTAGGACTTATACAAGTTGTAAAATATAGACCTAAAAACTTTACTGATAAATCTTTATCTGTAGATTATAAAGCGAGTAAAGAATATAATAAAAAAATCTATCACTTAAATGAACATTCAGACGGGTACAAATTTAGATTATACTGGTCTAAAATACCAAGAACGTTCCCAGATAGATATAAATACCAATTATGTTTAGTCAGACAAAATAAAAGACGTTTGGCTAAATTAATATTCAATAGACACGATTATATAAATATAGATGATATACAATTATACAAGGTGTGAATCGGTCATTGCAAAAATAATGGCTGATTTAGATTCCAAAGAAGCTAGATAGAGAACTTCTGATATTAAAGAATGGATTTTTGAAGCCATTGACAAGATTGGTGCCCCTATGCAGTATATCAAAAAGGAATCAGGCGTTGACGAATAGCCGATTCCAAAGATAGAAGACAATCAGGTCCCATTACCACGAGATTTAGCGGTGCTCGATGGTGTGGCTTATTCAGAAAACGAAAAAGGTCCTTGGGTTCCAATGAGTCCGAGAACTAATATGCTGAAAGAAGATAATTCTACGAAATATGGTGACATGTATTCAGTTTATAAATACGAAACTGGACCTGAATACTTTATAAAACCTGGGTGGCTTGTTACAAACAAGAACAAAGGATATATTAAGTTTATATATAAAGCAATTGCTGTAGATGAACGTGGTTATCCAATGATACCAGATTTATCGTCTTATAGAGAAGCCATTTATTGGTATGTTACAATGAAACTGTGTTTTCCAAAATTTATGTCAGGAACGCTTGGTGGTAGAGGTGTAAGTACTGCACAGAATGTATACTTTTATACACAGCAGTAGTGGAATTTTTATAGAAACCAGGCTTACGCAGAAGCTATGATGCCAACCGCAACAGATGTAGAAAATATTAAAAACGATTGGAATAAGCTTGTTCCAGAGTGGGATAGTAATTACAGTTTCTATAAAGATATAAATAAACAACAAGATATATATACTGATTATTATTATGGACGTTAATGAAAATTTACAATAGAAGAATACTTTTAACGGTGGCATGAATACAGATACTTCCGATCTATATATCCCAAGTAATCAGTATAGAATGGCTAAAAACTTAAGATTAACTTCTAGCGGAGGAAGTAATCAAGGAGAACTTCATTTAATAGAAGGGAATAAACTTCAGACTCTTACTGACTATAACGCGAATCCTGTAGAATTTGAAGAAATATTAGCAACTACAAGCGTTGCTGAATATGGAGTCATAGTTAGTAAAGAAACTATAAACATAGAAAGAAACGAATACAGGTTTAGTTTTGGTTATGGAACACAATTTCCGGATTTCACTAATCCAAAATCAGTTTATATAACATATTATTCAAATAACGATTCCCCATTAGTAGATCAATTAATCATAACAATACGTGCAACAGTTAGACCTACTTCTGGCACAGCTCTCACTGAAATAACGAAAGTAGTTATGTATGATCCTGGAGATTTCGAGCCAGGAGAAATGAAAGAAGTTGCTATCGTATAGCAAAATTAGGATTTAATTGTTTACAAGGCAAATATAGAAAGTTGTCAAATAAGCGGAAACAACACATATATATTTAGATACATCACTCCTGATTATGATTTGTTTAATCAGACGTTCAATGGCAGTGATCCTACTGCAGAAGCTTTTAGTATATGGCGGTTTACTGAAAAAGAAAATTCTTGCAGACGTATATTCGGGCCATGCCAGCAAGATATATGGAGTGTTGGTGTGGATTTAACAACAAAGTACGAAAACGCGAACGATATAAAATTATACATACTTACTGGAATAAAGCCAGTATTATAGCTTGATTTGGTAAAAGATGAATACGAACAATATGACTTTAAACCAGGTACTAGTTTTGGAGATCTTTACAAAAATACGTCTCTTGTATTAAAACCAGTAACATTATCTCTAATAGGCGATGGGCATGTTCCTATTGCAAAATTGCAATATGCGTATAGATATCATGATGGAAATGGACAATATTCACAATTATCACCGCTTAGTAAAATTATATCAGTATATAAAGATAATAGTTCCGGCTTTTCTTCTACTTCTGACAAAAGTATTGATATATCTATACCAAAGATAGACGCGAACGCGTATACAAAAATACAAATATTTAGAATTCAACCTGACACCGAAACTCCGCAAGTGTATGAAGTTTACAACGGAGAAATAATACCTCAATACACTGATAGAGGAGGTGGAAATCCTGTAGAAGGATTTGCTAATTATTATAATCTTTTGGCAAATAGTAGTATTCCGACTGTATTTTCTAGTAAAGGCGGTGCTATATATAGTGATGGTACAGAAACATTATCCGGTAGTAGGTTATATGAAGCAAATATAAAAGATATAACTAGCGGTATAGATTTAACATTTAAAAATGTAGATACAAGATCTTTTAGCAGCGGAATGTACTTTATGAGAGATGGCGTAAAAAAATACATTTTGGATGATCAGGGGAACATAGTAAATAAACCTGAAGCAGAAGACGATTTGTTCCACGAAGCCTTTAATGGAAATACTTACGGTGAATATAATCCGCTATATTGGAAAGCCAGCAGTGATAAGTATGGAGGAACAGGAGATTGGTTTGATTGGGAGTATACGTACAAACAAGTTTCTGTAAATGATATAGACCAAGCATCTACAATAAACGATTAGATTACAACATTTAAATACGGAGAAGTTTATAGGTTTGGCGTAATATTATATGATTTAGACGGAAATAGATCAAGTGTAAAATGGATTGCAGATATACAAATGCCAAAACAACCTATCGATTACGCTTAGTATGACTCGGATAACTCTTATATTATAGGCGGTGGCGATTTTCCCGGAAAAAGAAAAGTCTCTTATAAAATAAAAATAGTAGGAATAAATTTTAAACTGAAACATAAAATACCAAACTGTTCTTAGTTTGAAATAGTAAGGTGCATACGAAATAAATACGACGACACATATAATATATCATAGGGTATTGTTGGTTATCCTGTAAAAACTATAGAAAGAAAAGACGGCGTAGATCAAGATGTTTCTTATGAAAACGTTGCAAATCCTATATTTCCTTATGGTCCGATATCATTACAGCCTGTTGCGTTACATATGTGCGAAGCTGGTACGTTACGACGTCCAGAAAGCATTGAAGATTTTGGTTTTTGGGCAAACAATGTGTACGCTTTTACTTACAAAGGTGTAGTACAATTTGCGTCGCCAGAATATATATACGGCGTAAATAATAATGTTAATTAGTTTGCTGAGTATGCACCAGAAGGTAAAAATAATAAAAATTTACGACTGAAACTGGTAAATAGTTACACAATAGACAGTAAAGATTATAATACTATTTAGTTTACATTAAGTGGTAAACATCCGACGTTTCTTAATTCAGGACGTACTACTTATGTACATTCAGAAGGTTTACAAAACGATCTTGGCGACAACAAGGAGTTGTAGTTATATGTATCTGATAAACGATACCCAAGCATAAATGTTGGAGTATTTAAACAATATAACGATTCTGTCGTCTCAAAAGACGATAACATAGAGATAAAAGAAATACAGTACCCGCAAGTACCGGCGTATAACGAATTCTTTAACGAAGAAAGTAAAAGCTTTTAGTTTGAAAAAAACGCCAAGCCAATAGATGGCAAGAGCTTTGTTTTATGGTCGTCGTTTTTTACTCAAAAAATAGCAAACAGAGAAATTGAATGGGATAATGAAAAAAAGTCAAAAGCTCTTTCTGGCTTTTGGAATCTTCTAGACGACGATTGGCCAATCAGCTCCGGAGCAGGTTATTACAGATTAGCTTCTTCTGGAGCGTATGCTTATCCTGTAGGATCTACAGGAAAATGTATGCTGTTAGCAATTAACCCAGGCGACATAAAAATAACACCACAAACTAGTTACCCACTTACAATAACTGTAGCAAATATTATAAAACCTGCTAATCCGTATCACGGATATAATACGGCATCTATAAACAATTCTTCGTATTATGGATTCGGTGATGTATTTGGAAATAATCCAAATCAAGATTTAAATATTTTTTCCGGAGACGCATATATAAAGATGTTTAAGTATAATGCTATGCACAATATAGCAAGTTTATACATGAGGAACGCATATACCGCCTCGTTTATATATTGTGTACCTGTTCTTAGTGAAATAGATTTTCAAGGATAGTATGGTACTATATACAACAGTAATATAAATTCTGATGACGCGTGTCTTTTACAAGATATTCCATCTAATGTTCCAAAGCAGTGGACGATAACAAAAACAGAAAACGGAGAAAATCAATCTACCCCGTATTATTTTAATCAAACAGGATTTGCTTATCAATATAATAAGAAATATTCATCTCTATATTATGCTTTAGCAATATCTCCCACCAGTAGATTATCGAAAACAGATGCATCTAATATCTCTCGTGTAATATATTCTGGAGCTGATCGTTGGGATTCTGATACCTTTTTGCCTTCAAATTATATAGATGTTGACCCACAATATGGAGAAATAACGTGTTTAGCTGCGTATAAAGATAAATTAATTTTTTGGCAGCAACACGCTGTTGGTTACATGAGCATAAACGAAAGAGCTGCAATATCAGATATAAACCAAAACACTATATCATTAGGTACCGGAGATTTGTTAAAAAAACCGTTTTACTTAAGTAACGTTAACGGAATGAAACCTCACCAATTGTGTTATTGTATAACAGCAGATAATTTATATTGGTGGGATGGATACAATAAAGAAATATTACGTTTTAATGAACGTGGCGGAGTATAGCCTCTCTCAAAAACAAAAACTGTATAGTAGTATTTAAGTAGTAACGTTGAAAATGAAAAACCTCATATGTATTATGACGCCAGCAATAATGAGGTCATTTGCAGTTGCGTGAACAAAGAGAGTATCGTTTTTAATGAATTATCTGACATATTTACCTCTATATATACGTTCGAGCCTAAATACAATATTTATATACACGATAAACACTACAGTCTAAACAAAAATAATTTATATTTAGACAATACAAATTATGAAGGCGGTCGGTCTTAGTTATTTGGAATAGACGCTGTACCTTATTTAAAATATATAGTAAATAAACAACAGCAGATAAAAACATTCAATATTATTTCTTTTGGAGGAAAATTTTATGGCGGTTCTGAAGAAACTACAAATGACATAAATATATATTAGAACTTGCAACATGCTGGGCAAAACAATTCTCCACTGCATGTTATAGACTTTATATTTAAAACTCCATTAAAACAAGAAGGTAGATTAAACGGTAAGAGAATAACCAATAGAGAATATGATTTTAGAGCAGCTATACCAAGAGCAGGAAAATTAATAAATAATTCCTGGATAGAATCTTCTTACGGAGACAGGTTAAGAGGAAGAACAATGGAATGTGAACTCAAATCATCAAGCAATTCTACCGATTTTTCTATACAATACATAAACACTAAATTTAATATATCATGCAGTTAAAAGATAGAAAATTTATAAAAAATACATTTCCTAGATATTATGGCGGCGCGGATGGATCTGGTTTTTTTGGAACAAGACCTCTTACAGCTCCAAATACTAATTATTAGTACGGTGGATATTATATACCTGAAAATCCTTATCAGACTTCTCAATTTTTCAATAAACCAAATCCAAGCTATAACGATTATTTAAGCGCTAAAAATGGTGGCGATCCAAATGTTGTCGGTAAAGGACAGTTTCAATACAAAACACCTAGTTTGGCCCAAACAAGAGAACGGTAGCAAACAACTCCAAATCCAACAGGCGCAATTGGATCTGCTGGTTTAGGTCCTTGGGGAGCTATAGCAGAAATTGCTGCGTAGAATGCGAAAGGGTTTTTAAATGAGGCTACATACAAAACTGTAGATGCGGATGAAATAAAATCAAATCAAAATACTAGTAACAGTTCTTTCGGAGGTGTTAATTTTAAAGTAATAGACACAAATATAGACAAAGAGCCGTATCTAGATCATTGGAGTACTAAAAGTGTATTGACAGATGTGCTTAGCGGGAATCCTCTTGCAGCAGCCGGTAAATTAATTTTTGGAAAGAAAGGTGAGCAAGAACGAAAAATAGCAAGAGCTAAGGATTTAGCAGCATTGGATAATGCGGCTTCTTTTAATAACGCTTACGAACAATATCTTAGGAACGGACATGCAGAAGGAGGTAAAGATGCAATGCCTATTACAAGAGGTGGGAATGCCGGTATGGTAAATACGGCATATGGTAAAAGATATATGCCACAGAACTCTTATACGAATAAAGGTGAATAGATTGTGGATACGTTGACATACAATAGCTATAAAGTTAAAAACGGGCATAGAGATAACGCTCCTACATTCCTTAGAGGAAGAGATGCTGTATTAACAGCGTCTAAAAAGAAAGAACTTCTTAACCCAGAAACAGGTAATACTTTTGCGGAAGACTGGCCTGTGTACAAAGCTGCAGGCATACCGCAAAGATTATTGGATTTGCAATCATATGTACATATGAGAAATAATATGAATAACAAAAATAGGCGTAACGGATATATTACGGCTAAAACTGGAGAAGACGCAATTCTTTTTTATGATGATCTGCTTGCAGATTTACCTAACACAAACGTATACGGTAAAAAACCAAATAAAATTGGGGAATTGTTACGAGCAGCTCAATATACACCGAATATAACAAACAATATAGGCGACATAGATTATAGTTACCTGTTCGATAACTTAAAAAGTATATCGGGTGTTCCAGTAGGCGCCAATTTGACAGACATAGGACGTATCCCAACCAGTATCGTTGATACTGGGTCTCCAAGAATGTTCCCAGACAAGCATAATAATTCTATTGGTGCGGTTTCTTATTACCCGAGAATGAGTAGCACAGAACAGCCAGATACTGATAATTTGGCTTACAAACTAATCCCACAGTCAAGATCTGCAACCACACCGCCTTTTTATTTTTATGGCAACAGTAATAGAACGCCAGTAAAGAATTCTCCTGATAAAAAACCTTCAAGTCTTACACCAGATAATGTATCTAGTATTGTTCCGCCCATTGATTTTGGATTAGAGTCGTATAATATTACAAATCCTCAGCAAAGTAACCCCAAAAATAATAAACCTGGGTTAGACAAAAATTTAAAACGTATAGATAAAGGAAGAATACCTGAAATAAAACCTTGGGAGATACTTGCATCAAGACTACCAGGATTTGCGTCATCTATAATTGGAGCAATAAACACAAAAAAACAGCCTACATCAAAGATAAATAGTTATCGTCCTAATACATATGCAGGTATGGCTTTACCAAAATTGGCTGGATTGCGAATTAATAATATACCAGTTTTACGAGATATAGATAGCAAGTTAAACGCGTATATGCAACAGTTGGCGAGTCAGTCTTCTCTTACTGCCGGACAAAAACAATTATATCACATGGCTGCTGTAGATAGAGCACAGCGTGCTAAAGCCAATGCTATATATGATGCTCAGATACAAAATAATAAATATGTTTCTGATTGGGCTAACGCTGCTATAAACGTTGGCGACAAAGATGCTTCCAATAGGATAGCTACCACGCAATATGATAAGCAGTATATGGATAGGGCATTGGCCGCCAGAAATAAGATATATAATAGTTTCTTGACAGATATTTATAATCAGACAGGAGCTACTACTAGAGATTTGATGAACATCCGAATGTTGAATGCAATGTTAAATAGATACCAAGCATGATTACACCATTTGATGAAAGGTCGCCACTTCCAATATTAGACTTATACGATTCTAATCTGATGCTTAGAGCAATATAGGTGGCGAAGGAAGATTATGATTAGGCTAGACAGGACTATAAGGACTTTAAGAAGGAATATGGAGACTTTATGAGTCCGTTTAGTAAAGACATGGATAGATATAATAGTATGATTGGTGGTATAAAAGATAAAATAAACCAATTATATGCAAACGGTATAGATCCATTGAGGAGCGCTGAAGGCAGAATAGAATTAAGAAAACTGACAGATAGTGTAGATCCGTCAACATACAACGCAATGCGCGCAAACGCTAAAACGGGATATGTTTATTTGGATGCTATGAACAAATTAATGTCATCTGGGAAATATAGCGAGGCTCAAGAATTGTTTGATATAGCTAGAAATCATGGCGTGAATTTTAAAGATTTTCAAACAGTTGATCCTAATACTGGAGTAATTAATACTTGGGATAGAACGTCACCAATAGCAGCAACAACTCTTAGAGATCTTACTTATAAGAGTTACGAACATAGAACACCGAGAGATCTCACAGCAGAAGATTTTAAAAACGACCCGAGATTATTAAATTATAAAATGGATCCGAGGTATAAATATACTGGTTATCTCGATTCAGACCTTATGAAAGTTGCACCTGGCGCAAGTGCGTCTTTAGTCGGAGACCCCCGTGCAGAATTTTTCAGAGATCAAGCTAGGTAGAAAGTTGTAAATTCTGGTAAAGTACCTACTGATGAAGCTGTAGAAGCTCAGTTTCAAAGAGATATTGCAGACGCTAACGCGTGGGCGCTTGTTGATCCTATTAAAAGTATTGACGAATATGCCAAAATGGATTACGAACATAGACAAAGAGTTGCGTTAGAAAATTTACGACATAGGAATGCTTTGGACGAGGCTAGAGTTAAAAACGCAGGAAATACAGGAAACGGCAGATACAGCGCTACTACTAATATTTCGGTTGATTCAGAAGGTTCATTGAGAGGTCTTCTTTCAAATTATATATCTTAGAATTCGGATACAAAATTAAGGAATGAGGAAACGTTTATAACAAATAAGTTAAAAGACATTTCTAAAAACCCATCCAAATATACTAAAGAAGATGTTAAATATTGGGCGTCACAATATGACAATCTTGGTAAGAAACGAGAAATAGCTGGAATAGAAGGTGTTGCCGATGTTGTAAATAAAATAAAATCGGGGGGCACATATTTTACAGATACTCCTGAAGAAATAAATAACATATTACGAGACCTTTCTTCTATCGGAAATATGACAGTGCTGAGGGATATATTAAAAGATTTCCAAGGTGCTGAAGGTAGCGATGGAGGTATTTACGCAAGCAAAGACCGTATGTGTGGAGTAGGTACAGTAATGAAAGATGTACTTGCAAGAGGACTTTCTGATGGAAAAAATCACAAATCTATAGAATCAGCGATAAAAAGATTTAGTGGAAACGGAGATCTTGAACAATATAACGTATCTTGGACTGCTGGAGCTTGGGATATACGAAATGAAACCGACGATACTAATATATTTAATAGTGGTGAAAAAGAAGTTTGGCCTACCGGTAGAGTACTTTCCGGCAACAGGAATTATTATATAGAAGTATCAAATGATCCAGAAGACCGTGATGAATGTTGTTGGGTTAAAATAGAAAGAGATCCGAATGGCGGGTTTAGCAGAACTGTGTCTTCTATAACAGAAGCGATTGATGATAGATATATGCACTCTTTCTCTAACTCTAATGTGATCGGAAATCCCCAAAGCGTAGTGCAAGGTTATAACAAATAAATAAAACATGAACAACGATTTTAATACAAGATTGTCTTTATATTAGAATTCCGCACCAAACGATATAAACTTCAATGATAGGCTTTATGGATATTCTTATGCCCCCAGTAGGGAACGTACTTACTGGGGGTCTGAGAATTGGTGGGATTCGTTTTCTAGTTTAATGACTGCTAAACACAAAACGTCGATAAGCAGTTTGAACGATGATAATAGAAACGATGAAAAAGAAATAGAAATATTATAGGCTGCTTCCGAAATAACCGATTCTGATTTATCTAATTTATCTGAGCTAATCGATACATACGAAGAAGAATATAAGAAGAATCTTTACGACGGTAATTCTTCTCTCGCTTCACATTATTCTAAACTTTTAAACAATGCTCGCAACGAATACCTTAAAAAAGCTGATATTGTAGATAAGGCTAACAAATTAGTAAAAAACGATAAAAGCCTTATAAATCTCGCTGGGCATAATCCTATAATGGAAGCTATAGGAGAAGTTATAGACAATACGACAACAGGAGCTGGAGCTGGATCTATAGCTGGCGGTGCAACAGGTTCTATAGTTGGCGGTCCAGCAGGTGGTGCAGCAGGTGGTGTGATCGGTGCTGTATTGGGAGCTATCGGTGGGTTTGGTTACGGTATCTACGATCTATTCTCAAAAGGAAGAGATGAAATAGATAGATCTTCTTATACTGCCCCAGAAAGTGAAAACAGATTTGAAAACTATAAAAACGCTATTATATCTAGACAGAGTTATAAAAACTTTAGAGCAAAACAGATAGAAGAAGAACAAGAAGACCTTTTGTGGTGGCAAACCGAATACCCTGTTAGTGATTATTACAGAATGGTAGAACAATCTGGTAACGGAAATTACGCTTATTATAATCTTCCAGGTATAATAGGTAGTTCTTTTTCTGATTCAAAAGACATGGGCCAATAGATGGTTACTTCTGTAGGTATTGAAAAAGTTGCTAGAAAAATTCCAAACACTGTACTTAGAAATAGCGTTAGAGCATTATCGTTTTTAGAAGCACTTAGAAATGGATGGCAACAGTCGTTGCAAGAAAATCATGCAGAAGCATCAGATACGTCTACAAAAAAGGCTTTGGAAAGTATAAAGAAAAATAAAGATCTTAGAGATGAAATGCTTTCTAAAGCAAGAAGCACTGCTATAAATTTATACGGTTTGGATGCAGACGATGCGACTAAACTCATAGATGATGAACTTGCCTTCACTATGTTCCAAGGCGGTATTGGTGGACTAGATCCAAGAAAACTTGAAAACGGGTACGATTATTATAAATCTGCAAGACAACTTGGTGATCTTGGCGCAGACACACAGTTTGAAAGAGATATGGTTGCCACCGCAGGCGGCGATATTTTGGAATCTGTATTGATGGTTACTCCATACGGAGCCATTGGTAAAAAGAGTAAAGTCTTGGGAAGAGCTATCGCCGGTGCGGCAATTGGAGGTGCTACTGGTAATTTTCTTGGATTCGGTGTTGAAGGAGAAGTTTTAGGAGGAATAACCGGTGGTATTATATCGCAAAACAGATTTGCTCGAAGGTTGTGGAATGGCACTATGCGGAAAGTTTAGGCTATAGAAGACAACATATTACCAAAACTAGAACATCAAATAATGTTCGACAAAGCTATGCACGCTGCATCTGCGTTTGGAGTTACGGCGCTAGCAGAAGCTGCAGAAGAAGGTACTCAATATTTAAATTCAATCGACGCAGAAAAAATTATAAATCAGGCAGACGACGACATAAATCTTCGAAACATGAAGAACCTGTTTGTCAACGATTTAAAAAAACGTGGATAGGTATTTAAAGCGGTTCTTAGCCAAATTGGTTTGGCAGATTCACCTTATCAAAACGATAGTGAATTTTGGTCTAACTGGAAAGGCGGATTGATTTTGGGAGGTCTTATGACTGGCGCTACAGTTTCTTTGCAGGAATCTATAGGTGTAAAAAAAGCATATGACGCTTCTAGATATTTGCGTGAACAGGTTCTTAATTCCGCCGTCGCAAACAGATTAGAATCACAAGATGCTATATTAAAAGGTGCAGCTTTTGCAAAATACGGTTTTGATAAAAACAGCGATGTAATTTTAGAAGCTATCGACAGAGCTAAACAAAAAAATAAAAACAGAGAAAACACTCCGTATTCTGATGAAGATTTTGATGAACTTAGTAGACAAGCGAACAGAATAATGTCACGCGTGAACCACAAGACTACTAGAGAGCGATTGGAATCTTTAGGATATGAACTTGGATCAGATGAAGCAAATTACGCAATCGCTATCGATGATTATTATCAAAGACTCAGCTATGAAAACAGACGGGAAGAAAATCAAGATATTGCTGAGAAAATAAGACTTATGAACGATCCTGATTTAATGGAAGCGTTAAACAGGATAGCTGGTGAAGAGTAGATGTCTGCAGAAGACTTTGACGCCCTTAATGATAATAGTTTTACGTTTAAACAACGCCAAGAAGATGGTACCGTAGTAGAGCGTACTATAAGCAATAGAGAAAGATTGTTAAAATTGCATCAAAACGTAGCAGAGGCTATATCGATCGCAAGTCTCTTAAATGATTTGCAGGATATACAAACTATACGCGAGTATGCAAAAAATAAAGGTCTTGCGTTTTCGTCTAATCAGTTAGATAGATCTATTTCTTTATTGAAAGACAAATATAATATCTTAAAAAACGATATAGAATTATACTCGGGTGAGCAGTTTGATTCTGTAAATACTACCTATAGCCAATAGATCGAACACTTAAAAGGTTATTTGTTGGATCAAAATTCTGGTATGAAACTTGCGGATATTTATAGAAATTCTGCATTGCGTATGCTCAATCAAAACTTATACACCAATATAATAAAGCATATAGGTATAAGTACTGATGTAAATCCAAAACTAGAAGAGGTCCGACGCAATTCTCATAATATTGTAAAACAGTTTATACAAAATGTACAAAAAAATAGAGCGTTGTAGGAGATAATCGATTACAATATTGAGAGTGAAGAAGAAAATATAAGACCTGAAGACAATGAAATTGAAACTGGTTCTGTAGATTCTGCCGAGTTGGAATAGATAAGAGAATAGGATACGCAAGAAACAGAAGCAGATGTTTCTGAAGAAACAGAAATTGAAGAAACTCCTTCTATTTTTTCAAGAATAAGTAGCAAACTTTCTTCGTTGTTTGATAAAATAAAAGATAAAGTTAGAAATAGTACTATTATGGTAGATGATGAAGATGAGATAGAAGAACCATTTATAATCGAACCGGAAGAGACTACTATAATAGAAGATACTGCAGAATAGACTACAGAAGAAGCTACTGCAGAAGACGAGCAACAAAAAGAAGAAGTTACGGAAGAACGTACATTGGATACAGAACCAGAAGTAACTGAACAAGAAAGTAATGTAGAAGGATCAGCTTCTCAAGTATAGGGAGAAGCTGTAGAAAGTTCTGCTATTCCTACCGAACAGGAGGAACAATAGCAAGATGCTCCAACAGAAGATAACCAACAACTTCAAGATGAAACACCGCTGCCAGAACAGCCTGAATCTGTAGCTATACCAGAAGATCAAAAAAGTTAGGTTATAATCGAAGATCAAGACCAGGGTTCTGTTACAGAAGATAAAGATCTTTAGTAGGAAACTATATCAAAATTAACAGAACAAGATAGTAATGCTCCAACATATTTAACTGATGGGTTTTATGTCACTAAGGATGGAAGGATTATTCCGTCTGGCAGAACGTATATTGCTAATCCAGTAGAAACGTCTAAGAAAGGCGGTGCTACTCTTGCGGAAAAATATAGACTTACTGCAGCTCAAATAAGATTTAATATACACAGATTTTTAAAAACCAAAGATGATACTAATCTGAAAGTGTATATTGGAAGTATAATGAAAAGCGCTGATTTGTTTATAATAGATTCAATATACAAAGCTATATTAAACAATGATCAAAATGCAATCAAACTGTTAATATTGAAGAGTAATCCTCGTGCATGGGAAAGTTACTATACAAACGAATTCTTTAGAGACGCTGCCATAAAAATACTAAATAACAATCCTGTTCAACGTCCTGACTATATAGATCGCGATACATTTAAAAACTTTTGCAGACAAGTTGTTTTATATAAACGCAATATGCAAAATGTGTACGGGTATAAGTTTGTGACAAATGTTACTCCATCCGTAACAAAAATAAATGGACAGGAGGTTGTTTCGGATCCAGATTTTATAGCTGTCGACAGAGAGGGAAATGCTCACATAATAAATATATATACGATAGCGAATAATATGTATTTAAAGCAGCAACAGACTGCTGAACAGTATATGCTATCTTTAGGAAATACAAAAGCTATTTTTTCTCAGCATCAAGAACGAAGTGTTATTGCAGATATTTAGGTTAAAGGTATATTGGATAGCAGAAAAATTCAAATATCTTCTACATGTCTGTTGCCAGTAGTTGTAGACGGATACACAAGCGTTCATAGATTGTATATAGGCAAAAAAATACCTCTAATTCCAAACGACGATTCTATAACAAAATATGCAGACCAAGAAGATCAGCTTTTGGAGTTAAAAGAATTGATCGTCAGAGCTAACGAGAAGGTAAAAAGTGAGATAAACAGGGTAAACGATGCTATAACTACCGTATTAAAATATAGACAACAGCATAAAACTAGTGGATATAGATTGCGTAAATTTGACGATGCCGTTGTAGAAAAAGAACCTTCTAGTATAGCAGAAGCATATGCACAACTCGATAAAGCTCTCGAAACGATACAAAATGCTAAAAAATACTACGACGAGCATATATCAAAAGAGTTGCATCAAATAGAAGTAGCGTCTGAAGAAGAATCAAAGGCTGGTAAAAAGGGAGAAATAGCAAAACGCATAGACGAAATAAATGCTTTGCCTGATGAAAGTAAAACGGTTGGTATAGAAATCGATGTTGTAGATGGATCTGATATTATTGATAAAAAAGATCTTATTACCAATGGTGTATTTAAAGCCACGTTGCAGCATAATGCAGAAGGAGTTGCGTATATAAGATATTAGGTAGATTATAAAGGCAAGACTTATAATATAGTATTGCACAAAAACAAAAATAGAAAATACGGAAGAAAAAATCATACAGATAATGAGTAGTCTACACATCCGCTGTATACAGAAAAATGGAAGAAAATCCTGAAACTTTTAGAAGAAAATCCTGAAATAACAATTACGTTTGATGTAAACAGGACGTTTACTGTATACGACGAAAAACCTTCAGGAAGTAAGCCTACTGGTCTTAACGATAGCGAAAGTATTATATCTTCAAAAGATATAGATAACTTGGGGAATAAACAAGATGACGGTAAAATTGTAGACATCGGCTTTTACGATCAAAAAACAGGTGTAATACAAACCGGTTTGAAAGAAGCTTCAGCTATACTTGGACAGACAGAGTCAGAAGAATCGTGGTAGAATAAATTGTTCTTGGTTGTAAAACAAAAGCATTTAGAAAACTCTAAACATCAAGAAACAGTATCTACAATACCTTTGACCAGATCAAAATTCAACAAACAGCTGGCGTATTTCATTGCAAACTGTTATCGTGTAATGGCAATGACAAATCATCAGGCAACTGAAGAATCTCAAAAAAATAGAACAATTGCTAACCAACTTCTTCATTTATTTATAGGAAAACGTTTAGTACACAACTCGGACAAACAAGAGTTGCCAAACGTTGTGTATATAAATGGTGACGCCGTTAGAGTAAATGGAAAAGAATTTATATTGTTTGACAATCAACAGTTTGAACAGTTTGTAAAAGAATTATAGGATTGTGAAATAATGCCGAGTTGGGACACATTTAACGTTAAATTTAAGGATTTGAGCAAAACAACGTTATCTGTGCTATACGATCATTTTTCTAATTCCAATGACGATTTTAAAGTAAAAATAAATAATTCTGACTCTGGATTTGTTATAACAAAGGAACAGTTTAACAACGACACATTGTGTCAATGGCTTGTTAAAAACGGCTTTTTGGGTACAAGATATTTTGTTAAAAGCAAAACGACACTTTCTATACACAATATAAAGCTACAAGGAACTGTTGAAGAAAAGGTTGAAGAAGAACAAAAAGAAATACAGCAAGCAGTACAGCAAGAAATATAGCAAAAGACTCAAGATACAGAAGCTAGTAATGATGTAATTACTGAAGAAGAAGCTTTAGGCTTAGGATGGGAAGAGGTTACCGATGAAGATGAGGAGGAGGAAGACGAATATAGTTATGCGTCACCAATTGTCTCACCAAATAGTGATCTGTCGGTAATAAAAAACATAAAGTCTACCGACGACGTATTTAAAGCTATTGCAAAGAAATATCCAAGTTTATTTAAACTTATAAAAAGAACATTACCTAAGTTTGGTAAACTTGATATTAAAGTAAAACTGTCTAAAGAAGATGGCGAAACTGCTATAATAAACGGAATTGAACGTCAAAAACAAGGTTCTGTAAAACAAAACGAAGATGGTTCGTGGACTATAATCATATTCAAATCTGCAAAACACCCAATAAAGACGTTAGCTCACGAGGTTGTACACATATTTACTCTAGGTTCTATAAAAAACAATACAGCTTTTGCAAAAGCTTCAAAAGTTTTTTATTCATATTGTATAGACACTTTTACAGCCGAGTAGAAGTAGGCTTACGGTTTTAGAAACTTTAAAGAGTTTGTTGCTGAATTCTTTACAAACGAAGAATTTTAGGAATTGTTAAAACAAAAAGAGCTTGCGCCAAAGCAAATAGCAAATTTATCTAACAATTTGATTCCTAAACAAACCAGTAAGATAAGAACTGTATACGATTCTGTTGTTGCGTTTATCAGTAGAATGTGGCAAAAGTATATTTTGCACGAACAACCTTCGTTCTATGAACAGATATACGGTACAATGCGTGAGTTGTTCGAAAATCCAACTGTAGATACTATAACAGAAGAAAATGACGAATATACTGTTAAGAATCATGCTACGAACCAAAAGTTCACTTTACAAAATTTAAAATCTAGAGCGCAACTTAGAGCTGCTGTAGATGGAATTATGACGGCATGGATACGTCACGATAATATTACACCACTCGGAAAGAATATTGACAAGGTAAACTTTTCCGCTAAAGCTATTCGCATAAGACTCGAAAGAGATACTGATTTCCTACAATGGTTCCAAAGAACGTTTTCGTATTCTGACAGTCCTCTTATAAGAGAACTTACTAAAATAACAAGACCTACTGACGAAAAACTAAAGACTGAGGATAACCCAGAAGGTTATATTTTATACGAAAAGAAAGTAAAAGTTAAAAAACAAGTACGGCTTAAAGATGGTACCGTTGTTACAAAAACGTATAAAGTTCCAAAAACTTTTGTTACATTAGATCTTCCAAATTGGGACGCGATGACTCAAATAATGGATGAATTTATATCCGATATGAGAATAGAGACCAGGAAGAAGATTGAAGAACGCAAGGAGGACGAAGAAATAAGCGGTAGAGAAGATGGAACAAATCCGTTTGGAGAATTACTACAAGAATCATTTGAGATAAGCCCATTCGATAAAGCTTCTAGAGAGGTGAAATGGATGTTTAGTACGGTTCCATACGGAGAAGTATATATGGAAGGAGAAAATCTTAAGTGGAGAGAAACAACGGATCATAATGAATTTGGTATGAGTACTTTCATGCCATTCAAAGATGTATACGGAAAAGTTTTGTATTATACTGCAAACTGCAAATCTACAAAAGATGTTCTTGATAAATTCTATAGGTTGGCGCATACTGGACCGGATAAAGCCATGTTTAAATATCTCTACGATTCTTTAAGCAATATGATCGCAAATAGATGGAAACCTGTACACGAAGAAGGCAATAAGAGTAATCCTACATAGAGAGAAGATGGCTAGTTTTTTGATGCAAACATAGATTCTGCTATAATTAAAATAATACGTTCGTTAAGACAGCAGCAAAACAATCACGTATGGGCTGTTGTAGAAAACAAAAAAGACACGGAAGGATAGTCTCATAAATCCATAAACATAAAAACAACTATCTATCAAAAAAGCATCATACAGATGCCAAGAAACTGGCAAGATTAGCTTATTACTGGATTGACAGGTATATTGAAATATGATAGAGATGAACACGTATATCGTTTTAAGAAGAATCAAGAAAACGTATTTCAACAAATATACAACGACTTGTTTGTTGGAAAACAGAGTTTCTTATATGCGTATAGCCAATATAGACAGCAAAACCCACAAGACATTTTGTTAAAGTGGAGATATTTCGATAAAAAAGACGGCGTACTGTTTAGCGAAATCGACGCAGAAGATGTCGAAACTTATTTGCATAATGCTCTACTTGAATGCGGCGTAGATGTACGGCAAGAAGTGATAGATATGTGGTTAAACCAGATAATGGAAGACAACCCAACTGTGTCGAACAAAATGGATGCGTTGTACACAATGCTTGCGGATCAATTCTCAGAATATAGACCATCTAATTTTTTCGCCAGACTTTCAAATATAAACCAATCTGAAATATCTGTAAACGAAGACATAACTTTACAAACAATAACACACGCTTTCGATTCAGGTTTTATAAAGAGATTAGCAAATCTTCAAAGTGAGTATAATCTTCGTACTCAAGGTCTGATGGCTGTAGCGGCTCACAACAATCAGTATTATATTGTGTCGGAAAGTAATTATATCAACGACGTAAAAGATATAATAAATGCTAAGGACGAAAACGACGCATACATTCAGATGCTTGAAGAAGATTCGTTTGCGTCTGGTTCTGTTTTGTTGGAAACCGACCAGAATACTGGTAAACGAACTGTTAGAAAAGATGCAAAGCTTGACGTGTTTACGTTTGTTGGTATGAAAACCTCAAACATTGGCGACCAAGGTAGAGATTACTTCGAAATAGAATTAAACGAGGATATAATATCTAAACTCGAACTTCTTCATGAAGGATATATGTTGTCTCCAACAGTTTCTGATAAAAAGACGTACCATGTACTTAAAGGTATTCCTTTGGTAGGTATGCTTACCGGCAAGAGATCAAATACCGATTGTTATAAAGTAGACCCAAGAACAGGAGAAATAACAATACTCGATTCACAAATTCTCGATAGATTTATTGCATATTTTAAATCAGAAAGAGATGCTGTAGAAAAAGCAATAATAGCATACGAAACAGATTTCTATAAAAAATATCCTGGAAAAAAGATTAAAAATTATTCAGATGAAAATGGAATGAAGTTCTCGTCTTTTTGTTGCTTACCACTTGCGAACGGTGATAAAATATATCTGAACAAAGATACTGAAAATCCTAGAGACAATCTTAATAGTGCAGACAGAAATTTCTTCAGCCTTAGTTTATTTGATCAGAGGCGTATAATGCAAAAGATTCTTTTAGATAGATTTGCTGAAGATATAAAAGAAATCGAAAAGGTCGGATTAATAAAGAAAAATGCAGAAGGTTTTTATGAAAACGTAGGTTTAGATGGAATAGAAATCTTGGATATGGCTCAAAGAAGAGCGCGTGCTGCATTTGGGCAAAATGCTAAATTAAAAGATTATGTAGATAATAGTACGAACGAAAAGCATTATGGTCCTATAAAAACATTTTCTATATCTTCCGCAATTCAGGAATATGTGCTAGATTGTACTATCAAGCACCTTATGTCTATGCAGGAATACCAAAGATTGTTTTCTGGTAGTAAATCTTTCTATAAATGGAAAAGTAAAGGAGGTCACATTACAGATATATCTGTAGACTACACTAAACGTAGAGGTGGCGATATTTCTACCGGCGGTGTGAATGTATACGACATAGATCCTCTTGAAGGTATGGAGGAACTTGGTACATACAGATGTATAGAAATAGAAGACTACCTTACTGAAAGTACTACGTTAGGAAAAGACGCTCTTATAGAGTAGTTTACTACTGACGAACTTGTATCATCTGCTGCATCTATATTATCTGGAACAGATGTATCACAATTGGATATTAATTCTTACGGCAATGAACTCCAAGAATAGCTGTATAAAAATAGAGATAAAGCAGAAGATGTAATATTTACCAAATATTACAATGATTATAAGAAGAAACATCAAGACGAAGAAGGATTTACTGAAGAAGCTGCTGAAAATTACGCAAAAGATATAATAAACGTCTTAAAAAATAAGGCTAGATCTAATGCGATGCAATATTTTAAAAAAACAGATTCTAAAAAAGAAGAAGATCCTATCAATGTTGCAGACGGAGCTACTTATATAACAGATAGCATGTGCGAGCGGCTTTTGCGAGAAGAAGGAAAGTGGGATGACGATATGAAATACGCTTTTGAAGTTCTTCGAGGAAAACACGGAGCTGATGTAATGACCAAAGAAGGTAAAGATCTTTATAAGTCAATAATCGATGTTATAGTAGGTACTCAAAAATATACAGCTACAGGATTCCGTAAATCTGATGACGGTCAAGGCGGTACTCTGATGACCCCATATTATAATAAGACAGCATTGTTCCCAATATTTGAACAAATTTCTTACGGAAAGATGGGTAAAATATTACAAGCAATGCGCAATAATAATGTGGACGTTATGATGATGACATCTGCAGTTAAGACCGGAAGCCAAGGTTCTATAAAAATAGAACAGTTCTTAGGAGATCAGCGGTATGACGGCCATACTTATATACAATAGATAAGGTTTTTGCGCAAACAGTTAAATACTGATCCAAACGAAAGAGAGGCAATGAATCTCGGTACACAAACCATTAAGATTGCCCTTAGTAACTTGCGTATGAACGATTATTATACTAGTCCGTTTACAGGACAAACTATTAAAGGTAGAGACTTGTATTCAGAAATAATGCATTGCTATAATGTTCTTGCTGATATAGGTTTTGAACAAGTTATGCGAATGTTCTGTAAAAAAGATGCATACGGAAATGTAATATACGAAAACAGTGTAATAGATGATTCAGAAAAAGTTGCTCAGATTCCTCAGGTAGACAAAAAAGCATTGAGTACTTTTTTGCATGACGAAATGATGTCTAGAGATGCAAATAGTAACATGTTTGACGCTATTTATTATGACGAAGAAAACGATAGACTTAACGCTCCATTATCTGCAATAAGCCAATCCGGTTGGATTGATAGTATTCTTTCTTCGTTTATAGGAAAATCTATAATTGATACCAGAGCTCCTGGTTCAGCATATGTACAGCGTTCTGTGTTTGCTATGGAAGGTGATGATGGGTTTAAAACTATAAATAACGGCAAAGATCTAAAACTTATAAACGAAGATGGAAGTATGGATGCCGTTATATCTATAGACTTCTTTAAAGATATAATACCTGATTACGAAAACAAAACGTTTGAAGAAAGTAGAGATTGGCTTATTGCTCACAAATTAGTTGGAGAAAACGCAAAAACGTATACAATAAGCTATCGTATTCCTACATAGGCCCAATCCTCTATAAACCCTCTTAAATTTGTAGACGTTGTTCCAATAATAAGGGATAGCATAATTTTACCAAAAGATTTTACAAAGCTTACCGGCTCAGATTTTGATATTGACAAACTGTTCTTATCGAGACTTTATATTAACCCAGAAACTGTAAACAACGAAGACCAAATGTTTACGTTTTTAGATAATATAGAGCCTGGAAAATAGGATTTATTTTTAGATACTTTACACAAAGCATTTATAAATAAATTATTCTCCGGCTATATTACTTTATTGATGGACAAAAACTCATACGATACAAAATGGAGACCTATTGATGCAGATACTGTTTTGTGGGAAGATGTATATAAGGATTTATATCCGTCAGCATCTAACGTTGTAGAATCAATGTCGCAAGATACAATTGCATATCAAAGTGTTTAGAAAAACAATTTTGTAGTTGGTAAAATAGGTATTGGTCCGTATGCCTTAAATAACAACAATCATATATACACTATGATATATGATGTTAAGTTAAAAGGACTTTATCTAAAAAACCTCGGAGAAGACAAGCTTGATATGGCTACGTTGAATAGAGGTTTTGATATATACGGAAACAGTATAATGTCTTGGCTATCTGGCGGTATTAACGCGCACGTAGATATAGCAAAAGACCCATTTGTAACAAAGCTTAATATAAACAAGTATACTTATAATATTTCTAACTTTTTAATAAGAGCTGGGTTTGGTAAAAACGGGTTATGGTTTTTAAATCAACCTGTGATAAAAGAACTTGCATCTAGACAAAACGGTGTTACTGGAGAATATTTAAAAAAGTCCAACAAATCTTTATTTGATGCTCAGAAAGAAGTATTTGAAACATATTTAAAAGAACTTGCCGAAGCTATACCAGATGATGCTTTAGATAAGGTTATAACAAACGATATAACTGTTCAATACGCAGATATGGACGGAAATATTATAAATGTTTCTGGATTGTAGGTGTTAAGTAGTGCATTAGGTCGAGATGTTACTGTTAGGGATGTTCTCTTTAGAGGTAAGGATGTATATAAATTAATCCGTAAGTCTGAAATTAGTGACAGGGATAAATCTTTAGCAAGAACAGCATTGAACGGTCTTTATAAAAGAGATTTCGAAAAGGCGTATATGGATGACATGGTTCAAAAGGATACGTCAAAATCTAAGATATACCAAGAAGCTAAATATGGCAGTAAGGATTCAGATGTAGCTGAAAGTTCTATACAGAGATACATGTCTGTTGTAATATTTAATCAGATAAATTCAAATCAGGCTAAAACTACTGCGGATATTGTAAAGTTTACGAAAATTGATACAAAGAAACATGGATCCACTATTGCGGCGCAAATGGATTATTTGCAACAATATGATAGATTTATATCGCAATGTCTTTCAGATTCCACAAAAGTATTCGGTGATATTTCTGGGTTATTTGGTGTAACGACAGAAGGTTTTACAGATGTGCAAGGGTTTGGTACAAACATACAATCTTTTGGAAAATTTATAGAAACATCAAACTCACAAATACAAGGTCAATTTATTGCAAACGGCGGAACAGATATAACAGAATCTGGCTATACGAAGCCAACATACGAAGCATTATTGTCATTTATAGACAATAAGACAAAAAAGGCAATAAACACTCTAACGACGATATTGAGATAGGATTCTATAGAAGCAACGTACGGGTTTTAGTATATATGGCGTAGAATAAAATCAGATTTTTAGAAAAGTTCTTTAAGTGAAGATCAACAGACTAAATTGCGTTCTGTTATTTTAGGCGCAGTAAAGAATGAATGGGCTATACGTGCAATGAAAAGTCACGGTATAGATCCAATTACTTTGTTTAAAGATGGAGAAAACACATATTCGTTAGCTCACGAATTAGTTAGACTTAAGATATTAACTATAAGAGAAAAAAAGGAAAACGGCAAACGTGGATTCCGTATAATGAGTGTTGCTGAAAAATTTAAAGACAATGCGCTACTAAATATTTTACACGATGCTCATGTAGAAGATGAATATAGTGAAACAGACAATGTAATAGACATACTTGATTTTATTAAGATTCATATACCATTCACCGACGATAACAAAAAAGCGAATTAGTATATTGATGCATGGAGAGAATTATACAACAATTAGATTACAAAAGATTTTGCTGTAAAACTAATGTTTTATTCTCTATTAACATCAAACGATACTGGCGGAAATAATCTATTTAAGTATGTTCCGTTTGAAATGCTGGAAGATTATGGTCTTTTTGAGCACGAAAGAAACCTTATAGAAGAACTTAACGACGTTTCTTATTTATTTGCAGACAGCGGAGACTAGTCTATCCAGTATGAAAATAGCGTTATTAATCCTATAGTAGATAGAGCCGAAACAATACTTTGTGACGATTTTGATTTTTCTCAACCGGTATCGTTGGAAGGTGATAGAGATGTTACTGACAAAGTTACAGGTGAAACAACTACGATACATGACGATCCATAGTACACCCCATTTGCTTCAGTGTTTAACAATACTGTAAACAAAAACGGTGTAAGTAGAATACCTTATGTGTTTATACCAGTAAAGATAGATTCAAAAGGTACTCCATGGAATAGCAAGACAGTTGTTGATTCGTACGGTAATATACTAAACCGCCCGTACATACGTGTGCTTAATCCAATACGAAACGTAGAAAACCAGCAGAAATATATAATATATAAAAGAATCGGTCAAATATAGCTTAATAAAAATACTGTAATTCCTATATATAAAATTACAAATAATTCTATGTATAAACTGGGTCAGTATAAAATATATAATTTTAATGACGAACTTGATATATTATCAAATCCAACGTTAAAAAATATAGAAAATTATATATATTCTTCTGTATTCTCTATTGCAGACCTTAATGATTTGATAAGCGACGCTGTAAAGAAGATAGAAGAATCTGATATGTGGTAGAGCACGGATCTCGGCAAAAACATCAAACCTATTGTTTCTTATTTAGAAGATATAGACGAAAAGATGAGATAGGCTCACCTTGCTCAGCAATATAACTATAGAGTATTTTCTATACGGCAAAATATATTGTCTTTGTATAACGACTTAGAGTATATAAAGAATTTTTATGCAAGAAATAATAATGGTCGCTCTCAAATGATAGACGATCTGCTTTTTGTAGGCAAAGAATCTGCTTTTACTTAGGAAGAAAAGAATATAGCAAAAGAAATGCTTGCGAAGTGTTTGGAATTAAAAGCTTAGTTGGAGCAAGCAAAATCTCATAATAAGTCTCCAAATAATTCTAATGACCCAAAAACCTTCCATATGCATTCTGGTGGAGCATATGGATCTGATACAGACTGGTGGAGAATAGGTGTTTCTTACGGCATGCCCGATGATGATAAACATTTTTCTCATTACTACTACGGTAATAAAACTCCAAACGGCAACGCATAGATAAGTAGGGAAGATTTTATTGAGGGTATGTCCCACGTATTACAGGCGGATGACACATTAGAAAGACTAAAAAATGTGTCAGACGAACGTAAAGCAAATATTATTCCTTTGTTGGCTCGTAATTGGAATCAGGTGAAGAATTCAGATGCTGTTTTTGCTATAGGTGAACTTAAGTACGGCAAGGTTGATGGAGGTACTGGTTGGGCTGTGTAGATGGCTATAGATTCAGGTAAACCTGTTCACGTATTCAACCTATCAACAGAATAGTGGTTTACATATGATTTTGACAAAAAATCTTTTGTTGTAGAAGAAACACCAAAACTTACAAAGAATTTTGCAGGTATTGGCACTCGTTCTATAGATCCTAATATAGAAGAAAGAACAGCAAGGCAAAAAACTCCTGTGAGATATATAGGTGATGAAAAACGAACTGCTGCGATTAATGCTATAAATGAAGTTTATAGTAAAACGTTTGGAGAACATCGAGAAGAAGTTAAATCTGAAAAAACACCCTTATAGACAGCAATAGAAAAAGCTGAAGGATTTATTGGAGAAACAAACGGATCTGTTTACTAGAAACAGGATGATAAGTTTATACTTAAATCTGGTACTTAGTTATTAGATGCTCTTAAAACTATTACAGATAGAGGACACAATCCTGGAAAATGGTCTTTTGGAGATGATTATGACGGACAGGTATCATATAATATAGGTTATGAATCTGGTACAAATGCAGTAATGTCTGTAACAAACAGGGATTTGTATGATGAAGGTTGGATGCCATCTACGATTCTCGTAATGCGTGAAGACAATCGTATAGGAAATCCTTTAGATTAGACTTTCAAATAGCATATAGATCAATTTGGTAAAAACGTTACATTCTTAGTTTCTGAAAAAGATGAGCCTTTGTTAGAGTATTTAGCCGGCAACGGGTATAAATACGAAATATATGACAAATCTTCTTAGGACAAAGATAGTTCGATAAAAGAGTACGAAGGTACTAGTTCTATCAAAAAGTCTCAAAAAAATGAGCCAATATTTACTAAAGTAAACGACGCTTTTGCAGAAGTTTTAATAAAACATCTTAAGAATGATAATTTACCTGGATACGATACAAAAGAAAAACGTGAAGCTCTTGTAAAACTTACAGAAGCTTTGTTTAAATGGTTTAATGAGTAGGATATTAAAATACTTATAACTAACACTCCATATTCTGACAAAGAATCAGGAAAATCTTCTGTGGCAGCATCTACTGGTAAATATTCGACAATATATTATCAATATGCAGATTTGCAAGGTGGAAAATATTTAAATATATTACACGAGTTGTTACACATAGCAACTAGAAATGCGATACCTTTCGATTCTATGGGTAGAGCAATTTCTGATGAAAAATTATAGTTGTATTATGATTTGTTTCAGAGGAAATTGCAAAAAGACCCCGAATTCAATGATATTAGAGATATATCTATAGCCAATAAGGAAGACGTGTTTAATAAATCTACAGGCAGAGCAAAAATATTAGCTCATGCGTATGAGAATGTTGGTGAATTTATTTCCTGCGCAATATCAAACAAAGAAGTTTAGGACGTAATGAAAAGCATTACTTTCGATGAAACTTAGAATACTAGCTTATTCGAGGAATTTAAAATGTGGTTCAAAGATCTTCTTGTGTCTATATTTAGAGGGAATAAACATTTAACTCAAGAAAATTTCTTAGATGACGTTACTAAATTTTTATTTGATTTGAAGTTTGAAGATAATGTTCTCGACTTAGTAGAACCTGGAGAAGAGGAACAATATAATAAATATATAAAGTCTCTTGAGGATAGGTATAACAATGCTGTCGATTTTGGAGCAACTCCTTCTACAAATACCTAGAAAAAAGTATCTGTATCTACTACAACATATACTTCAGAATCTGTAAAAAATCCAAGAACGGCCGTTGTGTTTACAGAAAACATGTAGGCTGAATATGCTAGACGTAAGAATACTCCAAGTAGTTCTACTCTTAAGGTAAATGTTACAGAAGGTACTACTGGAAACAATCAAGCTGTTGTTAGAATGAGCGATGATACCACATACAATCCAAATGCGTTTGGACTTATTGTGAAGAAGTATCAACAAGATAATCACGGTAGATGGTTCTATGACGATAAAGGTAATTTTTAGGATACTGACGCTGACTTTACTATGTTTAAGGAAGCAAATGAAGCAATGTTCGACAGACTTTCTTCGTTTGATGGCGATACTATAGTATTCCCAGCTTCTGCCGCAATGGGTAAAGCAGCTTTACCAAAGAGATTTGCAGAGTGGCTTGCACAAGAGTTATATGAAAGGTATGGATTATTTACAGTCGTTAAACCAAATCCAAAATATACTGGTAAATTTGGCATTTATATACTTGAGAACACTGGAACAATAAATGTATCTTCATACGATGAAAAAACAAATAGTCTTAGTAATTTTGCAATACGCCCGTTTGAAACAGAATTAGCCAAAAATACTCCAAAAATGAAATTTAATAGTGTTGAACACGCTTTCTAGTCTTCAAAAGCATATTTTGCTTGGATGCACGGAGATATTACTGACGATCAATTTTGGAAGTTTATCGAATATATTAAGTCTAAAGAAGGAAAAGACGTTAAATCCGCAGGAAGATCTATTCCTATGTCTTAGACTACTGTGAACGAATGGAATGCTATTAGCGATAAAGTTTTAGAAGTTATGATGTTAAGATCTTTCTAGTAGAACAAAGCTGCCGCTGATCAACTTTTACGTACAGGCGATTCAGAATTTACTCACAATTATGAAAATGGACAACCTATCGAACCAAAATATCCAAATCGTTTTGGTGATATTTTAAAGAAGGTTAGGTCTAAATTAAGAGATGAAGATAATAGAAAGCGAGAATGTTAAAAAATTATAGTTATGGTATGTTTAATAAAAAGTGAAAATAAACCATTGCTAGATCTTTATGCAGACATTTTAGGCAGCGAAGATGCTGCCTATTATGTTCTGTCATAGAACAATGGATATTCTTTAGAATTTACTCCATACGGAGAAAGATCGGATTTATTTAAATAGTTACTTGCAAAAAATAACTATGATTATGAAGCCGCTATTCGCGAAAAAGCAGAAATGTATTACTCTTCGTTCTATAACGAAATAGGCGGAGATTGGACCATGTCTTCTTTAGACAGTTCTGTTGTTGATGAAAACGGAGAGCCTAAAATAGATTATACTCCGCGTATTATAGATTTTTCTGATGTAATAAATCAGCCTGTAAAATTAGATCAAATGGATTATATTAGTCTTTCTGATATAACTCATAATCTAATACAAGATGATATGAACGAATATTTGGGAGATGTAAAAAATAATTCATCTTACGAAATTCATTCTAAAAAAATACAATGGCTTAAAGAAAAACAAAAAAAGCTTGTAGACTCAATCAACAAAAACATAATTAAAGCTTTTGGGCTTGAAAAAAAGATTGATGAAAATGGTAATGTTTATTTCGTATCTAAAGAGAAAGATTCTCAAGGTAGGTACAAAGTAATGATATAGTTTTGTGAGTATCTAGAAAATGGTAAAATGGGTGTCTATGATTAGACAGGAAGACTTGATGCTGCTGCTAACCTTATACAAATAAGTTTAACTGATGCAGATCCTACCACGTTTAACCACGAGCTTATTCACCACTATATCAGAATGTTTTGGAATAGCGAATTAATTCAATCTGTAGTACAGAAATTAGATTCTGGAGATAGATCTGAAGGTTGGCAGGTAAGACTTGAAGAAAAAGTTGTTGACGAAATAATGTATAGATCAACAGACGTTCAAGGGTTTTGGAAAAAATTCGGAGAAATGATTAAAATTGCTTTTAGATTTCTTTCAAACCCAATAAAAGAATATCTGTTACAAAGAGCGTCTATTGCTTTCAGAATAAATGAACAAGCTTTAATTCTTAGATAGGAATAGCACGTATTACATTTTATAGATCCTACTGCTAGACGTGTATTTCAAACCCCACCGAATTCATTTGTTGTAGAATTTGATAGACGATTAAACGGTTTTGGTTTAAAAGACGCAGTAAATCTTTTTATCCAAGACAGTATTGATTTTTTTGAAAGATATTCTGCTAACCCAGATAGTATATTGAAAGATCAATACGATGAATACGCACAATATTTCAAACATACGTTGAGTGGTTTGAATATATCTGACCAAGATTTTAACGAAGCTACTATTATCATAAGTGATCATTATAGAAGTGTTGTTAGTAGATTTTCTGACCCTACTTGTGTAAACAGGGTTTGCGCTGATTTATTAATGCAGTACATTGACGAAATTCGAATTATACGTAATGCAAATTTAAATGTTCCACAGCGTCAACAAGATTAGTAGGGTTCCCAAACTAGAAATAAAGATTTAATAGAAGTCGTTGATAAGATAATGCGCGGGTTGACTACAAGAGTATACGAATACACGCACACTGTTCCAAAGGAAGCGAGAAAATCAAATGACGTACAACAATTAATAGAAAAGCTGAATGATGTTTTTGAATATGACGACAAATTAAGGTTGTTTGTATCAGAAGGCGTTGACGAGCTTGGCAGAATTCTTAAAGAGTTGGATTTATTATATGCCGCGAACTATAATAATGTTACTTCTCAACAATTAATGTCTGTATTAAATACAATAGATGGATTTTATAGACCTATTATAGACATCATTCTAGAAAAACTTGGGTCTGATGGAAGAACTATAATTCACAATGGAGTATTGTATCAACTCGGAACAATATTAAGGGACATGAATATGACATGTTCTCTTATATCTGGAAGAGTAAAAAATGCTGTAGAAGTAGTTTCTAAAAGAATTACACACGACTTCATGTATGGTAATGAAGGTGTTTTAGAAGATATTACTACAGAACAAGAGAAAGATAGGTTTTTGGAAAATTTTGATGACGAATTAATTACAGGAAAGTTTTTTGAAGATGTAAACGCTATGTAGCCGTATATAGGACTTGCCTCCAGATCAAAATCTCGTGTGTTAAGAATTGTCAGAAATATGATATTGTCGGCAAATGCAGATATAAGACATGCTACATTGAAAGATACTGGTAAAATAATAAAGCTCTATATAGAAGCCTTACCACAGATGCGTAAATTAGGATTAAAAGAATTATAGTCTGTGTTTCAAGAAATGGACGAAAAAGGAATCCCTACTGGATATTTTGTAAGATAGCTAAATCACGGTAAATTTTATGAAGATATGGAAGAAAATAAAAGAAAGGCCGTAGATAAAGCTAATCAAGAATTAATATACCAATTAGGTCCAAACGCTCCTCAAATAACATGGGATTATTATAATAATCCTATCCTACCGCCTGACGACAATCCTATTGTCAAATCTATTTTACAAGATTATGCAGATTCTATTGACGAATGGCAGTGTGAAAATGCAGATAGAATGTTTACTGCAGATTATTATCGCATGCGTCGAACAATGCTTTCTCCCGATACTAGACAAATAATGTCTAATATACAAAGCAGAATAAATAATATTATGTCAAAGTGTCCTGTAATAAAAACTGCAACAGGTTCTATTAAAGCTACGTGGGAGTTATCTCCAGAAGACCAATAGAATTTGATGCAGTTACAAACAGAATATAAGCAATTAGGCAATCAATATTATTCTGACGGAACCATCAAATCTGGTGACGAATTTAGAATAGCAAAAGAAATAACTAAGTTTAATAAATGGAAAGGCGAGCGTGTAAAATATAATCAAAATGAATAGCGATTTAACGCAGCTATAGAAGAAATTAGAAAGGTTCACGGATTAAATTCTATAGAAGAGCAACGGTTTAGAAAATTAAACACAACAGTTGTAGTAAATCCTCTTTTTTACGATTATGTTTTGTCGAAAGTGTTGTTGATAAATGATCCGCGTCTAGACGAGTTACGTTAGAGAAGAAACGATCTTAAAAAGCTTATATCTGAATTCGATAAAAACGGCATTGACATAGAATAGAAGCGTTTACAAATTAAGTACTGGGACGAATTAAAAGATGTTGATTCTTAGATAAGAGAACTTATAGAGCAGTTATCTTAGCATGAAACAGACGAAGAAAAACGTTGGGATACTTATTTCCGTACTGAACTGGTTATGTATGATAGCACTACTAGTTTAATAGAATATATATTGTCTAAAGATCTTCGTGATTATAGAAATAATCACCCAACAGACAATAGAACAGATTAGGAAATAAAAGATGAATTGATTAAAAAATATCAGTACACTTATACATGGTATGATAAGTCTGGTGGCGCACACGAGAGCGTTGGTTTGGTAAGTGTTTTTACTAGACAAGTTCCTAAGGGTACAATTATCGATGGCAGTAAATTAGATGCACAATTTACAGTCAATGGCATGAAAAAGCGTTTTCCTGGTGCATTGACTGTACAATATAGCCAATAGTTTTCTGATATAGATGAAAATTCTCAATTTTATAATTAGAATTTTGATAGAGATAGTACGGTATTTGTTTAGCCAAAACACGATAAGTACGAAAACAGTAAACAGTGGGATATTATACAACAAAACGATAAAATACATGCTTTATACGATGCATTGATTTAGCTGATGCGCAAAAATAACCAAAATATACCAAATTCAAACGCAGATAATTACAAATTACCGCAAATTACTGGTAGACGACTTACCATTTTAAGAAGATCTGGTAGCATGAAAGAAGTTTTTGATGCATTAAAATACAACTGGAAAAATGAATGGCAACTAAACGATAGAGACGACGATGATATAAACTACGACGATGAAAAAATAAGAATTCGTGCAAACGGTACTCGTATCAACAACGTACCTGTTCGTTTTGTGAAGATGCTGGAAAATAAAAAAGCAATAACAAGCGATGTTATCGGTTCTGTTATAGCTTTTACCGAAATGGCTAATAATTTTGTTGTAAAGACTCAGCTTGCTTCTGATTTAGAAATAATAAAAGAACAACTTGCAAAAAGAGAGGATTATGGTCTTTCAGAAGCAAACGATCAACAGTCTACAAAAAATATTGTCAAACAGCTTAGAAATATGATGGATGACCAGTTGTATGACAATCGTACAAAAATAGGTGATCAATCAGTAAAGTTTGGTAAAAAACAACAACTGCTTGTTAAATTTATCCAACATTTTACAAGACTTGGTCGTAAATTAATGCTTGGTTATAATTTTACGTCAATGAGCGTTGGATTTTTTGAATCTGCTATAAGAGGTATGTTGGAAGCATTTTTAGGTAAAGATTATTCTATAAGGGATTTTATAAACGCTTGGAGAAAAATAATAAAACATGGACCAAATACTCTTAGCAATGCTGGTGGAATTTAGGTTACAAACATGCTCGTTGCAAAAATGCAACATTTTGGTATTTCTAAAAGTATAAAAGAATCTTATCATAGTACTGAAAGAAATAGATTTATAAAACTACTGAGTGAAAATATAGATGGTATGTTTGGTTTTTCTCTTGGTGATTATAGTAATAGTGCATTTCAGCTTACAATGGCTCTATCAAACGTTCGTTTTATATAGGGAGACGGGATTATAGAAACCGGATTTTATACAAAACATAGTCTTATAAAGGCATATCAAAAAAGTGCAAGACATTTATCGTATAAAGAATCAAAAAACTTAGCAAAATTAATATACAGCTAGTCATCAGTTTCTTTAGACGATGCATACGAATTAAACGACGAAGGTATCTTGCAGCCAAAACAAGAATACGCTCAATATATAACAAAGCGTATAGAAAATCGTGTTACTGGAAAATGTTATCAACGTCTTGCAGAAGCTTTAGGTATAACTCCAAATTCCGATAACCCTGGATACGGTCTATAGATATTATTAAAACCTATAGGTACGTTGCGTAGTTATTTGTTTACAGTTATAGCCAGAAACTGGAATTATACTCATGATTTTTAGAAGAGGTATATTAAAGATGGAGCCACTCTTAAAGAAGATGATATAATGGACGGTTATGTGGATATTGATGCTGGTAATGTCAACATTGGAATACACCAAGGATTAATAGGTTGGATGAAAATGATGATACCCAAGCTACCTATTATTGGAAAAATGTTCAACGCTGTAAACGTAACAGACGAAACAAGAGATTTATATAATTATGCTGCAAAGAAAGTATTATTTGAAGTTTTATCTATAGTAACTCTTGTAGGAATTAGTACTTTATTTAAAGCTCTTGCAAAAGGTGCTGGTGACGATGATTGGTGGGAAAGATTCGGGTATCTTACATCTGTTAGATTAGTAAATTCTTTTATATCAGTACTTGACCCGACAGCGTTGTTAGAAGTTATCAAGAATATATCAACACTGTTGTCTCCATTAAACGATTTAATGATAGCTGTAACAACTTTATCCGACTTAATCGGTTTAAGCGGACATAGTCCACTTGAAGAAATAAAAAGTGGATCGTATGCAGGTAGAAGCAGAGCTTTCAGAAACATTATGAGAATTACTCCATTTGGAAATATGTATGAAGATTTGTACCCAGGAGCCCTTAAAAGTAGAGCTAACTGGTATTTACAACAAGACCCTCTTGTATGGAGTTCTGTAGGTGGTGCATTCGATTAGTTATGGGGAACAGATTCTGATTATAAAAATAATAAAAAATAAACGTTCTATCAGTAAAATTCACGATAGTAATAAAAATTAAAAACCCTGGAGGTCACTGCGATTAACAGTAATCCCCCAGGGTTTCTTCGTAAACAATGGTATGTAAGTTTCTTCAGGAATAGCTTTATAATAAGGTTCGTTGTAAATTACATTAGAAAATGGATAATTCGCAACATTCTTATCATAATCTTTCCAAAAGTTATAAATCTTACTTAATCCTTCATTAGACAATAACTGAAACTTACCTTTTAGTACGTTCTTTAAATCCGAAAATATAGGAAACTTGATAACATGATACAGTGTGTTATTTATATTTTTTACAGAATCTATGCCATTTACACAAATATCTGTTCTTAGGTTTTCCATGTCGTATAGGTAAACCAAGTACACATAGTCTAATCCAGGCATATTTATATCTTCTGTGTAAACACCTATAA